GACAATATAGCAATAGGATATCGTGCTCTTAGATATAACACAACAGGTAATAATAATGTCGCAATAGGATCTCGTGCACTATTTTGCAATCTTGTAGACAACAACACAGCAGTTGGTTTCTGTTCTTTAAGAAGTAATACTACTGGTACATACAATACAGCACTAGGACGTAGCGCCCTAGCTGCAAACACAACAGGTAATGGTAATACCGCCGCTGGTTTTTCTTCTCTAGGTTCAAATACAACAGGTGCTAGAAATACAGCAGTAGGATACTATTCATCTAGAGCAAATACCGTTGGCACAAACAACACCAGTATAGGTTGGGGCAGTATGTGTTGTAATACAGCATCTGGTAATACTGCTATAGGCACATACGCATTAAGAAGTAATACTACTGGTTGTTCTAACGTTGCTGTAGGTAGAAGCGCATTAAGATCAAGTACTGCTAGATACTTAACAGCAGTAGGTGACAGAGCACTATATTCAAACACATCAGGCACAGGTAATTCTGCCTTTGGTAGAACAGCTTTATTTGCCAACACTACAGGCGCATTTAATACAGCAATTGGCTACTCAGCACTCCAGCAAAATACTGCAGGCTCTAACAATACTGCTATAGGTACAAATGCTTTGTTATATAACGTAGCATCAAACAATACTGCCATAGGCATGAATGCCTTAGTAAATAATACTACAGGTACATATAACACAGCAGTTGGGGTTGTAGCATTAAGATATAACACAGCCTCAAACAACACAGCAATTGGTTCTTTTTCTCAAAGACTTACTACAACTGGTGCTAGTAACACTTCAATGGGTGCTAGTAGTTTATTTAATAATACTACTGGATGTGGAAACGTAGCTATAGGAGTTGATACTTTATGTTTAAATACAGCCGGTACTAACAACACTGCTTTAGGTACATTTGCTTTAGTATCAAACACAGCATCAAACAACACAGCAGTAGGTTTCTGTTCTTTAAGAGCTAATACAACAGGAATCAGTAACACTGCTGTAGGTGTACAATCATTAACTTGCAACACAGTAGGAGTAAATAACGCGGCATTCGGTCACGGAGCTCTTTTTAACAATACTACAGGATATAACAATAATGCTTTTGGTAATTCAACCTTAGCAAATAATACAGCAGGCGCAAATAACGTAGCTGTTGGGCAAACTGCATTATATAAAAATACTACAGGTACTAACAACGTAGCTGTAGGTAGAGAAGCACTCGCACAAAATTTAGTTGGACAATCTAATACTGCTCTTGGAACAAGAGCTCTTGAATGCAACTTAGCATCAAACAACGTAGCAGTTGGTTTCTGTGCATTAAGAAGTAATACTACGGGTCCCTACAACACTGCTTTAGGTCATGCATCTTTAAGTGCAAACACAACAGGTGCTAGAAATACAGCTGTTGGTAGAGCATCTTTAGCAGGTAATACTGTGGGTAGTGAAAACGTGTCTTTAGGATTTTACTCTCTACTTTATAATACTACAGGCAACAACAACACTGCACTTGGTTCTCAAGCTCTTAGAGTAAACACAGCATCAAACAACACAGCAGTAGGTTTCTGTGCATTAAGAAATAATACTACTGGTACTAGAAATGTTGCTTTAGGTTATATAGCTTTAGCAGCAAATACCACAGCTGTTGACAACACAGCTGTAGGATTTAGATCATTAAAATCAAATACTACAGGTACAAGAAATACAGGAATTGGTGGATATGCTCTTGATGTTAATACAACAGGAGGCAGCAATACTGCACTTGGTTGGGCATCTCTTCTATCAAATTCTACAGGTGGCAGTAATACAGCTCTAGGAGCAGATGCTTTAAGATATAATACAGCATCAAACAACACAGCAGTTGGTTTCTGTGCATTAAGAAGTAATACTACGGGTGCATATAACACCGCTGTAGGTCTTACAGCCTTAAGTGGTAACTCTACAGGTATTAGAAATACAGCTTTAGGTAGTTGTGCCTTATTTACAAATACAACAGGAGGATTTAACATAGCTTTAGGTTTTAGTGCACTAAGGCAAAATGCTACCGGTACCGCTAATATAGCAATTGGAGCTTGTTCTCTAATAAATAATCTTGCGGGAAGCAATGTAGCTATTGGCCATCAAGCAGGCTTCTATAGTACAACAGCAACAAATAATACAATAGTTGGAACAGATGCTCTACAGAAAAACGTAACAGGTAATAATAATACAGCTGTTGGAATGAATGCTTTATTCTCAAACCTAGCATCAAACAACACAGCAGTTGGTTTTTATTCTTTAAGAGCTAATACTACTGGTACAGCAAACACAGCTCTAGGTAAAGAAACATTAAGAGCAAACACAATAGGAGGCTGTAACACCGCTATTGGGGACGGCGCTTTATTCTCTAACACAACAGGTGCACAAAATACAGCAGTCGGTCACTATGCTTTAGGCCAAAATGTAGTAGGTGCTAATAATACAGCTATAGGAAAATATTCACTAGCTGCTAACACAGCATCAAACAACACAGCAGTTGGTTTCTGTGCATTAAGAAGTAATACAACAGGTACCTTAAACACATCAGTTGGTGCTTTTGGTTTAAAATCCAATACAATAGGTAATAGAAATATAGCTGTCGGTAATGGTACATTATCTAACAATACTACAGGAAATGATAATATAGCAATAGGAGTAGCAGCTCTTTATTACAATGTTGTAGGTACCAATAATACCGCAATAGGTAGACTTGCACTATATTGCAACACAGCATCAAACAACACAGCAGTTGGTTTCTGCGCATTAAGAAGTAATACAACTGGTACATTAAACACAGCACTAGGTGTATATTCTTTACAATCAAACACCACAGGCGTTTGTAATGTAGCTATAGGACACCAATCATTATGTTCAAATACAACTGGTACAGAAAACACCGCAGTTGGTTTAGGATCTCTTAGATTTAACACAATAGGTAACTCCAACACAGCTATTGGTAGAGGATCAATGTTCTGCAACACAACAGGAGTAAATAACGTAGCAGTAGGACATAGTAGTTTACAGTATAATACCGTAGGCACTAATAATACATCTTTAGGTTTCCAATCCCTATTTTGCAACACAGCATCAAACAACACAGCAGTTGGTTTCTGCGCATTAAGATTTAATACTACTGGCACACAAAACGTATCTGTTGGTACAACATCACTAACATCAAATACTGCGGGTTCATATAATGCAGCTTTAGGATTTAATGCCCTAAGAAATAATATCATTGGTACAAGAAATGTTGCTATTGGACACTCTGCTCTTTATGCTAATACAGCATCTGCTAATACAGCTGTAGGTTTTTATGCACTTCGACAAAGTACAGGTGGTGCTAACACAGGATTAGGATATCGTTCATTAAGAAGCAATACAACAGGAGCTTATAATACTGCAGTTGGTTCTGGTACCTTGGCCAATAACACTACTGCTCGCTACAACGTAGCAATGGGTCTTAACTCATTGTATGCTAATACAACAGGATGCAGGAATGTTGCTATGGGTACTGGAACACTACAATGTAATACTGCAGGTGTAAACAATACAGCAGTAGGTAATGGTGCTTTATTTAGTAATACTACAGGAGCATATAATGTCGCAATTGGATCTAGTGCTTTAGGTTCTAATACAACCGCTCGTTATAATATTGGAATAGGATTAAACGCATTAAGATGTAACACTACAGGATTTGAAAACATAGCTATTGGAGCCGGTGCTTTATTTAGTAATACAGTAGGATGCAGAAATACTAGTATTGGTTTAAATTCTCTATTATCTAACGTATCTGGTAACTATAATGTTGCTTTAGGATGGTATTCATTACGTAACAACACAGCATCAAACAACACAGCAGTTGGTTTCTGTGCATTAAGAAGTAATACAACAGGTACAGCAAATACGGCTTTAGGTTTAGGGGCATTAAGAAGTAACACTACAGGAGGTTCTAATACTGCAGTAGGACAATGTTCTTTAACTTCAAATACAACAGGAAAATACAATACTGCTATTGGATATGGCAGTATGAGATTAAATGTTGTTGGAGTTAACAATACTGCTTTAGGGTACCAGTCTTTATTTTTCAACACAGCATCAAACAACACAGCAGTTGGTTTCTATGCATTAAGAAGTAATACTACTGGTACATACAATACAGCGCTTGGGCATACAACTTTAAGAAGTAATACAACAGGAGCTCGTAATATTGCTATAGGTTACAATTCTTCACGTTCAAATACAGTAGGTAGCAATAATGTATCTATAGGTTATCAATCATTATTTTCTAATATATTAGGTGATAACAATATTTCAATTGGATTGTGTGCTTTATTTTCAAATACAGCATCAAACAACACAGCAGTTGGTGCAAGTGCATTAAAAGTTAATACTACTGGTACAGATAACGTAGCTGTTGGCTTTAATGCTTTAACAGCCAATACTGTTGGATTTAGAAATACAGCAGTAGGTAAAAGTGCTCTAGAAAGTAACGTAACAGGAAACCGTCTTGTAGCTATAGGTGAAAGAGCATTAAGAGCTAACACCGCTAATAATAATACAGGAGTAGGAGCTTATGCTTTATATTCCAATACTTCAGGTACTTACAATTCAGCATTAGGATTAAATTCTTTATTCTGCAATAGAACAGGTATTAATAATACAGCAGTTGGACATTCTGCTTTAGAACAAAATATTGCAGGTAATAATAATACTGCTATAGGATTCCATTCCCTACTGGTAAACACAGCATCAAGCAATACATCAGTAGGTTTCTGCGCATTAAGAAGTAATACTACGGGTGCAACAAATACAGCAGTTGGTTCAGAAGCATTAAGATGTAATACAATAGGTGATCTCAATACAGCACTTGGTTCTAGTGCTTTAGAACAAAATACAACAGGTAGAGCAAATGTAGCTGTGGGGGTAAATGCATTAGCTTGTAATACTACAGGTAAGTATAACACAGCTCATGGTTTGGCTGCTTTAAGACTTAACACAATAGGAGGGGGCAATACTGGTATAGGATTTTATGCCTTAAGAGCCAACACCGCATCAAACAACACAGCAGTTGGATTAAATGCTTTAGTAGCGAATACAACAGGTGCATATAACGTAGCAGTTGGGGCGGGTGCATTATCATCCAATACCGTAGGTCAACAAAATATTGCTATGGGTAATAGTGCTTTAGCATGTAATACCGCAGGCATATTTAACGTATCTATAGGCACATCAGCACTTCAAACAAACAGTACAGGTAACAATAACGTTGCACTTGGACATCAATCTTTATTTAGCAATACAGCAGGTAATAACACAGCAGTAGGAACATATGCTCTTCGCCAAAATACAGCAGCTAATAACACAGCAGTTGGTTTCTGTGCATTAAGAGCTAATACTACTGGTACACTAAACACTGCAATTGGCTTATGCGCTTTAGCAGCTAACACAAATGCTTCTCTTACTACCGCTATTGGAGCTTATGCTTTACGTTCCAATTGTGCCTTGTCCCTATCCTGTGACAATTTTGGCAATACCGCAGTAGGATCTAGATCCTTATGTTCAAATACAGTTGGACAACTTAATACCGCAGTAGGTGTAGATGCACTTTGCACTAACACATCAGGATGTTGGAACACAGCATTAGGTCAATCTGCAATGGGTGGTAACACAACAGGAGGATGCAATACCGCAGTGGGTGGAAGAGCACTTAATGCTAACACAATAGGAATAAACAACACCGCGGTAGGTCAAGAAACACTTTGTTCTAATACAACAGGTATTAATAATACTGCAATAGGTGCATGTTCACTTTTCTCCAATGTATCAGGAGCATGTAACACCGCAGTAGGTGAAGAAGCACTAAGAAATAATGCTGTAGGTAATTTTAATACTGCTTTAGGATATCAAGCGCTATTCTGTAATATAGCATCATGTAACACAGCAGTTGGATTCTGTTCCCTAAGATGTAACACATCAGGATTTTGGAATACAGCATTAGGTTGGTGTTCTTTACCACTTAATAGCACAGGATGTTTTAATACCGCAATAGGTGTAAATGCTCTTGCAGCTAATACAACAGGTTTAGCTAATATTGCAATTGGTGTTGGCGCTCAATGTTCTTTAGGACAAGGTATAAATGATACAATAGCTGTAGGATGTGGAGCTCTAACTTCCTCAACAACTGGTCATACTGTTTGGGGAACTGCAGGTGTTAATTGTCGTTGTAACTGTGTTTACGTAGCATGGTCTCTCGCTTCTGACTGCCGTGACAAAACCAACATTCAAACATTATCCCCTAAAATGGGTCTTGATTTGATCAAGAAACTACGTCCTGTAGCCTTCAATTGGGACTATAGAGATACTTATGTTCGTGAGTGTAGCTATGAGTATGGAAAAAAAGATGGCACATTAACTGGTACAAAAGAACATTACGGTTTAATTGCACAAGAATTAAAGCAAACGCTAGATGAACTAAACGTTAAATTCGATGGTTTAGGTCATGATCCCGAAAAAGATGCGTATCGAATAACATACGAGGAACTAATCGCCCCAATCATCAAAGCAATACAAGAATTAAACACTAGATTAGAAGTAGTAGAAGAAAAGGTTGGATAACCAAAAAAAATATATTACATTTAAGTTATGCGAAGAGTTCTAATAGGTACACCATCATACGATGGTAGAATTGATGTGTGGTTTGCTAACTCCTTAGTTAGCACTGTAAAAATAGCCGAGAAAAAAGGTATATTTGTACATGCAATCTACACCTCATACGATTCATTAATACAACGTGCACGAAATAGTCTATTCCGCCTTGCTTTGCAAGGTGGATATGATGATCTATTTTTTATCGATTCAGATTGTGAGTGGGAACCAGAATGGTTCTTTAACCTGCTGGATCGGCCAGAACCAATTGTAGGTGGGGCACTAATCAAAAAATCCGAAAAAGAAGGCTATACCGTAAAGCTAACAGACAAACAATTAAAATATTCCCAAGACAAAAAATTAATAGAGGTTGATGGTGTAGGCACAGGCTTCATGAAAGTATCTAGATTTGCACTAGAAAAATTATGGGATATGTCCGATCCATACATGTCTGAAGGTGAAGAACATAGGATGATATGTGATATTAAAGTTGAAAACGGAGATTTGATATCCGAGGACTACGTAATAGCAAACAAATGGAAATCACTAGGCTACAAAATATGGCTAGATCCCACAATTACACTCAACCATATAGGCGTTAAAAAATATACAGGCGATTTTGCCAAATTCATTAAAAATATAGGATATGAATGATAAACCAATGGGCGGAACAGAGTTGATGTATGAGGAGTTAATGAAACACCTTCCTCAAGAATACAAAGACAAATTCTCTATATACAACTATCCAGCATACGCTGATGAAACCAAACATAACATATATTGGAACCAATTATCGTACGATCAAAATATAGTTCAATTTTTAAAGGAACCGTCCAACGTAGATAAAATCGACAATTTTGTGTTTGTATCACATTGGCAATCCGAGCAGTTCCGTAAAATATATAACGTCCCGGGCTACAAAACCCAAGTAATGAAAAACGCGTGCATTGACGTGAAACAACGAAAAGCAGGTCCTAGAGAAAAAGTAAAACTATACTATGCCTCTACACCTTGGAGAGGATTGGACGTGCTATTGCAAGCATGGGAATTAGCAAATACTACAGATTGTGAACTACACGTATTTTCTAGTACAAAAATATACGGTAAAGATTTTGCAGTCAACAACGAAAACTACTACCAAGAATTATATGACAAATGCGAGGCACTAGAAGGGGTAGTGTACAGAGGTACAGTATCAAACGAGGAACTTCGCAACGAGCTTCCAACATTTGATATACTAGCCTACCCAAACACATTTGAGGAAACCTCGTGCATAGCAGTAATTGAGGCATTATCCGCTGGTTTAAGAGTTGTGTGTCCAAATCTAGGAGCACTACCCGAAACTACAGAAGGATGGGCTCGAATGTATCCATATTTAGCAAACCCAAAGCTACATGCTTTGTATTTTGCAGATATATTGGAAGAGGAAATAAACAAAATTAAAAGCGGAGAGCTAGATGCACATCTAGAGCTTCAAAAACAAGTATATGCTCCACGGTGGAGCTGGAGCCAAAGGATAAACGAATGGATAAGCTATTTAAGTACATTAACCCCGAAAAAGCAATTGACGTTGGAGCCAATATCGGAGATTTTACAAGACAACTTACCAACCGAAATCCCAACTGCAGGGTTGTAATGGTTGAAGCCAATCCTAGTTGTGAATCCCATCTAAGATTGTTAAATAGACCGTACGAAATAGTAGCACTATCCGATAAAGAAGGATACGCTGATTTATATGTTGAAACTATTAATCCCATAGCAACCGGTGCTTCTTTATACAAAGAAAACACAGAGTGGTATGGAGAAGGAAAATATAAAACTATAAAAGTACCAACCTCAACATTGGATGCTAAAAATTATTTCCCCAACCAATCTATAGATCTACTCAAATTAGACACTCAGGGAGCAGAATTAGATATATTAAACGGAGGACAAGAAACATTAAAACGTACACAATATGCTTTAATAGAAACTTCACTAGCAGAATACAATCAAGGTGCTCCTATGATCGATAAAATAGTAGATAAAATGAACGAATGTGGATTTCATATAATTGATATAATAGAGTACCATATTTATAATGGATTAATTTTCCAACTAGACATTCTATTTAAGAAAAACTAATATTTATAATAAACCTTTAAACACAATAAAACTATGATCTTTGGTCAAATCAATCCTGTACTTAGCATGGTTAAACAGGATACTCTATTTAACCCAACACCAGAATTTATCACTGGTTCTTACATGACTGCCGTTGCAAACCAATATGCCTTAGGTGCTCATCAAGTAAATTTCCGCGTAATGTACGGAGAATGTATCTTTGAAAGCGGAAGCGTAGTAGACTTTAAAGTTATCCATGCAGACAATGTAGTACTTTCTGGTAGCGCTATTGAAACTTGGGGAACAGATGATTCTATTATTTTAGAAGCTATTGCTGAAGAGCAAGGAACTACTGTTGATGCTATTGTATCTGGTAGCATGAAGAACGGTATGTTCTAATATAATTTACAAACTATTTATACAAAGTTATGCTTAAAAAAGTGTTTTATAATAGCTCTTTACCAAGAGCAGGTTCTACTTTAATCCAAAATATACTAGGACAGAATCCAGACATCCATACAACCCCAACATCGGGGTTGTTTGAGATGATGACTACATGCCGAACATTGTTTTCAAATGGACTTGAATTTAAAGCTCAAGATGAAAAACAAATGGAAAACGGCTTTAAAGGATTCTTGAAAGAAGGTATTTACGGATTTTACAACAATATCACAGACAAACCCTACGTTGTAGATAAATCTAGGGGTTGGGGAATGGAACGCGACTTTATAAACGCGTACGACCCCAACCCCAAAATTATCTGCATGGTGCGAGATCTTAGAGCCATCTATGCTTCTTTAGAAAAGAAATACAGAAGCAATCCACTAGTAGAAACCAACATTGCAAATTGGGGAGATTTAACAGGAACTACTACAGACAAACGTATGCTAGTTTGGGCTAATAATCCACCAATAGGTCCTTCAATGGACAGACTATACCAAACATTGGTAGCAGGAACCCACCAACATATTCTATTCGTTAAATTTGAAGAACTATGTATAGATCCAGAATCTCAAATGAAACGTATCTACGATTATCTAGAAATTCCATATTTCAAACACGACTTTGACAATATTGAACAAGTAACCTATGAAGACGACAAATGGTATGGTATATTTGGGGATCACGTTATTAGAGGTAAATTGAAGCCTGTTAAAAACGATTTCTACGAGGTACTAGGGCCAAATGCATGTAGAATAATTGAAGAAAACAATAGATGGTTCTTTAACGATTTCGGATATCAAATATAAAAAAAAATGAATATAGGTTACAAGACAGAAACAGATCTCTTAAAAGAAGAAAAATTGGCGGTTCTAGAAGACAAATCAAGCAATAGCACCAAATATGTTGTATGGCATATTGAAGGTGGATTAGGTAAAAATGTAGCAGCTACAGCTCTTATCTCTTCAATAAAACAAAAACACCCAGATAGAAAATTAATCCTTGTGGTATCTTACCCAGAAGTATTTCTAAATCACCCAGATATTCACAGGGTGTATAGAGTAGGTATGACCACGTATTTTTACGATGATTATATTAAAGATAAAGATACAATTGTGTTTAAACACGAACCGTATTTTCAATCTGATCACATAATGCGTAAAAAGCATTTGATCGAAAACTGGTGCGATCTGTTAGGAGTTAAATTCGAAAAACAATTGCCTATTTTGTATCCAAACATGATACAAAAAGATATGGCATATGGTTGGAAACGGGATAAACCTACTATGATTTTGCATACCAATGGAGGTCCGCTTCAACAAAACTCACTATATTCTTGGACTCGAGATATGCCATATGGTGTAGCCCAAGCTATTGCTGAAAAATACTCAAACAAATATCACATTATCCAAATAGGTAGAGATGAAAGACAAGCAGTACCTGGAGTAGAGTTTGTAAATGTTCAAATGACCAACCACGAGCTATTCAGCATGCTAGTTTTATCGGACAAACGCGTATTAATCGATTCAAGTTTACAACATGCGGCTGCCGCAATGCAATTAAAATCAACAGTATTGTGGGTAGGCACATCTCCTAAAAACTTTGGATACGAAATGCACTCCAATATTGTAGCTAATCCACCTAAAGGTAATGTAAAGATGATTGATTCTTATTTGTTTGATTACTCTTTTGATGGTATAATACATGAATGTCCTTATATGGATATAAATGAAATGTTTAATATTAACGATATCTTTAAATCAATAGATAAACAATGATAACAGTTTTGTTTGGTCAACCCCATTCCGGAAAGTCTACTTTAGCTAATGAGCTAAAAGGACACAATATAGACGGAGACAAATTAAGAGAATTATTTAAAAACAAAAACTTCACTCGTGAAGGTCGTATACAAAACCTAAACAGAGCCAGCGATATAGCTCACTACTTAAATAGTACAGGAACAGATGTGGTTTTGTCTTTAGTATACCCATATAAAGAAGCAAGAGATTACTTAAGAAGTTTGACTAGCGAAGTAAAGTTTGTACATTTAACTTACGAGGTAGATAGAGGTAGAGAACAATATCACGTATCGGATTTTGAATATCCACAAGATGAAGATGTATTGCATTTAAATACCGAATGGTTAGAAATAAACGATTGTATAAAACAAATTTTAGAATATGTGGGATAAAAAATTACACGTTAAATCATCATTGACCAAAAAACCCAACCAATGGTCTTTGTTTATAGGCAGATGGCAACCTTTACATGAAGGACACAAACAATTGTTCCGTCAAGTAATTGATGAAGGTGGTAAAGTATGTGTTGCTATTAGAGAGGTAGAAATAGACGATAAAAATCCGTTTACCTCTCACGATATAATGCTTAATATTGCTAGAGAAATGCAAACCGAAATCCGAGCCGGCAAACTAAAAGTAATCACTATACCAGATATCTGTTCAGTTGAATTTGGTAGAGGAGTAGGATACGATATAGTAGAACATATCCCACCACAAGAAATAGCTGAAATATCTGCTACTAAAATAAGAGAAGATCTACGTACAAATGGTAAGCTTTAAAAGACACATAGCTAAAACAGTATCTTATAGAATAATAAGTACAGGTATTGGGTTTGCTACAATGTGGGCAGTTACAGGTTCTATTAAAATGGGAGCCGCTTTTAGCATTGTAGAGTTACTCTGGAAACCCATCCAATACTACATACACGAAAGAGTATGGTACAAATGGGTTAAATATGGAATAAAGAATGAATAACCTTATATATTTATAATCACACAAAATTAAATTACAAATTATTTATGCAAACCACAGAAAAAATTCAATTAACTCCTGAGGAGTTATCCAAACTACAAGAAGGAAACAACAAAGTAGCAGACATTGTAGCATCCTTAGGTCAAATTGAGATACAAATGTCTCTTCTACAAAAAAACAAAGAGTCTTTATTGGCTACTTTTGCTCAAACTCAACAAGATCAAAACCAATTAGGCGCAGAATTGACCCAAAAGTATGGGGATGGTGTAATAGATATCTCTTCCGGAGAGTTCACTAAGGCAGAATAGTTTTTTAAAAGGGTTTCTCATATTTATAACAAAACAATATAAAATAACTTAATAAAATGGCAGAAACTCTATTATCTCCCGGTGTATTAGCAAGAGAGAACGATCAATCTTTTATACAAGGACAGCCACTTGAAAGAGGAGCAGCTATAATTGGACCTGCAGTAAAAGGACCAGTTGAAATCCCAACATTAGTAGGTTCGTTCAGCGAATATACTGCTATATTTGGTGGAGCTGTTGAAAGTGGATCTAACGTATATTCTTACCTTACTTCAATTGCAGCTAACAACTATTTCCAAAATGGTGGTACTTCTTTATTAGTGACTAGAGTAGTCTCTGGTTCTTTCACCTCCGCAACTAGCTCATTGATGCCAACAGGATCAGGTGGGCCAACCAGTGGTTTATCTCCATTTGTACTTGAAACAATTTCTGAAGGTATTATCATGAATAGTACTAGTACTGAAATTTCAGGTTCCTTACCTTCAGGTTCAAGCGATAACGTTAGATGGGAAATCCCAACTGTTAACACTGCTTCTGGAACATTCAGTTTATTAATCAGAAGAGGTGATGACAATAACGTACAAAAAATAGTACTTGAATCTTACAATAACTTATCACTAGATCCATATGCTTCTAATTACATTTCTAAAGTAATAGGTGATGTGAATTTCAACTTAGTTAGTGATAGTGGTGATTATTTTATCCAACAATCTGGTTCTTATTCTAACATTTCCAAATATGTAAGAGTAAAGCAAGTAAACTTCAATACACCAAAATACTTTGATAACAACGGTAATGCAAAACCTGCTTTCACAGGATCTCTACCAGCTGTAAGTTCAGGTTCATTTGGTTCTGCCGTTGGGTCTAACATACCCGCAGGTAGAGCAGCTAACTTCTATGAAAGCATTAATGCCACGGATAGCCAAGGATTATCAGGATCTAACTACAATAACGCAATTGCATTATTATCAAATGTAGATGAGTACAAATATAATGTAATATCTATTCCTGGTCTATTAGCTTCAACCCACGCTACTCAAACCACAGCTTTAGTAAATAATACAATTGGAAGAGGTGATGCTATTGCAATTATAGACTTGGTAGGATATAACTCACAAGTAAACGCAGTAATAAACCAAGCATCTGGATTTGATTCTAGCTATGCTGCTACATACTGGCCTTGGTTACAAACTATCGATCCTAATACAGGTGAGGCAGTTTGGGTACCAGCTTCTACAATGATCCCAGGTGTATATGCATTTACTGATGCTTCAAGTGATCCATGGTTTGCTCCCGCAGGTATTACTCGTGGTGCATTGGGCCAAGTAATTAGAGCTGAAAGAAAATTAACCGCTGGAAATAGAGATGATATATATGAGGCAAATGTTAACCCAATTGCTACATTCCCTGGAAGTGGAGTAACAGTATTTGGCCAAAAAACACTTCAGAAACGTGCTTCTGCACTTGATAGAGTAAACGTACGAAGATTGTTAATTGCTCTTAAGGGCTTTATCGGTCAAGTAGCAGAAGGATTAGTATTTGAACAAAATACAGCCGCTACTAGAAATAACTTCTTAAGCCAAGTAAATCCATACTTAGAATCTGTACAACAAAGACAAGGTTTATATGCATTTAAAGTAGTAATGGATGAAACTAACAACACACCTGATGTAGTAGATAGAAACGAGCTAGTAGGTCAAATATTCCTACAACCAACTCGTACTGCTGAATTCATTGTGTTGGATTTCAACGTGTTGCCAACTGGTGCAGTTTTCCCTGCATAAGGAGTTAAAATTTAGATATTTATAATAAAATAAAGCACATATAAAATGGCAGTATTAGATCCAAACGAAATATTCTTCACAGCTTTTGAACCAAAGCAGGCGAATAGATTTATAATGTATATAGATGGAATCCCCTCCTATACCGTAAAAGGTATGGGAGCGGTAACATTAACTCAAGGAACAGTAGCTCTTAACCATATCAACGTACAACGTTTTGTTAAAGGCAAATCTACTTGGGGACAAATTCAATTTACCCTATTTGATCCAATCACTCCTTCTGGAGCACAATCTGTGATGGAATGGGTTAGATTGCACCACGAATCTGTAACTGGTAGAGATGGATACTCTGATTTCTACAAGAAAGATTTAACATTCAACGTATTAGGCCCAGTTGGAGATGTAGTATCTGAGTGGATTATCAAGGGTGCTTTGATTGTTGAAGCTAATTTTGGTGATTATGGTTGGGATACAGAAAATACAGCCATTAACTTAACAATGACTGTTCAGCCAGATTACTGTGTATTGAACTTCTAATTAAATTTTTTATATAAATTTTTTAACCTACCCCATATCGGGGTAGGTTTTTTTATATATTAAAAAAATAGTTTGGATTCGTAAAAATTTTTTATTACCTTCATATTTATCATAGAACAAAAGTTATTTTAAAACAAGTATATGGCCGAATTTAAGTTACCTACCGAAACAATTGAATTACCCTCCAAAGGCTTATTGTATCCTTCCGACAGTCCACTTGCTAGTGGTACTATTGAAATGAAATACATGACCGCTAAAGAAGAGGATATCTTAACCAACCAATCTTATATTCAAAACGGAACAGTATTGGACAAATTGCTCCAATCCCTAATCGTTACTAAAGTTAGTTACGATGATTTGCTAATTGGAGACAAAAACGCAATTATGATTGCTGCCCGTATTCTAGGATATGGTAAAGATTACAAATTCATGTATCGTGGAGAAGAAGAAACAGTTGATTTAACTCAAATAGAAAATGCTCCATTACACGAGGAGGTACAAAAAGCTAAATCTAACGAATTTGCTTTTACACTTCCAGGTTCAGGCAACGTGGTTACTTTTAAACTATTAACTCATGGTGATGAGAAAAAAATAGAGCAGGAAATGAAGGGTTTAAGTAAAATAAACAAAAACAATTCCTCTACCATTACCACCAGATTAAAACACCAAATTCTTTCCGTTAACGGGGAAACAGAAAAACCCAAAATTCGAGAATTTGTAGATAATTACCTCTTAGCTCAAGATTCAAGAGCATTAAGAGAAAGAATAAAAGAATTAAGTCCGGATGTAGATTTAACTTTTTTTCCCGAAAATGGGGACAACCGAGTCGACATTCCAATTGGACTTAACTTTTTTTGGCCTGACCTCTAATACAGCGCCTGAATTTCGATTAACAGTATTTAAACAGATTCATGAAATCGTATTCCACGGACAAGGTGGATACGATTGGAATACTGTTTACAATATGCCGTTATGGCTCCGTAAATATACGTTTAATGAAATTCGCACATACTATGAACAGCAAAGTGAGACCATTAAAAAACAACAGTCATCTAACGCTAAAAGCCTAGTTAGTCCTGATGGTACGGTAAATACTCCTGAATTCATGAAAGTATCCAAAGAATATAAAGGTAAAACAAACTATAAATAATCATATTTATAACATATACCTTAATAATATATGTCTACCCAGCAAGAATTAGAATACCAAAGAAGACTCAGGGAAGAAATAGAAGAAACCTTATTTCTCCAACGTAGTTTTACAGATGAAGCATTAAGAGCAGCTAGAGCCGTATTAGGTACAAGTGAAAATGCCACAAGAACTTCTCAAGCTTTTAGACAAGTTTCAAATTTAACAACTCGTATTGCCAACGAGATGAAAGATGTAGTTCAGGGAAATAGAAATATAGAAACCCTCCAAAGAGCTCAGCAAAAACGTTTAGAAGCTATAAACAAACTATCTACAGAATTTAACCTTACAGCTGGTCAAATATTTAATACTAACCAAAGTATAGCTAACTTATTGACCGAACAAGTTAGTGCCCAAGAAAAACAACAAAGAATATATGATGTTCTTAATGACCAAACCCTCACTTTAAGTGATGAAGAAAGAACTCTTCTTGATTTATACGCTAATCAATATGAAACTTTAGCGAAACAAGAAGAAGAAATGAAAAAAATCCAACAACAAGCCGAGGAAATGAAAAAAGTTACTGGTGGGATGTTTGGAATAGCTGAAGGAGCAGATGAGATATTAAAAAAATTAGGTGGAAATAAATTTAGTGAAGCTTTAGGTATTAATGATGCTATTGGTAAAAGTAAAGAATATGCCCAATCTTTGTTAGATGCAAATGGAGGGGTTGCTCAAGCCGGAGATAAATTTAAGGTTATGGGTAACTTAGTTGGAAATTTAGGTAAAAATCTATTTAAATCCCTTAGTCCATTAGCAGCAATAACAATGTTTGTTCAAGCTTTAGGACAAGCAGATAAAGAAACTACCGAACTTCAAAAATCCATGGCTTTGACCAAAACCGAAGCTGTAGGAGTTAGAATGGGCTTAACAGAAGCTGCCAACCAATCAGGTAATATAAACATAACTGCTACTAAATTATTAAAGACATTTGGTGACTTAAATAAACAATTTGGTTTTATAACTAATTTCTCTAATGATACTTTGGTTACAATGACTAAATTAACTGAAGTAGTAGGAGTTAGTTCTACATCTGCAGGAAATTTAGCTGCTGCTTCCGAAGTTACAGGAACAAGTTTTGAATCTAACTATAAAGATGTACTAGCTACAAGCTATGAGCTCCAAAGACAATCTGGGGTTCAAATGGATTTAAGAGATATTGTAGAACAAACTGGTAAAGTAACAGGTACTGTTAGAGCTAATTTAGGTGCTAATCCTTCATTAATATCTGCAGCAGTTACACAAGCTAAATTATTTGGTGCTTCTTTAGAACAAGTAGCAAATGCCGGAAAACAGATGCTTGATTTTGAATCTTCTATTACCGCTGAACTAGAAGCAGAGTTGTTATTAGGTAGAGACATAAATCTTGAAAGAGCAAGAGCAGCAGCTTTAGCAGGTGATCAAGTTACATTAGCACAAGAATTACAAAAAGAAGCTGGTAACTTCTCCGATTTTACCAAAATGAATGTTATCCAGCAAGAAGCATTAGCTAAAGCTATGGGAATGACCTCAGACCAACTAGCTGATATTTTGTTTCAACAAGAAGTACAAGGTAAATCTGCTAAAGAATTACGAGCATTAGGTAAAGATGAATTAGCCGATAGATTAGAAGCTCAAGATCTTCAAACTAAATTTAATGCTACTGTAGAAAAATTAAAAGCTATTTTCGTAGATGTAGCTACAGCATTAACTCCTATATTAAGTGTATTAGGAGATGTTTTTAGCATAGTAGGGAAAATATTTGAATTTTTAAGCCCTATAATGGGAACCTTAACAGGTATTGCAACTGGATTTGCAGTTGGTAATGTTCCGGGTGCTATAATAGGAGGTATTTTAGGAGCAACTGGAGATATTAGTAAAGCTACCTCAACCGCTGATGATGCTGTAATACCTGCAGGTTATGGTAATACTGTAATTAAGAAAGGTAAAGATACTATAGCATTAAACAACAGCGATACAGTTGTGGCAGGTACAAATTTAGGAGGTGGAAACCAAGAAGCAAAACGCACCAACCAATTACTAGAAAGATTACTAAACCAACCTGCAGTATTTAAAATTGGAACAGATGAATTCTATACAGCTACCTCAAAATATAGCTATCAAGTTCAATAATATTTAATATTTATAATAAATTAAACCTCACACACAATGGCATTATTAGATAAATTACAAAAAGACGGTACAGTATTAACCCCTTTAAGAGGTACTAGACCAACAGCCACTCTAGTAAAAGATGTAATTCAAGTAAATAACACATTCTCTAAAGGACAATATCAGAATTACGTTGTTAACACTTCTAGAGCTCAGGATCTTACAGGTAACAAGTAATATTAAATGGCGTTAATAAGCCGAAATACAGACCTAAAATCTTTACGGTACGGAAAGGATCGAGTAGGTGGTGGGAACAGTAATCAACCTTACATCAAATCCCCTATCCCCGAAAATAGAAACCAACTAGACCGTAGTGGGGGAATTGACTTTCTCTTACGTGGTGGAACGTTAACCCCTTCTAGGGCTGCTGAGGATGTATCTAGGTTAACTAAAATGTTTTTTGACTTTAAGTCCCCGAACGGGGTACTTTTTACTGCCAAGCAAAATTTATTATCTAGAACAGGTGTAAAAACACAAGCTAGTGGAATTTTAAATGAAGGTGCTTATTTACCCACCTCTACTATTTTGCAAGCTGGTGGAAATGCTTTTGGACTTCATTTAAATAAACAAGGTATAAATCCATTTAGAAATACCTCCCCCGATAATGGTACAGGTAATCTATTTGGGTTAAGAGATCCTTTAGGGTTAAATGTATATGCCCAAGTTATAAAAAATACTCAAGATAAAAAAGATAATAGATTAGTTCAACTAGCAAACAGAAAACTTAATGTATCTGTTAATGATACTACTGCTCCAACATCTTTTTCACCTTTGGGGGCAATTATAGGTGTAGTTTCTAATATTTTATCTACTTCTCCACAAATTTCTTCCAACCCTAATGAAATTTTAAATTATGGAGGTGGACCTGGATCTATTTTAGGTGTAGGGAAAACATCTATAAAAAGATATAGTTTTACAGATGAAGGGAAAACTAAAGCTGCTACTGCTCCTAAATCCACAAAAAATGCATACGGTAAAACATTTTTCCCAACTATAACTCCTACACAAACTAGTAAAGATGGAGTATTTACTTTAAGAAATTCATATTTGTATACTAATACAAATGATGGATTAAATTTTGACAAAGTAGGAAACAGTATTTTTAAAGGAAGATATTATGTTTTAGATGCTAAAACTATATTTAATAAAACCACTTCCAAAAATGATACCCAAATATCAGATTTTAGAGAAGCTATTCCTGCTTCTCAAGTTTTCTCTGGAGGAAAACAAAATATATTATCTAATGCCCCAGATTATAGAACTAAAAATATTGAAAATAGGGTTAATTTAGGAGATCCTGGTAAAAGAAATAAAAATGTCTCTAGCTATACTAATGGGTTAACTCGACCTGATGGAACAAAATATGGTGCTTTAGATTCAATTACGGCCATGCCCTTGTATCAATCAGATAAAGGAAATCATGGTGGAAAAAGAAACGATCTAGTTAAGTTTAGTATAGGCATTATAGATAATGACTCTCCTAGTAATAGAACATACATCCATTTCCGTGCATTTTTAGATTCAATGGATGATCAATACACTGCAGAATGGAATCCTTTTAAATACATGGGTAGAGGTGAAAACTTCTACAGATATAATGGATTTACACGTAACATAAATTTAAGTTGGACAGTAGCAGCTCAATCTAAAGAAGAATTGATACCAATGTATCAAAAATTAAACTTCTTAGCCTCATCCTTAACTCCAGATTTTTCAGCAAATGGTTACATGAGAGGTAACTTAGCTGTGCTTACAGTTGGAGGGTATTTATTTGAACAACCTGGTATAATAACAAATATAAACTATTCAGTCCCTACTGAATCTCCATGGGAAATTGGAATAAGTGATACTGCAGGATTTGATAATACTGTTAAAGAATTACCTCATATTATTAGAGTAACAGGATTTAACTTTATACCAATTCATACATTTGTGCCTAAACTCCAGAAAAATACTTATGAAGGATTTTATGGAGATACTAATGGAGGAATAGATAAAGCAATTAGTGGATTTGGAAAAGAAAGATTTATAGCTTTATCTAAAGATACTTCTCTCGAAGCAGATACTACAAACTATAATCAACCTAATGACTATACTTTTGGAGGCCCTAACACTTCAGCTAGACGTCAAGCATCACAAGATCTAGTACAGGCGAATATACTTAAAAAAATATCTAATAAAGATCGTACCCCTTCCTTTTCTATAGGCTCAAATACCCCAGAATCCCCAATTTTACCATCAAGGCCCTAAATCTTTTCATAAAAACATAATATGAATCGTTACAAAAATATACCTATATTTAAAAACCAAACCGGAAAACGATATTATGGTACAACCAAATATCCTGATATTCCTTTGGATTTTAATGACATTTATGTATATTCAACTGTAGGTGATAGATTTGATTTATTAGCACTTCAATACTATAGTGATTCTACTTTATGGTGGGTAATTTCAATAGCAAATGTTAACTTAACACAAGGTTCATATTACATACCTGAAGGATCCCAAATTAGAATACCGGCTAATATAAGCAGAATTATGGCTCAATACGATGCATTAAACCAAATTTAAAGTTATGACTGGAAATGTAGTAGGAGAACCGATTGAAGACTTTGTAGATCTACAAATTAGAACTAGACAATCTGCTCAATTTGGTGGATATGGAACTTCTCTTAGAACTGATGATCAAATCCAATACCTTAATAACAGAAATGCTTGGGTAAAACTAGCTTCTTCTGTTAATATATTAGCTGATGTTATCGTTCCTTCTACTCCTGAAGAATCTGTAGCACAAAGATATGGATTGGAATTTACAGGTACAACAATACCTCTAGGAGAATCTAAACTTATAAATATAGGCGTAAAAGATACTTCAAATTATTTAGGTACTAAACTTGCAGAAAAAGCAGTACTATTTAATACCGTTTCGCAATACACCCCTGATGGTACTTTAAGTAACAATAGAGCGGGTGTTACTAATACCAATGATTTGTGGAATGATAGTTTTATTTATGGTATAGGTGGAACAGAATTTGGCATACAATCACCTCCAGGTATTATAGGAATTACTATTGATTCTATTAATAGAGGTTCTATTAGAAAAGCAAATATAACACTCAAGGCCCATAACAAATTTCAATTTGATATTATTGAATTACTCTATTTAAGATTAGGGTTTACAATGATGTTAGAATGGGGGTGGGATAAATACCTTGATAATAATGGTGAAATCCAACAAGTTCGTAATACTATAATTGAAGATGAATGGTTTAAAACTAATGGAACTACTCAACTTCAAATGTTGAAGTCTATTCAGAAAAAAAGAAGAGATTATCAAGGCAACTATGATGGGTTTTTTGGTAAGGTATCTAACTTTACTTGGAATTTTAATCCTGATGGCTCATATGACATTTTAATTGATTTAATTACACTTGGGGATGTTATTGAATCCTTAAAAGTTAACACCGCAGTTAAAGAAAAATTTTATCCTGATGGAGGTCTTTTTGAAGATATCAAGTTTCCAGAAGATAAAAGTAATACTAATATAGCTAAAGTTGCTACTTTAAATACCTTAGGTTATTTTCTTTTTAGTAAAATAAAAGAAATTACAAATAACTTTACTTACAAACGTGATGAAAATGTAAATACTAATTACCCCAATTATATATCATTTTTTACAACAAATAAGACTTCATATAAAAGTCCCCAATATTATGTAAGACTGGGTGAGTTTTTAACCCAATTAGAAGGTTTGATAGTACCTAAAATACAAAATAATAATTCTGATAAATTTTCTCAAATTTCTTTTGAAAAAACAGGGTGTTTGCTTTCATATTTTCCTAATCAAATACCTTTAGATCCTAGAGTTTGTATTTTTAAACCTTCTTTAAATTCTTATGGTGATATAAAGGGTATAATTAATCCTTCTTATTTTAACCTTATTCCAATCCCTTATCTAGTTTCTATTGATGGAAATATATATGGGTCACTTATGGACTTGTATATAAATTTTGAATTTATTGCAGGATTACTAGTAGCAAACGGAGGCCCAGACCAAGAATTATCTTTGTTTAAATTCTTACAGGATTTATGTAATGGAATAAATACTGCTTTAGGGGGAGTTAATAAATTAGAACCTGTTATAAAAGAGGATTATACAATTACTATAATAGACCAAACCCTCTCATCACCTGAGGTTGAAGATACAGTTAGTTTAGAAGTATATGGATACAACCCTTCAGATCTTAATAATCCCGTTTCTAACTTTGTAAAAGATGTAAAATTTGTATCTAAAATTACACCCCAATTAGCCTCCATGGTTAGTATTGGGGCTACAGCTACAGGAGTCTCAACTTCTGAAATAGATGGGACAGCATTTTCAAAATGGAGCGAAGGATTAGTAGATAGATTTACTGAAAAAATATCAGAACCTGCAGGACTTAATCTTCTTACAGATAATCAAGAAAATGGGCAAAAATCTGTAGAAGAATACAAAGCAATATTTGAAAGATTTGATTATGCCGATGATACTATTTCATCACTCAGATCATTCCAGTATGCTTTAGCAAGATTGGGAAGTAATCTTAACCCCGGGGGTCTAAGTACAACAATACTGCGAAATTTAGAAAAAGAAGAAGAAACTAAAAAAAGAATAGTAAGAAATAACCCTAGATATAAAGATTTAGAAAATAGTGTTATGACCTTTTCTGAATTTTATACCGCAGCTTCCCAAATAGATATAAATAAAAGATTACAAGGCATTAGAGGTGAAACTGAAATTAATGAATTAGCTTCTAGTAATTATATTGTATACTTAATTAAAGCTTTTGGGGGTATTTCAAATGAAATCAAAGTTGAGTACGCAAATTATGGTACGGAGGGAACAGGTCTTCTTACTGCTATCTTCTTAAGGGTCACTAATACTCCAACTTCTCTAACCTTACAAAATTTACAAGTAGACCCCAACCAAAGTCGTTATTTAGAATTTGATGATGTTTTTATCTCCCAAGGTAAATCTGCCTATAAAACTTATATAAATACTTTAAATAACAATAGATATAAAACAAATAATATCCCTTCTAGTGAAATAGGTTTCATTCCCTTATCTTTTGAACTAGTACTAGATGGAATATCTGGTGTAAAAATATACAATAAACTAAAAATTAATAATAAATTTTTACCTTCAAACTACCCTGAATCCTTAAAGTTTATTATAACTAAAGTTAATCATACTATATCAAATAATAGTTGGGATACTTCATTATCCACTATATCTATACCTAAAACAGAACCATATCCTAACCAACTTCCTAATACTGTATCATCCCCTAGTGATACAACCCTAAATGTTACAGGCCCACAACCTGATAATGGATCTCAATTCTTAATTTTAGATAATAGAAACAATCGAGCTATTATGACTGTAGATAGTTTACTATCAGAATTAGATCCTATAGCACGTCCTTCATTTAGAAAATTCTTTGGAATTTTAACAGAAAGATATAGTGGTTATAAAGCTATAGTTAATGATGTTAGACGTACATGGGAAAAATCCTACAATCTTAAATACACCCCTGGTACTCCAAGTTATAATCCAACTAACGCTGAACCAGGAAGATCCCGACATAGTTATGGGTTAGCTATTGATATAAACATTGAAACTCCTGCTAGTACTACTAGAAGAACATTATTAAAAAGTAATAAAACTCCATGGATAGAAGAAGGTATAGATAAAGTAGCAACAGATGCAGGTTTAACATGGGGAGGAAATTTTACAGGCTATGTTGATGCTGTTCATTTTGAATTCAATTACAATACTTCTACAGCCTATGCTCAAGTATTGGCTCAAGCCAAAGCCATAGATCCAACTATTGTCCCTCCATTTACACCATTTGCAAATGGATTAGTAAAATGTAGAAAAATAGATAACTTAATTAAACAAGGTAAAATAAAATTAGCATAATGTATTACCCTAAATCACAAGTTAAAACTAATTTATACACTAACGGGGGAGATTTTATTTTATTAAATAATTCTACCCCATATAAAGGATATTACTATACAACCTCTAACGGTAGATATTTTACAGGTAAAACCCCAAATGAATCCCCTTCATTTGAGATAGTTAAAATTAATCAAAACGAACCCACTACAAATTTACCCCCAAGTTTACAAATTGAAGATATTCCTTTAGATAATTTATATATAATAGAGAACGGGTATGCTAATTCTACACGTTTAAATTTTAATCAAATACCCCCATCTCCACCAAAACAATCCTATCCTGTTGTAACCGACAACGATTATAAACTAGGAGAATTTCAAAGATATTTTGTTAAAAAAGGCAACGAAACTAAATTCCTAGAAATATCTTTAGAAGATTATAGAAAATATATAAGCCGAGATAAAGATGTAATGTTTGAGCTCTACACCCCAATCCAAATAAATTGGATATTAACAGGGGAAGAAAAACAAGTTTATCAAGTAAACCAAAGCATAGTAGCTAGAGCCGAACGCGAACAAAACCTACCAGGATTTACACAATATTTTAGAGGTAAATTTACTCAATTTTACAAGTAATGGAAGATATAAGAAAACTAATTGATGGGTTAAGAAACTTTAATGAAAATATTAATGTTAAAGATGGTGTTGATTCTTTATTTAAAGAATATCCTGAACTAGCAGATATTGGAACACAAGAACAATATTCTCAATATTTAGATACAATCTTTCCAAACAGTAAAGTAAAGGATATTGTCTACCATGCAAGTCCAAATAAATTTACAAAATTTAAAGATCCTTCAAGTTCGGGATTAAGCCATATTTGGTTTTCCGAAAAACCACTAAGTAGTCAATTTGGATCAAATACTTACTATGTACTTGTAAATCTACAAAACCCATTAATCCAATCTAATCCCGATTACGATAAAGAACTTAGATCCTTTGAATCCCCAACCAACCCAGACTGGATAAACAATTACCATAAAACTGGAGAACTACCAAAATTTAAATACGACGGTACTATACGTTCTTCAAGCGTAGATAAAGGCAAAAGTATAACAATTAGAAACCCAGAACAAGCTCATATATTGGGTTCCAAAGAAGATATTGAGGGATTTACTCAATTTGTAAAATAACTAGGCTCTATAACGGAGCCTTTTTATATTTACACAAATAAAGGTTACGCAATGTACTGGCTAATAGAAGATACAGAACAACTTAAAAATTTCTATAATTTAGGATACAAGGAAGCATTCATAGAGGTAATACCCTCAAATGATAAAATTCACCCAATTCAAAACACTGTATCTTTGGTGTATATTCGCCCGCTTTTAGCAACTAAAGGCTTTATGCTAGGGGTGTCCCACAGCGAAACGCTAAACGAAATATCGCAACACATTACCGCAATTCTACAAAAATTTGATGTGTTGTATTGTAGGGATAAGAAGGAAATATTACATTATTTTCCAATTAAGCATTTGCTTGACATAACACCCCCTCCTCATCCGTATATACGCCCATCTACCACAACACACGATCTATTTTATAGAAACCACGGCTCAAACATAGATGTAAACAAAATTATCCCTATTGTTAAACACTATGAGGTATGCGAACAAATATATAATGATTTGCTACCAAACATGTGTGAGCCTAAAACACAATATCACAAGTTTTTTAATAATAAAGCAACAGTAGTGTTTAATGCTATTGAACAAAACGGCCTACACATCAATAAACCCGAATTTGAAAATTATTTTACCAAAACAAATTCGGATTTTGTCTATACACAATACAATTTAAAAACAACAACAACAAGACCATCAAACACATTTGGAGGAATTAACTATGCGGCACTTAATAAAGAAAATGGTTGTAGAAAAAGCTTTATACCACGTAACGATAAATTTGTTGAAATTGATATTTCTGCTTACCATCCTAGCTTGGCTGCTCGTCTCATTGATTATGTTTTTCCCGTTGATGATATTCATGCTCATTTTGCTTCCTTATATAAAGTGGACTACGCAAAGGCAAAAGAACTCACATTCAAACAGTTATATGGAGGAGTTTTTGAATCTTACAAAAATATTGATTTCTTTAAGAAAAGCCAGGTATATATTGAGAAAAACTGGGAGCAATTTGAAAACGAGGGAAGTATAGAGGTGCCAATCTCTGGATATAAAATTGAAAAAAATAATGTGGGGGAGATGAACCCACAAAAATTGTTTAATTATTTGCTACAAGGATACGAAACAGCTCAGAATATCTTGATATTGTGGGATATGTTGCGTATCTTAATGGGAAAGAATACGAAATTGGTTCTGTACACATATGATTCGTTTTTGTTGGATTGGGATGAACGGGAACAGAATGAAATGCTAGAAATACAAAATATATTTAAAAAATACAAACTAAACACAAAAGAAAAAACAGGTTATGACTACGATTTTGGAAAGAGCAACTAATATGTATAATCCGCAATATGATGTTATCACGGATTTAAATACAATAAAAGATTTGAATAATAAGCTATTTTGTACATTTACAGACCCAAAAAATCTAGATGTACTAATTGAGGATATAAAAGCAAAATACAGCATTATATATAATAAAATGTTTGTTTTGGAAATTATAGGTAAAGAGGAGTACGTTATTACCTACAATGTAGAACATGCAAACGTAAGTTATATACCTGAAAATACTATTTTGGTTCATAGAAAGAAGGAATCAAACACACTATATACAATTAATGCTTTGAATGAGCTAATTAAAAAATTGAATGGTGGTGTAGTTGATACCAAATTTGCTATTAATTGGAACCACTACAAGAATTGTATCTTGCTTACTCAGCACAATGAGTTAAACCAACTAAACACAAAAATCTTTAAGATTATAGAAATTTAAAAAATGAAAAAATTAATTTTACTTTTAGCGGTAGTATTAGTTGGTTGCCAACCAGAACCCCAATCAGAAAAAGTATTAAGCATCCAAGTTGGTCAATTTGCATTTTGTGGTGCGTCCGCGGGTGTCCCAACTGGAAAGAAAATAACTATTCAAGGTAAAGAATTCGATGAGGCATGTGCAATTTGCCCTGTATTAGAAGGACCTGCAATTTACAGTGCAGCAATGTATGGTGAAGGAGGAACTTATGGTAAATTTAGTGCTAAAGATAATATTACAACACCAGATGGGACCGATAAAACAACATGGTCTTTATTTTGGTATTTCTCCCCTTCAGACACAATCCCCCAGTTTAATACCGAAACTAAACAGTGGGAAATGATGGCACCTGTAAATCGCAAATTCATTATTGATATGAGTTCTCCATCTACAAGTGAGAGTGATATGTTCCAAATGCCTTGTGAAATTTGGAAAACAGAAAATGGTATTTTACTATCCAAATGCTATGGGCCAATTAATCACATGGCAATCCCATTACGTAAACCACATTCAACTGAAAACGGGCAAACATCAGTAACTGCTGCTCCCGAAGGATCTCCATATCCTGTTGGAACACCAATCCCATCAAATACAGTTAAAAAATAAAAATAAAGCTCTCGAAAGAGAGCTTTTTTTGACTTGCTTTCCCCAAATAAAGTTATTATATTTACAGTTACAAACATAAACAGTTATATCTATGGATTTATCACTATTGAAAAAGAAGTTAGATGGTCTTCAACAAAAATCATCACCTAAGGAAAAAACCGATTACTCTAAAATTTATTGGTCCCCTAAGGTAGGAAAACAACAAATCCGTATTGTTCCTTCTGCTTTCAACAAAGCAAACCCGTTCACGGAACTTAAAATTTATTACGGTATTACAAACAAAGTTATGATTTCTCCTACAAATTTTGGAGAAAAGGATCCGATTGCTCTATTTGCCGCAAAACTTAGAGGCGAATACAACAAGGAAAATTTCGTATTAGCTAAAAAACTTGATCCTAAAGCTCGTATTTTTGCTCCCGTAATTGTACGTGGTGAAGAAGATATGGGTGTTAGATTGTGGCAGTTTGGAAAGCAAGTATACGAGGAATTGCTAAGCTTAGCCATGGATGAAGAAATCGGTGACTATACCGATATTGTAAATGGTAGAGACATTACAGTTGAAACTGTAGGACCTGAGTCAACAGGAACCAAATACAATAAATCTTCAGTACGTGTTAAGTTGAAAACCTCCCCATTGAGTGAAAATAAAGCTCAAGTAGAAAGTTGGTTGACCGAACAACCTAACCCAACAGATTCATTTAAGAAATATACGTTTGATGAAATGAAGTCTGCTTTGGAAAAATGGTTGTCTCCTGAAGATGAGGCTGAAGAAGGTGATATTATCGATGAGGCTAATGATGGCTTTGAAGATGAAGCTCCTGCTCTTAAATTGCCTTGGGAAGAAGAACCAGAAACACAACCTAAAAAGCAAGCTAACTATAGCTTAAATACTGCTAAAGTAAAACAATCTAAAGGAGATCAATTCAACGCCTTGTTTGAGGAGGATGAAGATTAACATTTATGGCTAAAAAAAGAAACACATCACTTTCCGCGGCAGTGTCCGCGGAAATTAAATCTAACTTTGATCTAAGTAAATTTAAAACCAAGAAAGGCTTAGATAAAAACGTTAAATTTAAAGATCAACAGTGGATTCCTTTATCTCCTGCTTTTCAAGAAGTTAGCTCTATTCCCGGAATTCCTATGGGTCATATTGTTATGCTCCGAGGACATTCAGATACAGGTAAAACAACTGCAATGATTGAAGCAGCTGTATCAGCCCAAACCAATGGTATTCTTCCCGTATTCATTATTACAGAAATGAAGTGGAACTGGGACCATGCCGTGCAAATGGGACTAGATATTAACATTACTCGAGATCCAGAAACAAAAGAAATTATCGATTATGAAGGTAATTTTATTTACGTTGATCGAGAAACGTTAAATTCTATTGAAGATGTTGCAGCATTTATTCTAGATTTGTTGGATGAGCAGAAGAAAGGTAATCTACCGTATGATCTGTTGTTTTTGTGGGACAGTATTGGTTCTATTCCTTGCGATCTATCAATTCGTTCTAACAAAAATAACAATGAATGGAATGCAGGTGCTATGTCAACTCAATTTGGCAATAACGTAAACCAAAAGATTGTAATGTCTCGTAAAGAATCATCACCTTATACTAACACACTTGTGGTAGTAAACAAGGTATGGACTTTAAAACCCGAATCACCAATGGGTCAGCCCAAATTGATGAATAAAGGTGGATATGCAATGTGGTACGATGCAACATTTGTAATTACATTTGGAAACATTATGTCTGCTGGTACTTCTAAAATTAAAGCCATTAAAAATGGTAAAGAAGTAGAGTTTGCTAAACGTACAAACCTCCAAATTGATAAAAACCACGTTAATGGTGTTACTACCCGAGGTAAAATTGTAATGACTCCACACGGTTTCATTATGGATGATGATAAAGCCATCAAGGAATACAAAAACATGTATGCCGAGGAATGGGCTCGCATTTTAGGTGGTGGAGATTTCTCAATCATTGAGGAAAACGAGGAAGCAAGCGTTGTATCCCAATTCGAACAAGAACCAGAATAACATGAAACACAAAGAACTATTTAAACTTCTTGATGATATCAAGGAGGAGGGGAATGAATCCTTACCTAAAAGACACGATAGAGTTTTATTGATAGATGGGTTAAATCTATTCTTTAGAAACTTTGCAATGTTAAACATGGTAAACCCCGATGGAGTTCATGTTGGAGGATTAGGTGGGTTCCTCCGTTCACTAGGTTCTTTAGTTAAACAAATCCAACCCACCGCTGTTTATGTTGTATTCGATGGGGCAGGGTCTTCTAGCAATAGAAAGAACCTTGTCCCCGAGTACAAATCTGAACGGCATACTCAAAGGGTAACTAACTGGGAAATATTTGATAATTTAGATGATGAGCATGATTCTAAAATTGATCAGATTGTACGTTTAATCCAGTATTTAAAGCAATTACCTGTTAAAACCCTAGCTATTGATAAGGTAGAAGCCGATGATATAATTGCGGTGTTATCCATGGATTTAGTTAAAAAATACAATTCCACAGTATTCATAGTTTCCTCAGATAAGGATTTTATTCAACTAGTAAATGATAAAGTTGTAGTATATCGTCCAATGGAAAAGGAATACTACAGCCCAAAAACAGTAACAGAAAAATTTGATGTACTAGCTGAAAATTTTATTCTGTATAAAACACTACTTGGGGATGCTTCTGATAAAGTACAAGGAGTTAAAGGATTGGGTCAAAAAGGTATATTTAAAAAATTCCCTGAGCTAAAAACTCAACCACTTACCTTAGATGATATATTTGAAATTTCAACTAGGAAATTTAAAGACCATGTAGTATATTCAAGAATATTACAAGATCAAAGACGATTAGAAACCAATTACAAGATTATGGATTTGTCAAAACCAATGGTAGATGAACGAGACATAGCTTATATTAACAATATGGTTGAATCTGATCTACCTGAGCTTAATTCTAAGAACTTTACTATAATGTATGAAGAAGATAAGTTGGGTGGAATGATCAAAAACGTAGATTATTGGTTGAAGGATAATTTCTTACATTTTAAAGGTTACAAAAATAAATGACGTTAAATTCTCTTAGTGCTTACGGACACGATTTTCAAATTAAAGTATTATCTTCGCTTCTAACACATAAAGAATTCTTAATAAACATCCACGATATTATCTCGGATGAATATTTTGACAATCAAGCTGTAAAATGGTGTGTTGGTGAGATTTTAAATTACTTTGATAAGTACCATACCGTTCCTACTCTAGAAATTCTTAAAATTGAATTGCAAAAAGTAGAAAATGAGGTACTACAGATATCGATCAAAGATCAACTTAAACAAGCATATATTTCTTCAGACGCAGATTTACAATATGTACAAGAAGAGTTTACAAATTTCTGTAAAAATCAACAATTAAAGAAAGCACTATTAACATCTGTTGATTTACTTAAGGCTGGGGATTTTGACGGTATTAGAAATTTAGTAGACAATGCTTTAAAAGCAGGTAACGATAAAAATTTAGGACACGAATATGTTAAAGATATTGAAGATCGCTATAGAGAAGACTCAAGAGCTGTTATACCTACGCCTTGGGAACTTATTAACAATCTACTCCAGGGTGGACTGGGAAATGGAGATTTTGGCCTTATATTTGGCAATCCAGGAGGTGGAAAATCTTGGTCTCTAGTAGCCCTAGGAGGCTATGCTGTAAAGTTAGGATATAATGTTTTACATTATACTCTAGAACTAGGAGAAAATTACGTTGGTAAACGATACGATGCATTTTTCTCTAAAATTTCGGTTACCAAAATTGATAGTTTTAAGCACAAAATAGAGGAATTAATTCCCCAATTGCCAGGACAACTTATTATAAAAGAATTTCCTACTGGTAAAGCTACGATTTCCACAATTGAATCCCATATTAGCAAATGTTCAGATTTAGGTGTTAAACCAGATCTTATTATAATAGATTATGTGGATTTGTTGTCTTCCAAGAAAAAGAATCGTGAGCGTAAGGAAGAAATCGATGATATTTATCAAAGCACCAAAGGATTGGCCCGCCAATTAAACATACCAATTTGGTCTGTTTCACAAGTCAATAGATCTGGCGCGCAAGATAAAATTATTGAGGGGGATAAAGCAGCAGGATCATATGATAAAATGATGATTGCTGACTTTGCAATGTCTCTTTCGAGAAAGAAAGAAGACAAAGTAAATGGAACAGGACGGTTCCATATTATGAAAAATAGATACGGGACAGATGGTTTGACATTCATGGTTAATGCCGATACTTCAACTGGGCATTTTGAGGTAACAGAATACCACGACCAAGATGAAGAAGACAGACCATCTCCCAAATCTAAATCTAATTCTTTTGATGATGTAGATGACTACGATAAAGAATTATTAAGGAAGAAATTCTTTGAACTAAACGACTAAACAATATATTAAATATGAGCAAACTTACAGAACCCCGTCATTTTTATAAGCCATTTGAATACCAACAAGCATTTGAGTTCTATAAGAACCAACATAGAGCACACTGGCTTGCAGATGAGGTGCCATTAGCTTCAGATTTGAACGACTGGAGATTGAATTTGAATGAAAGTGAAAAAAACCTAATTGGAAACATTTTAAAAAGTTTTGCTCAAACAGAAGTACACGTAAATGATTATTGGTCTGGTAAAATTTCACAATGGTTTCCAAAACCTGAAATTGTTGCTATGGCAGGTTCATTTGGTGCATTTGAAGCAATTCACGCTGAAGCATATGCTAGATTGAACGATGAATTAGGTTTGGATGATTTTCAGGCATTTATGGAAGATGAAGCATCTCGTAACAAAATTGAAAGATTGCTTGAAACCCCTTCCGATACACTAGAGGAAAAAGCATTGGCTCTAGCTATTTTTTCTGCTTTTACTGAAGGTGTAAACTTGTTTTCCTCTTTTGCTATCTTAATGTCTTTCCAACTACGTAATTTGCTTAAAGGAACAGGTCAAATCGTTGAGTGGTCCGTGCGAGATGAATCGCTACACTCACAAGCAGGCTGTTGGCTATTCCGTACATTGATGCAGGAAAATCCCGAGCTAGATACCGTAGAAATGCGAAATAACGTAATTGAGGCATGTAACTTATCTGTTAAACTTGAATTTGATTTTATCGACAAAGCATTTGAAATGGGTGAAATTGAAGGTTTAAATAAAGAGCAACTCAAGAACTTTATTAAAGCAAGAGCAAACGATAAGATGAAAGAACTTGGATACAACCCAGTTTATAATGATATTGACCCCGCACTATTAAAACAAATGGAATGGTTTGGTCACTTAACATCTGGAAAAACACACCAAGATTTCTTTGCAAATCGAGTTACAGACTATTCAAAGTCAACAGGAGATTGGTCCGATCTATAATTTATTAATTAACACTAAAATATGAGCACACAAGTAGATACCAGCAAATGGGTAAAGGGTAAAAATTTTCCAAATTGGATGGACGATATTGCAGTTAGCATTATCTCTAAAGGATACCTTATACCAGGTGAAGACGTTTATAAGGCTTTTACTCGAGTAAGTAAAGCAGCCGCAAGACGACTTCGTAAACGAGAACTCCAACCTCTATTCTATGAGGCAATTGAAAAAAACTGGCTATGTTTAGCATCTCCAGTATTATCTAACTTAGGTACTGAACGCGGAATGCCTATTTCTTGTTTCGGTATTGATGTAGAAGATTCTATTGAGGGAATCGCAGGGTCAAATTCCGAACTAATGAGATTATCTTCTCAAGGTGGGGGAGTTGGTATTGGAGTATCTCGTATTAGAGGTAGAGGTAAAGCCATTAAGGATAATGGTGTATCTGAAGGTGTAGTTCCTTGGGCTAAGATTTTTGATTCAACTATTTTAGCAACCAACCAAGGTTCAGTAAGAAGAGGTGCTGCTTCTGTAAACCTATCAATTCACCACCCAGATATTGAAGAGTTTTTGGGTATTAGGCGTCCAAAAGGTGATGTTAACAGACAATGTTTGAATCTACATCAATGCGTTGTAATTGATGATAAGTTTATGAACGATGTTGAAAACAAAGAACCTAAAGCATTAAAATTGTGGGGCGAAATTCTAAAAACTCGACTTGAAACTGGTGAACCCTACATTATGTACGAAGATAATGTAAATAATGCTAATCCTGAGGCGTACAAGCAAAACAATTTAAAGGTTTCAATGACCAACATTTGTAGCGAAATTTCCTTGTACACAGATGAATTGCATTCCTTCATTTGCTGTCTATCTTCTTTAAACGTGGCACGTTGGGATGAATGGAAAGACTACAGGTTTGAAAATGGTATGTCGTTGCCTGAGCTTACCACTTGGTTCTTGGATGGTGTATTGCAAGAGTTTATTGACCGCGCTAAGGGTATGAAATTCATGGAAAATACCGTTAGATCTGCTATTAAAGGCCGAGCAATTGGTATTGGGGTGCTAGGATGGCATACATTATTACAAACTAAAGAATTACCGTTTATTAGCGTTGCTTCTTCTGCTTTACGTAAACAAATCTCTAAGTTTATTTACGAGGAAGCAATTAAAGCTTCCAAAGCACAAGCAATTGAATTGGGTGAACCTGAATGGTGTAAAGGAACTGGCTTAAGACATTCCCACCACATTGCAATTGCTCCAACTGTAAGTAATGCTCACATTTCAGGTGGTGTATCTCCTTCAGTAGAACCGATTCCAGCAAATGTTTACAACCTTAAAACCGCTAAAGGAGTGTTTATCAAGAAAAACCGAATTCTTGAAGAACTACTAGAGACTAAAGGCTACAACATTGATAGTGTTTGGGATCAAATCCTAAAAGATCAAGGATCTGTACTAGGATTGCCTGATTATATCTTGACACAAGAGGAAAAAGAAGTATTCTTAACATTTAAAGAAATCAACCAGTTAGGTATTATCCAACAAACTGCTGTTTCTTATCCTTACGTTGACCAAGCTATTTCTCTTAATTTAAATTTTGATCCAAATGACTCACCAAAGTGGATTTCTCAGGTGCACAAAGAAGCCCATAGATTAGGTATCAAGACTTTATATTACATGAGAACAGAATCAGTTTTACGAGGTGATACACTCTCCAGAATGGATGACTGTATTGCATGTCACGCTTAATTATATTTTTTATATTACATTTTTTTGAGGGGCGCAAAGCGCCCCTCTTTTTTATATTTATAAACAAATCCCACGTTTTTCCTATTGTTATATAATGGTTGTTTTAACTTTAAACCCAAGTTAGAATGAGATTATTATATTTGTTTTTTGCTTTGTTATTAAGCATGAACCTCTATGGCCAAGAAGCTGTACGAATCGAAAATGTAACTAATAATATTGTACTAGGCCCATTTGCTAACAATAGAGATTTGGCTTTTGGTGTTAAAAATCTTTTAGAAGAAGTAATACAAGATAAAGGATTTGATTTAGATAACACCTCTACTAAAAGCATTAAAGTAGAACTACTTTATTTTGATGTATTAAAAAATAATGTACAATTGGGTGCATTTGGTAAAAACACAAGTGTTACCACAATTATAGCTAAAGCCTATTTAATCGAAAATGGTAAAGTAATTAAAACAACTGAGGCAAAAGGTCAAGCTAAAGACATCTCCACTGCAACTTTAATTATAGATCAGGGAGGTAAGTTTTCACAAGCAGGGGTTTCAACAGCGCTTAAAAAGGTTTGTGAACAACTTATTGATAACTTACTTCTATGAAAAAACTATTAATTCTTTTACTGCTATTACCAACACTTTCTTTTGGTCAAATTACTATTAACCAACAGATTGTTGAAGCTCCTCCTTATAAAGTAGGAGATGTAATTACTATAAGATATAATGTTAATACAGGAACCCAATCCCCAAGATATTTGTGGGTACGATACCAATACAACAATAAAATTCTAACTCCTGTAGCTAACAGTACTATCTACTCACAAGGAACTTCAGTACAAACCTTTAGCACTGAATGGGCTAACTTTAGATTTACTCCAAATCCAACAAAACCTTCTACATCTTTATACGAACAATATCAGTTAACACCTTGGAATTATGCCTCAAATTCAGATTGGAATTCAGGACAATTAACCATTCAAAGAACTGATGCTAAAATTGATGGGGATTTTGTTACACAAAAATTTACTATAAAGGATAATATAGTATACGATAACATACATCAAATATCCCTAGCTTATGCTATTGGGTCTAACTCCCAATTTATTTCCCCTGTAACAACTTCTGGCACTTCCATATCTTTAGGTACAGTAACAGGTGGATCTTCTTCATTTAAAGTAAAAGTAGCATTCCCTTCTAATTATGCTAGTATTGTTCACCACAATGTTCAAATAATGAAATTGAAAGTAGATGGAACAATTGATTTCTCACAACAACCTATTGCACAATTACCATTAGATGCAGCAGGAGAGGCAATATTTACCCAATTAAAAATAGGGGATGAAGTAGGTGTATTTGTTTCTCCTACTTTGCAAAAACCATTTATGAGTGATATCATAACTGTTTCAGATGCCTATAAAGCATTTTTAGGTCATTCACAAACTGATATTAATGGTAATAATACATTTTTTACGTATCCTAATTTGGAAAAAAGAGTAGGTAATGTATCTAAAAATGATGAAATATTCAATGAAACTGATTCTTATTATATATTTGCTTATGTAATGGGAATTGATGTATCCTCCCTTGCTTCTATTCCAACCCCAACTGCAACTTCGGTAGGATGGAATAGTGGATTATTAAATCAAAAATGGTTAGATGGAACCCCTACACATAAAGTAGTAATAACATCCAACAATCAAGTTGCAAATGCTGTATTTGCATGGGGTGGTGACTTGAACTGGTCTCATTCAACTGATCCCGCTGTAGTAGCACAAAATGTGCAAAACAATACTAACGTAACTAACAGAACTACAGCTCCTATTCAAATTGTAGGGTCATACCAACCTAAACAATACGAACAAGTTAATCTAAATGTTAGCTCTAAAATAGAAGCTGGTAAAGTAATATTATCAACTAATCTCCAAAAAGATGGATTAGCAGGTCTAGAATTAATCATGAAGTATGACGATACTCGACTCCAATTAGATAGAGTAGAATTTGATACGGGCAATACAATGACCAACTTCTGGACTAATGATAATGGAAGATTAACATTTGGTTCAATAGATCAACTTAAAACTGCTAGAATTAAAAAAGGCACTCCATACAGATTAATATTCACACCTAAAGTTCAATTAACAAATACTGCAGGACTATTCTATTTTGTGTTAACAGATGCCGTAGATGCCGCGGGTAACAAAATAAACTTAATAGTTGAATAATGAAATTTCTACTAGTTATATCATTTTTACTAATATCAACTTTAGGGTTCGGACAGAGTGTATCTGCTCCGGACTCTAAATCTTTTTTACAATCAACAAATGGGCAAGATGGTAGTGGATTTGTATTAAATGGGTTTAGTTCAACAGCAACTGTATTAGCATCAATCAGTTTAGTTAATCCACCAACAGGTACTACATTTAATTTAACCACAACAACAGGTCTAACCGCAGCTAGTGGATTCACTTTAGCAGGTAATAAAACTCGTTTAGTAGTAACAGGAACTATGGCCAATATTAACAATGCTTTAGCTTCCTTAAAAGTAAATACAGGCTCAATAAAAGGTAATATTCAAATATCAGTTGCTGCTACAATAAATCCAACTGGATTTTTTTATAATGGAACAAACGGACACTTTTATAGACCAATATCACAAGGGACAACTTATACAAATGCTAGAGCTGCAGCTTTAAACACAACATTTAAAGGTCAACAAGGATATTTAGTAACAATTACTTCAGCGGATGAAGATGCATTTATTTTTAATAATGTACCACAAGGTAATATTTGGTTTGCATTAACCGATGAAGCAAGTGAAGCAAGATGGACAATTGATGCAGGACCTGAAGCAGGAACTTTAATTAAAATCAATAATGGTCAATTAAATGGAAACATTCCTGGTCAATACAATAACTGGGCACCGGGTGAACCAAACAATAGTGGTAACGAAGACTATGCGGTAACAAAATGGGGTGGGGGTTCACAGTGGAACGATTTGCCAAATGGGTTTAATTGTGCTTACGTAATTGAATACGGAACTTGGACAAATCCAGATGATGCTATATTTACAGAGTTTTACACTAATAGTGTAACACATTCAAACGGAGAAATATTAAGAGCCCAATTTAATTTTAATTTTGGTGGTAATGTAGATGAAACTAGATTCACAACAAAATTGCTAGCACAATCCAATAACCAATATCTTCCAACTACAAATACTAACCGAACATTAAATGGGTTAGGCAAAGTAGAAATGACAAGTGATTTAGATACTGCTAAAATATCAAACGGTAAAAAAGGAACTATTGTTGCAGGAGGAGTAGAATGGTCCTATGTGAATATTTCAAATGGGGTAACAACACTTTATATTGATTTAAGAAAATTTGATCAAAATACACAACCAACTGATGTTAAAAAAGTTTCCATTTTAGATGCATACGATGGAGATGTAATATATCAACAAACCTCTTTGTATTGGGCACATTATATAGTTCCATCAACTCTCACAAAAATTACTGATGGGAGTTCGTCATTTGTAGGGAGCATAAGAAATTCTGGATATGATAACTGGGCATTTGCTTGTGAAATATCATTTAATAACATTAATGTATATAAACCCCATCAAGTTGAACTAAATACAACAAACCTATCTTCACTCTATAATAATGTAATAACAGTATCAGATGTATTTTTAGCATTTAAGGAGGTATCAAATGGTGGAATATTTGGAAATGAAAGTGGACTAGAATTTACAAATGGCATTCAATTTATGAACGCGGATGTAGATGGCAATGGAATGTTCAATGAAATTGATACATACAAACTTTTACAACATTTAACGGGTGTAGAAACTATTAATAATGGTTCAACCAATTTATCTGATTATGTAAAGATGTATTTAAAATCTGAATATGATGCTATTACAAAATTAAATTGGAATACTCAAAATAATAACACAAGAAATTTACTACCCTTTACTTTAAGCAATACTACCCTTAATAACATTTACAATATAAATGTAACTTGGAAAGGAGATGTAAACCTCTCCCATTCAGCTCAACAAACTCAATCTGCTAACAGAACTAATTCAGTTTTAAACGAAATTAATGCTTCGTTAATGGGAGAAATAATTGAGGGTAAAGTAGTTGTAACATTATCGTTAGACCCACTACAACAAGAAGTTGTAGGTACACAATTTCAAGTAAATTATGACAATACTAGGTTAAAGTTTGAAAAAGTAGAATTTATCACTAAAGGTAATCCAACTAATTTTGCAACCAACAGAGGTTCGTTTATAACATTAGGTTCATTAATAACAGATGGGTCAACCATATTAGATAAAACCACTGAATATAAAATTATATTTAACTTCGTAAATACTACAACAGATATATTAGGGTTAACTTCTATATCCTTAACAGATGCAGTTAATAAAGAGGGTAAACAGTTAAAGATAAAAATAAACTAATGAAAAAGTTAATAATACTGTGTTTTTTAATTTTTACCTCTTGTGTTGAAGAGATAATAGAACCCCCACCACCTCCCATTACGAATATATTTGACGTTAAAGAAAGTAAAGTAACTGATGGGCAAACTATAAATTTTGTACTCCCCTCAGCTGGAGTTTACACTTTAACATTGATAGATAAAGAAACTAACCAAGTTGTAAGTAGAGAAAAATTTAATGGCACAGTTGGCAAAAATAATAAAAAAATCTATACTAGTTCGATACAATCTCAATATTTATACGTGTTATTAGAAAATGTTGCTAAAACTGAAATCGGTAAAACAACTATAATAACAAAATAAGGCAACCTATGAAAAATTTCTTAATAATTTTAGCGGCATCTTTTATGCTAACTTCATGCTATGATGAAGTTGTAAATCCTGAAGTTCCTGTAACCGAAGTTAAGGATGTACTGAAAATAAATGGCCTATATGGCATAAAATTAGAAAATACATTTGTAACTGATGAGGTCTCTATAAATGTAAAACTCGATACCCCCGATAAGGTTTTAATTAGAATTTTTGATATTAACAATAGAGTAATTTCAAAAGAGGAAATTAGCGTAAAAGCAGGTAACAACATTTTAAAAGTATACACTGCTGCTTTACCTTCTTCCGCTTATCAAATTGCTTTATATAAGTCAAATGGAGTTATGTTAGGTATAACAGATTTTAATAAAATAAACTAAACAGCTATGAGCGAAGAACAAGAACAAGGTGGTGGATTCTTTTCCAACCTAAAAAATCAAATTATTACTGGAGCAGGAGCAATCCTTGCTACAATTGGAACTGTCTTTATAGACGAAATCAAATCTATAGTTGGTATTGAAGATGAGACTGAGCAAGTACAAGGTACCCAACAAAACAACCAACAACAGCAAAATGTTGTAATTAACATTCCAGAACAAAAAGCTGCAGAAACCAAAACTGTGGTTATTAAGGAACAAGCAGCTGCAGCCCCTGTGGAGAAAAAAGCTCCACCTAAAAAGACTGAAACAGAAAAACGTAAAGAAGAGGGGCTAGATTGGTAATGGAAAATAATACACAACAAACAGGGTTTAAGCAACTGCTAAACTCTATGATGCAAAGAAGATGGTTAATGACCTTAATTGTCTTGATTACTTTTATGTTTACAACATTCGGTATTATGATTTCTATTCACATGGACACTACAGTAGGACAGGAATGGAAAGAGTTACTACTATTGTTATTGGGTGCATTTATCGGTTCTTATGGTAAAATCATTGACTACTGGTTCTCTGATACAGATAAAGATAAAATGTTAGTCCAGAAAATGGACGAAGAAGATGGAGTTTCTTTATCAAACACAAGTTCAACAGAAGAAAAATGACAAACCGCGAAACAAAAGACAAAAACAGAAAAGCAATGGCTAAAGCCACTATTAAGGCTCAACAAAAATCTGGACTGTATAAAAAGAAAATGTAATGAGACTTACACTACTTTTTTTCATTTTAGCAATACAATCTCTCTTGGCACAAACCAAGAGGGATTCTGTTTTAGTAGAGACACCTGTTTTTACAGTAATGTATTCTGAAACTTTAGAGCAACCTCTTTGGATCAAATACAGATCTACAAACCGTCCTACAAATGTAAATAGAGGTCACATGAATTTCTATAAAGAAAAGAATATCCTTACCTCTGATGATGCCGACTATAAGGCAAATGTATATGATAAAGGACATGGAGCACCAGCTGCAACATTTTCCGATAATGAGGTAAATTTAAAGCAAACATTTTCGTACTTAAACTCTATAATGCAAGATCAATATCTCAACAGAGGTAGTTGGAGATTGTTAGAGGAACAAGAACGAAAGTGGGACGATGAAGAACCATTGACTGTAATAATCAAAACTTATTTTGATAAACCTGCAAAAAGAGTAGCAACAGGAGCAGCAATTCCCTCTTATATAGAAAAACATATTCATTTTGAAAAATCCAAGCAATGGAGATGTTACGTATTTTTAAATCAAAAACCTGAATACGAATTTGAACGAGCAGGTATGTTATGTAAACCAGAAAAACATAAACTCAAATAATCTATGAAAAATTTATTCAGTTTCTTAACATTAATCACTGTTATATTCATTTCTCCTGCAATCGGTGTATATTTTGCTCTTAACAGTGCCCACCCCGAAATTATATTTCTATCCTTTTTTACATTAAGTATAGTTTTATGGTTTAGCTTACGTAAAGTTTTTGGTTGGAAAATTGATGAACAAACAAGAAAAACTCACTCATGGTAAAATATCTTTTAAGTATTCCATTCTTTTTCCTATCTACTACTTTGTTTGGACAAGTAATAGGAAAAACCTCAACTGAAAGCTATCAAGCTGAATTTGAGAAATCTGCTTCTATATATTCTATTCCAGAATATAATGGTAAGCCTGTACCTGTTGCTTTATTAACAATTGGTATAAGCGATGAAGTACTAGCTCAATACCCAGAATTAGGTGACTATAGAGTAGGATTAGGTCTAGCTAACATTGTAGTAGCATTTATGGACGAAACTTTTAGATTTGAATTTGTAGAAACAAAGGATGAAATAAAGGATCGTATGATTGCTCAAATGAAAGCCTCAGACAAAGGTATTTCTGCAAATAAAATAGAGGTAAAAGGTAATATTGTACTAGCTAAATATTTAGGCTATGTTGAAGTATACGATTTCTCTATTTCCGAAGACGAAACTATAAACCTAAAAGATGGTGTAAAAAATACACTAGTAACTAGATTAGGCTTACAATTAAAGCTAGTAGATGCAGAAACTGGATTATATATGACTGGTTCAGGATTAGGTACCGCTACTACTACTCGTGAATTAACTTTATTAAGTGATCAAAATTTAGAGGAAGTAGCATTTAACCAATCCTCTATTGGTACTTCTACCAAAAAAGCTCTAGAAACTGCAGTAGCAAAGGTTGTAAAAAGAATGATACAAAAGGGTGTGTTTGATCACTAACCTAATGAAATATTTTCTTTTTATATTACTACTATGGGGGAATGTGGTCTTGGCCCAATCCCCCATTATCATGCAAACATACACCGATAGATGTACGGGAGAAACATTTACATTCTCTGTACCCGCAAACGGGCAAACTGTAGTAATGTTTTACAATAAATCACGTGTATTTACCGCAAATGATTTTACAAGTGGTGTGTTACGTGCCTGGCTAGAAGAAACATATACTTGGTGGAGAAACCTAAGTCCATGTTCTGCAGCTCAAACAACTACAACTGTAGCACAACAAACCGCTCAACAAGCAGCAAGTTCAGCTGCATCAGCAGCTACTAATATACCCACTCCTCCCTCACCACCACCTTCAAATCCACCACCTAGTTCAGGATCTTCTTCTAGTAGCTCTTCTAGTTCAAGCAGCTCTTCTAGTTCTAGCAGTTCTTCTTCCCAAGAAAAAAGTGGAGGCGAAACAGAAAAAAGTGGTGGTAGTACCGAAGAAAAAAGTGGTGGATCTGAGGAAAGTAGTAGTTCCGAAGAAAGTAGTAGTGAATCTGAATCTTCAGATAGTGAAGAAAGCTCTTCAGAAGAAAAAAAAGAGGAGAAAAAAGATGACAAGAAAAAATCCACAACTCCTCCTATAGTAGTTGCAAACGTAGCATCAATACAAGGTTTAGATGGTAAATGGGCTAGTGCTCTATCTTTGGGTGTAAGTAAGTCTTCTTTACTTGGAGACAAATCTTATGGGGTAAACAGTATGATATGGTCCAATATGAAACAATTTTTGGTTGTTGGAAACTATTCAAAAACACATATAGTAAAAGGTGAAGTAGACATGATTAGTTCTACTACTGTAGGTGCAGCTAAAATGTATTCAACCTATTTATTTTCTATAGGCCACAGCAAAGTATTTCCAGGTAGAGATGGGTCTGTATTTGGATTTAACTTTGCCAATAACATGATGTCTATAGAATTAAGTCCTATAAAACGTGAATTATCTGGATCCTTTAATACAGTATTTTTTTATACTAAACCATTTAACTTTACTAGACTATCTATAGCTCCATTAGCGGCTTTAGCCTCAAATTTGGTTACCTATAATTTTAGTACCCGAACTATGGATATGCCCCATTCACATATTTTATTAACCGGAAATAATTTCAACTACGCTATAACACAAAGATTTGTAGCTAACTTAGGTATAATGGCTACTTCATCTTTATCTAATGAATTTCCAACCACCTACGCTGTAACTATTGGTTCTAGATTTCAATTTTGATATGTATAATAGATAAAATAATGTTTTACTCAAATATGTTGTGCCATGTTTAACTATTTAAAAAATAAATGGATGGCTTTCAAGGACATTTTTAAAGACAACAACTCTTACAACGAAAAAAACATCGTAGGATTTGGATCATTTGCGGTAATGGCAGTATTTGCGGCCGCAGACATTGTAACTGGTATATTAGGTATGCCGTTAGAAATTACCGATATCATTTTCAACTCATTTGTAATCATTACATTGGGTTCTTTTGGTATTGATGGAGTAACTAAAATCTTTAGTAAAGACAAAAAAGAAGAAGAACTATGAGCTTAAAATCCTTACAAGCTAAAATTGGAGTTGCTGCAGACGGTGCATTTGGACCTGGTACTTTAAAAGCAGCTATGGCGTATTACAAAATGACTCCTGAAAGAGCAGCACATTTCTTTGCTCAAACTGCTCACGAAAGTGGAAACTTTAAGGCATTTGCCGAAAACTTAAACTATGGTGCTTCAGGTTTAACTACTACTTTCAAGAAGTATTTCCCAACTACAGAAAAAGCATTACTTTATGAGCGCAAGCCTGAAAAAATTGCTAACCTAGTTTATGGTAACCGTATGGGAAATGGAGATGAAGCATCAGGTGATGGATTCAAATTCAGAGGTAGAGGTGCTCTACAATTGACTGGTAAAGATAACTACAAAGTATTCTCTGAATACTTGAAAAAACCAGAAATCATGACTAATCCTGATTTAGTAGCAACTGAGTATGCTTTCGAATCTGCAATTTTCTTCTTTGACAGAAACAAGCTATGGGACATCTGCGATAAAGGTGTAAACAAAGACACAATCTTAGCTCTCACTAAGAGAATCAACGGTGGAACTCACGGATTAGCTGATAGAGAAGAAAAAACACTTAAGTATTACGGCTTCCTAAAATAATATTTTAGAATGAAATCCAGCTTAAGTTTAATTGTATCTTCTATTAGCATGACTACAGCTTTTGTATGCTCATATTTTATGGAAATTACAATGCAAAACGCCGAACAATATTTAGCTATTACAGCTCTAATATTTGCTGATGGATTTTTTGGAGTAATTGCGGGAGTAAAGAGAGAGGGATTCAAAACTTACAAAGCAGTTAAAATATTAAAAAATTTATTATTTTGGATTATATTTTTAACTGTAATACTAGGAATTGAAGCTAATTTTAGTGGAACATTTTGGTTAAGTGAAACTATAATTACCCCTCTAATCATATTTCAGCTAATAAGTGCTTTAAAGAACGCATCAATGGCAGGGTTTGTTAAAATAGATGAATTAAACAAGATACTGGATAAAATAGATAAACATAAAGGGGAGCGATCCTAAAAAAATAAGGTTGGATTTTATCCAACCTTATTTTATATTTATGACTATGTTAAAAAATCTAAAACAAAGTATATTTCCATTTATTATAGCATTTTCTGCACTATCTGTTAGTGCTTCTGCTGCTTTCTATTCTATAAGTGGGTTAAGCAAACTATTTGCAGGGGCTTCATTTGAAGTAGTAATCATGGCTAGTTCTTTAGAAATATCTAAACTAGTAATTGCCTCTTTACTGTATCAATATTGGAATACTATAAATAAAGTATTACGTACCTATCTAATGGTAGCCACAGTAATATTAATTCTTATCACCTCTATGGGTATTTATGGTTTTTTATCTGCTGCTTATCAAGAAACAGTTAATAAAGCGGGCAATATAGATGCCCAAATATCTTTGGTAGAAGTCAAGCGAGATAACATTAAAGAACAACTTACAGTATACACGCTCGAAAAAGAAAATATCACTAAAGCCATTGCCGATCTACGGGCAGGACTAGCTAATAACATTATACAATACAAAGACAAGGATGGTAATATGGTCACCTCTACCTCTTCAGCTACACGCAATGCTTTAGAAAAACAATTAGATCAAGCAGTAAGCAGACAAACTGACGTTAATCTTAAGGTTGATGAACTAAACACTCAACTCTTTGAATACGAAACCCAAATTGTAGAAATTAAAACTGGAAGTGATCTGGCTGGAGAACTAGGACCTTTAAAATACCTTTCAGGTCTTACGGGTGTAGCTATGGATAAAATAATAAATGTACTACTTTTAGTTATTATATTTGTGTTTGACCCACTAGCAATTTCTCTAGTAATAGCTGCTAACTTTGCATTTGCTCAAATAAATCCCATAAAAGAAGAACAACAGTACGATCCATTAGATTTAAATAAAGATGGGATTGTAGATGAAAATGAAGCTTTAGCTGCTAAAAAGCAAATAGAAGAAATTGAAACTAGAATGCAAAATCCACTATCAGGTTGGAGATTAAAAAAATTAATGAATCAAATTAGTTCCTTAAAATCTAAAATTGGAGAAGAAGACGAAATAAAAACATACTAAAGCTTGGCTTCCCTAAATATAGTTTGTACATTTATATCAAATAAAAGTTATGATTTACTCTCCGACATTTCCAAAACCGTACATTCAAGAAAAGCTTTCCAAGCTTCGCAAACTAAAATACAACCAATTTAGATGGTGGAGAATGTACGACAATCCTGTTTTACCTTTGCCAAATAAGGCACCATTGATTGATAAAATCTTGAATGGTGATTTTGATTACCCACACTATAAACTCCAGGCTGAACTAGTAGAACACGAGCTAAACGAATTAGCTCAAAAGTGTGGGGGCAACAATGAAAAATTTGGAGAAAAAAGTGCGCTATTACGTGCTAAAAGAAAAAGATTGCTTGATGACTTTGAAAAAGAAGAAAATGATAAGCTAGATAGAATATTTAAAGAGTTTATTAAAAACTTTGCTTTAACCAAAGAACAAATTGAGGAAGAAATGCTAAGATTTGTTGGTAATTTAGGAGAATTTTATTATTATATGGGAGTTAGATACCAAAAAGTACAAAACCCAAACAGACGCGGACGTAAAAAGAAAAATATATGATCAAAGTTTCACACGAAGTACCTAGATGTTTATTAAAAGCATCCCTTGAATTTAATGATTACCAGTATTGTCTACCCCATTTGCTAGATCAGGATACAGCTTATAGAAAGCACTTCTATGATTTTAAAAAATCAGGTGGGTATATTATAATGGACAATTCGTTACATGAACTAGGAGAGGCATATGACCACGAACGTTTAATGTTCTGGGTAAATGAGCTTGAACCTGATGAATTTATTGTACCTGATGCTTGGATGGATATTGATACTACTCTTAAAAATGCTGAAGAGTGGATTAAACTTAAATACCCTTCAAACACTACACCAGTAGCAGTAGTACAAAGTAGAAGTTTTAAAGATGCAGAAGAATGTTATCTTACGTTAAAAAAACTAGGATATAAAAAAATCGCATTCTCGTATGGAGCGGATTGGTACATGGATAAATTCCACGGTATTCACGTAGATAAAGCAAAAATGCTAGGCCGAATATCAGCTGTAAAGCAAATGTTCCATAATGGTACTATCCAGAAAAATGATAGAGTACACCTCCTAGGATGTTCTTTACCACAAGAATTTGGATGGTACGAAAATTGTTCGTACATTGAGTCAATCGATACTTCAAATCCAATTATGGCTGCTTTAGAAGGTATTAGGTATGATGAGTTTGGTTTGGTAACAAAACCAAAGGCAAACATGAACGATTATTTTAACATTGATGTTAAAAATGTAAATTTAAAATTAGTATTATACAACGTAGAAACATTTAAAAAAATTAACGAGTTATGATTTCACTATATGATTATTTAGGAAAAGCCGCAGGTAGAGAACTTGGGGGAAAAGTTTGGCAATATTCTCTTATTAGAGGAGTAGTTTCTGGATTTAGAACAATAGAAAATCCAATGTACAAAGGAATAGTTGCCTTGTATCCTAAAGAGTTTTTGGATGAGTTTTTTCTAGTGCAAAAAATATTTGATAAATAATATGGGACTGTACTTAAAAGGTGCTTTAGACATGGGAGTTAAATTCCCATCCAACCTAAACGAAGGTATCACTTCTAGTCAAGAAGATTTGAAGGAAATGCTTGCTAAAGTTTGGAACAACCAAAATAACTTGACAAAAGAGGATATTAAAACTCTAGAGTATTTATCTAAAAAATAACGTTTGCCTATACGTTTAAAATACCTGGTAAAATTAAAAATTATACAAACAAATGAAAAGCGTAGTAGTATCACTAAGCGGAGGAATGGATTCCTCAACATTATTATTAAGAGCATTATCTGAATATGATAACGTAATTGCAGTATCTTTTGACTATGGTCAGAAACATAGGGTGGAGCTTGAACGAGCTCAAGAGTTAATAAATTATTTAAATACTTGTGTAAATTGCTCATCATTTGAACCTATCAAAATCATTTACCAAATAATTAAACTTGATGGTTTAACTCCACTACTTAACTCTGCTCTTGTAACTGGTGGAGCGGAAGTGCCAGAAGGCCATTACGAGCAAGATAACATGAAAGCTACAGTTGTTCCTAACCGTAACAAAATCTTTAGCTCAATTGTACAAGCTATTGCTTTGTCTACTGCTAACCAAAACGAATCTACTTGCGATATTGCACTAGGTATTCACGCAGGAGACCATGCAATTTATCCAGACTGTAGACAAGAATGGAGAGATGCAGACGATCAAGCATTTAGAGTTGGAAATTGGGATGTTGGAAGAGTTGGACACTTTACACCTTACCTACACACAGACAAATTTGGTATCTTACAAGATGGAGAACGATTGTGTAAGAAATTAGGTTTGCCCTTTGACGAGATTTACTCAAGAACAAACACATCTTACAAACCAATTCAACACCTAGTAGAAAAGAAAATTAGTGTATTGGCTAATCTTTCCGAGATGCAACAAATTCCAGTATGGTTTAGCGACTATAAAAGTGCAAGTAGCGTGGAGAGGATAGAAGCCTTTATTAAATTAGGTAAACCTGATCCAGTTGCTTATGCAGACGAAACCGGACCTGTAAGTTGGGAAGTAGCTAAAGCCCATGTAGAGCAAATATTAGCTCAACATCAAGCTTAAGCTATTGATGATTGTCCTATGGTGTAACGGTAGCACAAGTGGTTTTGGTCCACTTAGACGAGGTTCGAATCCTTGTAGGATAACATACGGGCCTTTAGCTCATTCGGTTAGAGCAGAACACTCATAATGTTAAGGTGGCAGGTTCGATTCCTGCAAGGCCCACAAAAAATAAATTTATAAACTAAAAAAATATGGAAATAGTATATTTTACCTTAGGTGCCGCTACAGTTTTATTAGTAATTGGAGTTGCAATTATGATTAGGATAGGTATTCTAGTAAGAACATTACAAGAAGATCTAAGAGATCATGAAAGAGGAACTCATGATGTGGCAGTTGATTTACATCGTAGAATTGATAATGAATTAAGAGATTTACAATCTCAATTAGATTCAAGATTGAGTAAACTTGAAGATTAAAATAGTTCTTTGATATGTATATTGTAGAGTGTTGAAATTGGCAGACATGCCCACCTGTCTCGTGGGCGGGGGTAACGAAATAAAGTAAGGATATTGGGGTAGACCACCGGCTTGCAAGCGCTATTTGTCCTTTACCTAATTGCCCCGTGGATGGTTCGAATCCTCCCTCTACAGCCATTATTCCTCCTTAGCTCAGCTGGTTAGAGCACATGACTGTTAATCATGGGGTCCTTGGTTCGAGCCCAAGAGGAGGAGCACCAGCTCCTAAAGCATTGCTGGCGATGCGCATGACTTGTAATCATGATAACTTGGTTCGATTCCGAGTGGGAGCTCAACAGTACCTCGATACTTCTCATAAGAACAGTTCTGAGGTCTTATTGTGATATAAGTGAATAGCCCAAGGCATAAGCTAGAATCACACCCCTAACCACTATTCAAATGACGATTTGATTATGTTAGGGTTTTAACAACACCCTATGACGAAGGAACTCAATTGAGAACTAGAAGTAAGGGCACTATGCACATAGGGTGTTTTTTATATTTGCTCGGTTCGTCTAGGGGTTAGGACGTATCCCTTTCACGGATAAAACACGGGTTCGATTCCCGTATCGAGTACAAGATTGTAACGATTCGAAAGAATGACGGAACGGACGCTATGAATGAAATGGTAATCTTTGAAACTGTAGAAAGGAGTATAAGAGAAACAAACCGTACAGACGTTACAATCTCCCTCTTTAAAGGAGTATAGAAAGTTATTTGAAATATGGGGTTGAAAGGTATAGATTGGCAATGTAAATGAAGTAGATGATGCAAGCCGGGTTAGATGGAAATCCGTAAATACCTATCGAACAATAAGAGGCGAAGAGAAATCTTCATTCACCTTCGAAGATGCTTTGGCATTCGTAGGTGCTGATTACGCTGTAGCAGCCTAATCTTTCCCGCACACATCGTGGGGTGTTAAAAAGAATGTGTACCAAGGTGGAAAAGTGATTGAACCCGAAATCGAATCACCCATTGGTTGTCAGGTTTACGATGGTGAAGAACAAACCGACTATTTTGTTTATTAAGAAAAATAAACTAAGCTTGTGAATGAGTCCTTTAGTTAGTTGAGCAAGACGGCGGTTCGATTCCGCCCAACTCCACTTTTATTATTAAAAATTATGGCACTATTTAAAGATTTAAAAGAATTACAAGAAGAATTGCAATACTGGAAAGAATACGAGCCTGTAAACAATATGGGAAAATGGTATGTAAGTGTCAGAATTGATAAAATAAAAAGAAAAATTAAAGCAGTTGAAGAAGAGTTAAAGAAAAGAAAAAATAGATTGGCTACTTAAATCTCATTTCGTACCTTTATATTATATTAAATGCCGGGATGGTGGAATAGGTAGACACGCAAGACTTAAAATCTTGTTCGCCAACGCGAGTGCGGGTTCGATTCCCGCTCCTGGTACTATTAATAAACATATTTATATTTATAACAAACAAAAACAAACAAACAAAATGAAAAAAGTAACAATGATTTTCGCTGCAGCAGTAATGTTTGCTGTAGCATCTTGTGGAGCTAAGAAAACTGAAGAAGTGGTAGTTGACTCTGTAGCAGTTGAAGCTGACACTACTGCTGTTGATAGCGCTGCTGTTGTAGTTGCTGACAGCGCTGCTGTTGAAGCTGCTCTCTAATAAAGCAGTTCACAAGATGAATTAAGGAGCTTGGAGACCCAAGCTCTTTTTTTTACCTTTATATAAAATAAAATGTTATGATAAAAGATATTAAATATTTCTTCAAAAGAAAATACCAACAGGTAGAACGAGTAATTGACTTCCTACCAATTATTTGGAATGGGTTCGATTTCGATTATAGCTATTCAATAGAACTGTTCAAAAAACAACTAGAAAGACAGGCTAAACTATTTGAATCAGATCCACTAAATCCAGACAGATCAAAACAAAACGCTTCACGAATTAGAACTGCAATTCAACTGATGGATAAAGTTTATAATGAGGACTACAGTATGGAATGGATAGATACCATTGAAGTAAAATATGGTTCAGAAGTATTAGACTTTTGGTTTGAAGATGCAGGTGAAGGTGATGGTTCATCTTTTTTGAGGTTAGAATATGAGAAATGGGATAATTCAAAAGAAATTGAAAAAGTTCAGAAAAAATTATTATTAGAATCAAGAGAAAAACAAAAACGAGCACATAAGTTACTTTGGGATTTTATAGAACATAATATTCAATATTGGTGGGACTAATATGAAACAGACAGCAATACAACAAGCCATTGTAATAGTTAGAAGTAGAATAGAGTCAATAGACGAGACTTTAATGGGTAAACATACCGCTCATCATCTTCAGCAGATTGAAAGAGTTTTATATGATTTGCTTGAGGCAGAGAAGGAGCAGATAATTGAATCTTGGTGGGATGGTTGTCAAAATTGGGATAATGAAAAAGAAGCAGAACAATACTATAATGAAACATACAAATAAAATGGTAAATATTGAATCTAACCCATTAAATGGTAATAGTTTTATGAATGATTTAAGAAATAAATATATGGAAAAGCAAACCGCAGTAGAATATTTATTTGAACAGTTATGGGATACTCCAAAGGATAAGTTGACTTGGTACAGTATTTTATCAAAAGCTAAAGAAATGGAAGAAACCCAAACAATTAAATTTGCTTATAGTTTTTTAGATAACTGTTTTACAAAAGATGGAATTATACAAAAATCAGCGGGTGAATACTACAACGAAACCTTTAATACTAAAGAGAAATGAAAACCACAGAAGAAATAGTAAATGAAATGATGGAACAAACTGATGAGATGTTAGTTGAAATCCATAAAAATCTTAGTGAGAAAATTGGAGAAGCATCCGCAGATAAATGGGTTGAGATGCTTAAAAAAATTAGAGAAAAAGAAATCGAAAGACAAACAAAATGAAACTATCAATCAACGAAGTATGGGGTCAAGTTTACTTTCTCCCGTTTATAAAACTAACACACACACGCCAATTAAATGGTGATTTAGAATTAATTATTGGTTATCTAAAATGGGAACTAGTAATAGGAATGTAAAAGCTACAGAACAGGGGTACCAATACTGTTCTAAATGTCAAAAAGAAACTTGGCATACTCCCAAACTAGGACTGGTACGTGAAAATAGTAGAAAATGTGATGTGTGTAATAGTGTAAACCAAATAGAAAAATAATATATGGGAACTTTAGTTGCAATTGGAGTTATTTTAGTATTTACAGGTATGATATCTGTTCTCTGGGTACGAGGAATTAATTATATGGATAAAAACCACCCAGATTATAAAGGTTATGATTTGTTTGACGAAGAAGAAGATGGCAAAGTATCTTAAAACCGCATTCATAAGGGATTTAGAAATTCAACTCCATAATGAAGAAATATCTTATGGTCGAATGCTAGAGCTAATACAAGAAGAAGTAATTAAAAATTACAAACAAGATATAAAACAAAATAAATTATAAGGTTATGGCAAAAAGATTAACACTAGCAGAAAAACAAAATTTATTCGTTGAAAATGCAATCAACAAAATGTTTGAAATTGCAGGACATGATGTCACTTACAATGATATAAAAGGTAGACAAGACAATTGGTATGCCCAATGGACTATGACCATGGATCAAAGCGAGGAGTGGAGAAAATGGGGTGTAGCTGAAATTAAAAAACAGTTCAAATACAGTACTGTAATGGCTGAAAGAGAAATGGGAATGGTTTCTCTAATGTGGGGGTTAAAATTTAGCGATTTTAATAAATAAGCTTGGAATTCCAAGCTTTTTTTCTTACATTTATATCATGGAAAAAGAAACATACAAAAACAGGTACGGAGACATTTACACATTCACTCCCACAAGTGATGGTAATATCCTATGGGAAGGTAGTTTTAGCTATACACGATTTGCATGGCCCAATGACTACACAGCAGCTTACAATGCCTACCTTGAGCAAGGTGGAACTATGCCTCTAAATGAATTCAAAAAGAAGATTCATGAATGGGATGAAGAGAAAAAAGAATATGTTATGGGTAGAGATTTGGTAAAACTGATTAAATCAGATTTATCTAAAATTGATATGGTTGATCCTTCAGGCGGACCTTATATAGGTACAGGAATGGAATGGATGGGAAAAATTATAGTAGGTATTAAACCCCAAGAAAGTGGGTATTTGCTTATAACTGAAGATATTGAAAAATAAGTTATGATAGATGTAAAAATCAGATGGAATACTAAATGTCAAGATAATCATTCCTATTGGCGTATTTTAATTGATGGAGTTGAACATATTTGCTCAGATGTTATAATTGAAGTCCCAACATATACTACTCAGGATGAAGTGTGGGATAGTTTAAGAGATCAAGAAGTTATAAAACACCATATTAGCTGTAAAGCTAACGAAATTATTTGGAAAGGTAGTATTGTAGTTGTAAAATAAACAAAATATGCTAGAAATTGTAAGACACACTTTTGGGTTGTGTGGAGAACACTCTCACCCAAATCTTTTCACTTTATTTGCAAGTGGAGTTGGATTTACGGGTATTTATTCGTACATTAAATACAAATATTTTACTAAAAACAAACAATAATTTATGAAACAAATTCTTTATTTCACCGCTTCATGGTGTCAACCTTGCCGTATGCTAGGTCCTATTATGGAATCTGTAAAAGGACAAGTTAACTATTCAAAACTAGATATTGATGCTGAACAAGATTTAGCTATTAAATACAAAGTTAGAAGTGTACCTACTTTGGTTTTGGTTGAAAACGGTGTTGAAAAAAACAGATTAGTAGGAGTACACCAATCACCTGAAATTCTAAAATTTTATAACAGCTAATTAGTTATGGGAACATTTCAATCAAGTAAGTTATTTGACGGTTATTCTACCGTCTTTAGACAATGGAAAGCAGATACTACACACTGTAAATTTTTACATGGTTATGCAGTATCCTTTAGAGTATGGTTTGAAGGTGAACTAGATGAGAGAAATTGGGTATGGGATTTTGGTGGTATGAAAAGAGCCAAAAATACAATTCAAGGTAAATCTCCTAAAGATTTTTTCACCTGGTTATTGGATCATACTATGATTATAGCTGAAGATGATCCATTTCTGGAATCATTTAAACGAATGGATGAAGCAGGAGTAGTACAACTAAGAATTTTACCTGCTACAGGATGTGAAAAGTTTGCAGAATACCTGTATAATGTTATTAATGAATTTCTAGCAGTAGAAACTGATGGTAGAGTTAAAGCATCAAAAGTAGAAGTATATGAAAACAAAAGAAATGCAGCGAGTTATGGCAAATAGAAAAAGTACAATAGCAGAGGTTGAACAGGAACTATATGAAGTACGTCAAAGACAATCATTAAATAAACCAAAAAATATTCCTGATCCCGTAAAACACCCTGATCCTAAAAAACATCAACAAATTTCATTTGTTAAATCTGGAGTTAGGATTGTAGCATGTCTTTTAGGATTTGCTGGGATGTACGAAATAGGTTTTCTAGGCTTATTTTTAGCTGAATTAATTGGGGTTTACGAGGAATTGGTTTAAATTAAAAATACATGAACAAATTAGGTAGAATTGAAGACTACAATAAGGTATTACCTATTGTAGAACTATATACAGCGGTTCAATCCGAAGGAAGTAGAGCAGGTTATCCAACTATTATTATCCGAACCACAGGTTGTACTCACAGATGTTTCTTTGGAGAAGGAGGATGGTGCGACAGCTGGTATACAAGTATCCATCCAGAAAAAGGTACATTTACCTTTAATGACATCATCAAAATGTATGACGCTAATCCCCACATTTCAGAAATGATGTTAACAGGCGGTGCTCCAACTATGCACCCTGCTTTAGTAAACGAACTAACACATTTCGCAAATGAAAGAAACATATTCATCACCATTGAAACTGAGGGATCGCATTTTCTCCCTACCGATTATCCTATTAATCTCGTTAGTATTTCTCCTAAGTTTGCTAATAGTGTCCCCGTTCTTGGGGCTGTTACGCCGCAAGGAAAAGTAGCAGATCAAAAGATGATCGATCAACACAACAAACTTAGATTGAATTATGCTTCAATCGCTAGAATGATTGCATACCATGATAGCTACCATCTAAAACCAGTTATTGACAAGAATTTAGCTATTATTCCCGAATACGAGGAATTTTTAGATGCACTAGCTGTAGAACTACAGAGCATAAGAGATGTACAAGATGCTTTCTTCTATACAGTATCTGATGTAGATGACATTCGAGACATGTTAAAGTTTAATACCTGGATGATGCCTGCAGGAGATGATAGACCTGCACTATTTGAATCTTATCCTGTTGTAATGAACTACTGTAGAGATAATGGCTACAAGTTTACAGGTAGAGAACATATTATGGCTTTTGGTACTGAAAGATGTGTTTAATTTGGGATCCCAAATCAGGATTCGTATATTTACAAAAAATAAGATAGTTAATGGAAAATAATAGAAAGAAAAAACACACAAATTTAGAGGTAGTACCCGTAGGGTTTGCAAATGGTATTTCAACTCAATTAGCTGCTAAACGTGCTTTGTTTGGAGAAGCAACTGAGCTAACTGAAACAGAAAAAAATGATATCATCCAAAAAGCTACTAAAGCATATGGAGAATTTTTAACTGCACTAGGTTGTGATTGGGAAAACGATCCCAATTCAGCTGATACTCCTAAACGAGTAGCTAAAGCATATGTTAATGATTTGTGGAAAGGTAGATTTTCTCCAATGTCTGAAATTACATCTTTCCCAAGTGATGGATACGATGGAATTGTAATTGAAAGAAATATTCCACTTACTTCAATGTGTTCACACCACCACCAAACAATTGGAGGAGTAGTTCATATTGGTTACGTGGTAGGTTTGGAAGGTAGAGTGATTGGTCTTTCCAAACTAAACCGAATTGTAGAACACTTTGGTCGTAGAGGGGCAATTCAAGAACAACTTACCTCTGCAATTCACCAAGCAGTAGATAAAATTACTGAAAATAATAAAGGTGTAATTGTTACAGTTGTAGGAACACACAATTGTGTTTCATGTCGAGGTGTTAAACATCAAGGTGCATCTATGGTGACAACAAAAGCTTCTGGCGTATTTATGGACAATAGCAACCAAGCACGCAAAGAATTTTTTGACAGCATCAAAATCAATAATGGAAACCACCCGGTATAAAATGTTAAAAGTAGGAAATAAAATTATATTAAATTGGGAAAATGTAGGTAGTCTTGTAAATAAGATTTGTGCTACAATTTTAAAAGATTTTCCTAATATTGACTCAATTCATGGTATCAAACGGGGGGGATTAATTCCCTCTGTTATGATATCCCATCAATTAAATTTACCGTGGACTTACGAAATATTTCCTAATACTTTAGTAGTTGACGATATCTGTGATAGTGGTGAGACATTAACAAATTATGCAGGAGTTTACACTGCAGTTCTGGTTTACAAACCACACACATCCACTTTTAAACCTAACATATATGCCCGAGTTCATAGTGGAGATGAGTGGATTATCTACCCTTGGGAAAGTGAAAAAGCAAAACCAATTCAAGACTATAAGCTATGAAATTAGGGGATTGGTTGGAAAAGCTAATTTCTATTATTACCTTTAATCAAGGTAAAAAGATCGCAACTTACATAGCTAAACTGTTAGGTAAAGAAGATTGTGGGTGCGAGCGAAGAAAACAAAAATTAAATAATCTATAAACTAAAAATTAAAAGTTATGATGTACTGGCAAGTAGATGTAAAACTCGAGTTTACAAATGATCGAGGTAAAGTTCAAAAAGTTACCGAAAAATATCTAGTAGAAGCATTTTCTGCAACTGAAGCAGAAGCTGTTATCTATAAAGAATTTGAAGGTGAAAGTAATTTTACAGTTGAAAAAGTAGCTAAGTCTAGAATTCTAAAAGTAATTAACATTGAACAATAATAATCTAAAGTATCTATACTGTATCCAGTATAAAACTATTGATGGTCAAGCCCACACTTTGCACCCTTGGTTTGAAACTCACCCAGATGATAGTGTAATTAAAAAAGAAATTCATAAAGTTGAAAAACTATCTAGAACTGAACCTGATTTTGTTTATTACATGGTTTATGATAAGTCTCAAGAAGTACCATTTGTAGATGAAGTAGAAAAATTTAATGCTACATTTGGTAAACCTAATAATTATAAACCTAATATTCCAAGTAGAAACGAGTGGGAGTTTGTTTACAACTTTGTTTTAGAGGAACTAGAAGAGTATAAAGAAGCATGCGAAAGTGGAGATATCGTTGGAGTTTTAGATGCTCTTTGTGATATTACGTATGTTTCTTTAGGTAATGGAGTTATGTTGCATGGGCTTAGACGCAAAATCTTACCAGCGTATGCTGAAGTTCAAGCCTCAAACATGTCAAAATCTTGTTTAACCGAAGAAGAAGCAAGACAAACCGTAGAATTGCGCTCTAAAGAACAAGGTGAACCGTGCCATTACGAGGAAAAAGGTGATTACTATGTAGTTTATCGTACACGCGATCGCAAAGTAATGAAATCTATTAATTATTTTAAACCTGATTTAACGCAATTCTTTAGTGTTACTGAAATGAAAGATTGCGAAACAAAACATGATTCAGATACTATAATTTAAAAAAAAATGTTATGTTCTTAAAATGTACTAAAGGCCACCCAGGAATTCTAGAAGAAGGACAAATATATGAAGCATATATGGTCACTGAAAATGGGCATTTTCTATTACTAGGAGTTGATCCTCCTTCACCTCATACTTGCTTTAACAAAGAAAGGTTCGTACCTATCGATATTGATGATATTAATATTGAAGAGGTATTTGAACTTACTATGGAGCTATGAGTTATAAAAAATGTTATGCTACTCGATTAGGTGGAAATAAATATAAAATTCACCTATGGGATGAAGCTGGTTATGATGAGATTGAGTGGTCTAATGCAGCTTATCAAGAATGTGATGAAAGTGAATCCGAATTTAGGGGCTTGAATTATGAGCCCCTAAAACGGGTTTACAAATGGGATAAAAATACTACCCATTTGCATTTTCATGACATGAAACCTCACCAAAAATTTCTTATTGAAAGATATAAGACAGACGATACTCCATCCAAAGGACATAGAGAACTATTTTTCGATATAGAGTGCGAAATTGGAGGTGCTTTAACTGAAGAATACATTGAAAAGGCTCCTATGCCTATTACCTCTATAGCGTATTGGGATAAAACACCAAACAAATGGGTGATTTTAATTTTGGATAAACAAAGCCAACTACAACCCTTTAAATCCGAAGATAAAGAAATTATTCCTATTGCTACCGAAAGGCAATTGCTTACTAAATTTATTGAACATTTTAGATCAATTGACCCAGACATACTAATAGGATATAACAGTGATTTCTTTGATATTCCTTACCTATACTACCGAATGTGTAATGTTTTAGGTAGTGAAGTAGCTAGTTATTTGTCTCCAATTAACCAAATAACATGCAAAAAAGGTAATGACTATTGGTATGTTGAAAACCAGTACGTTCAAATTGTAGGAGTTGAATCTTTAGACTATATGCGCTTGCATAAAAAATATAGTTGGAAAGATGAGCCATCCTGGAAACTAGATGCTATTGGAGAAAAATATGCAGGGTTAAATAAAATTGAATTTGATGGAAATTTGGATCAATTATTTGCCACTGACATTCACAAGTTTATAGAATATAACTTTCGTGACGTTGAAATTCTTAAAGCGTTAGATGAAAAACTCCAATACATTGGTTTAACAAAAAACTTGGCTCATAAAGGAAAACACAACTACAGTGAAGTATACCAAAACAGTGTAACTCAAGATGGAGCAATTTCAGCTTATTTATTAGGAAATGGTATTATCCCACCTCGTAGAGATCCAAATCCACAAAGTAAAAAGGGATATGCTGGTGGATATTTGTTCTGCCCTAAAGCAGGTTTGTACAAGTATATGTTTGATGAAGATTTAACTTCACTATATCCTTCAATTATTATATCTTTAAACATTGGTAAAGAAACATATACTGGAAGAATTTTAGATGCTGATGATAGAAACAATAGATTAGGTCTTGGAGATCTAAAGCAAATGGATCCAAACGAAACAGTACTGGTTGAAAATCCTAAAGGTAAGCAAGCTCGAGTAGAGATAGAAAAACTTATTAACATTATAGAAACCCAAAAATGGACTATTTCAGCTAATGGTTCTATGTTCAATACCAACCGTGAATCTACTTTAGCAACTATATTGAAAAAGTGGTTCCAAGAACGAGTTGACTATAAAAACTTGATGAAAAAAGCATACAAATCAGGAGATAAAGAAAAAGGTGAATATTATCATTTGATGCAATACACAATGAAAATTCTACTTAACTCACTCTATGGTGCTACTGCTTTACCTTCATTTAGATATGGAATGAGCTTTTCTATCTTAAGTGAAGCTATTACATTGAGTGGATGGAGAATTATTCAAGAATCTGCTTTAGCAGCAAATCGTCACATGAACAAGGTAATTAAAGGGCAAATAACGCTATGAAACATTTAGAGGAAACACCTTGGTTTGTTTGTGATGAAGGAGATACTAACTTTTGTGCCTACATTGACACCGATTCTAATTACTTTAATGCTGAACCACTTCTAAAATATCTGTACCCTGATTTTGAATCTTTTGATGATAGCAAAAAAGATGAAATACTAGAGGAAATAGCACTTAAATATCAAAATATTATAACTGAACATTATAATGTTTTAGCTAAAGAATGTTTTAATGTACCTGACTTTATTGGAGAGGAAGAACATAAACACCGTTTAGAAATGAAAACTGAGTGCGTTATCCGCTCAGCTTATTTTAGAGCCACAAGACGATACGCTCAGTGGATTACTAAAAAGGAAGGTATTACTAAAGAGGAACTAGACATTAAAGGTCTAGAGTTTATGAAAGCTAATTTCCCTCCTATCTTTGGAGAGTTCTTTAATAGCATATTAGAACAAGTACTAAAAGGTGCACAACATAAAGATATTTTAGATCAAATTAAAACCTTTAAAAAGCAGGTACTTAACGGAGAAATACCTATTAATAAACTAGGTAACCCTACTTCAGTTAAAAAGCTAGAAAAATACACAACCAAAAAACCTAGAGCAGGGGAAGTATTTACGCAAATAGAAAAAGGAGCACCTGCTCCTGTTCGAGCCGCAACGCGATACAATGACTTATTAAGATTATGGGGTTTAGATAAAAAACACAATTTAATAACCATGTCTGATAAAGTTAAATGGATCTATCTAAAAGATAATTCATACAAAATAGAGGCTCTAGCATTTCTAGATTATGATATGCCAGATAAAATTAAACAATTCCTTGATGCTTACGCTGATAAGCAACAAGTGTTTGATAGCATCCTGTTAAATAAACTTGAAGGTTTCTTTTCTGACTTAGGGTGGTCTTTAGATTTGAATCCCCATCTAAATTCATTATCTTCATTTGAAATTTAAAATATATGATACACAAAAATAAGTTACTAAGTTTTATCTCTAAGTATTATCTTAATGGTTTAAATAACCAAGTCAAATGGAGAATTAAGGACAGTAAACTAATAGTTTACGGAGGAACAGCAGGTAGAGTTTGTAAGGTTGAACTAGACAATTTTCCACTAGAGGATGGAGAACTAGGGATATTTGATACCCACAAACTAAGTAAGTTAGTTTCAATCACTAGTGGTGAATTAATGATTTTAACTGAAAAAATTAAATCTATATTTACTAAACTACACCTTCAGGATGCAAATTTTAATTTAACGTATTCTTTAGCTGATGTTTTAATCTTAGGAAAAAACACTTACTATAATGATCCTGAAAAGTGGATTGTAGAAATTGATTTGGCAACTGAAGATGTTGATAATTTAATTAAAGCTAAAAATGCGTTAGCTGATGTAGATAACATGTTAATTGCCACTAACAAGGATTTGGATGGCAATTATACGTGTGAATTTATCTTTGGAGATAACACGGGATTCTCAAATAAAATCACGTATCAAATTACGTTAGGTTCAAACCCAATTGAAGAATTTCAAATCCCATTTGATTCAAATGTTTTAAGAGATATTTTATCTGCTAACAAAGATCAAGACAGATGTACACTAAAGTTATCTCCTGAAGGTATTTTAAAACTAAACTTCTATTCAGATGATCTAAACAGTGAATACTTTGTAGCAAGAAACGAGTAGGCACTATATGTATAATAAAGTAATACAGCTGGAGCGTATTAAATTTATGTTAAACCGAGGATCCTAGGACCTCACAAACCCGTATATCTTATGAGTACTTTATTTAATGAATTCGACATCCTATTTCACAACTTCTTCCACCCATCGAGTGGATTTCTCTCTGCCTCAACGGCAAAACAACCCCACCCTTTAAATATCTTTTATACCGAAGACAAACTTCATTTTGAAGTTGCGTGCACCGGTCTTGCAAAAGAAGATGTAAACGTGAATATCGAAGACGATATTCTCAAAATCAGTTACAAGAAACCAGAAGAAGAAGAAACACTTCATCCTGGTACAATTTACAGAGGCTTAGCAAAACGTTCATTCGATCTAGGCTATAAAATCTCAGCAAAATATGATTTAAGTAAAGCAGAAGCCAAACTTGAAAATGGCTTGCTTGAGATTTCTATCCCAGTATCTGAAAAAGCTAAGTCAAAAGTTTTAAAGATAAAGTAAAAAACCCCTTTGCTCCAGCGTATTACTTTATTATATTTAGGTTATATCTAAAAATAAGTTATAATGATTCGAAAACGAAAAACAAATCAAACTCTTACGGATTCAAAACTAGATCCCTTTTTTATTACTGTAGACGACTATTGTTTTACAATAAAAGAAAAAGTAACTCCAGATACTACCCACTTTAAATCAAATGGTGGAACTAAAGTATATGAACGATCTTTATTCTATTATCCTAGCTTAGATACAGCTTTAGTTAAAATCTCTGAATTAAAGGCAGGTATGGGGGATTTTAATTCTCTGGATGAATATTTAAAAAATTATGAAACTATTAAAAACGAAATAAAAGAATACACACATGAACTTAGAAGCATTATTTGATGCCGTTATAGTTAAACCACAGGAAACTGAGGAAACTACATTTGGAAACATCATTGTACCAGATTTGGGTAAAGAAAAAAACGAAACTGCTATTGTTGTAGCTGCAGGACCAGGTAAGTATTCAGTTACAGGTAATTTTATCCCTAGCACTGTAAAAGTGGGAGATATAGTAGTATTGCCTACTATGGGATTTACAAAATTCCCATTTGATAACGAAGAATATTATGTAGGACCAGAAAGTCAAATTTTAGCAAGAATTAAAACTGAAGGATAATGGGAAAAGAAATAAATTTTGGAAACACAGCTCGTACCGAGCTAATGAAAGGAATTGATATTTTAGCGGATGCGGTTGTAACTACTTTAGGTCCTAACGGACGAAATGTTGTAATTGCTAACAATGGTATTCCACAATCTACTAAAGATGGTGTTACTGTAGCTAAATCTATTACTCTTAAAAATGCTACTCAAGAAGTAGGTGTACAACTAGTTAAACAGGCTGCTATTAAAACCGCAGAAAAAGCAGGAGACGGTACAACTACCTCTACTCTTTTAGCTAGAGAAATGGTTAGAGCAGGTTTGCAAGCTCTAAACAATGGAGAAAACGCTGTTGAAATCAAAAGAGAAATTGATAAAGCAGTTGACGCTATCGTAAAAAACCTAAGAGAAAATATCTCCGAAGATATTTCCTCTGAAGAACAACTAGAACAAATTGCTACTATTTCCTCTAACAACGATCCTGAAACCGGAAAATTGATTGCAACCGCAATTGAAAAAGTAGGTATGGAAGGAGTAGTTCATATTGAAGAATCTAGAACTGGAGAAACATATCTTGAAACTGTAGAAGGTATGCAGTTTGACAGAGGATACAAATCTCCATATTTTGTAACCAACAACAATAACATGACTGCAGTTTTGGAAAATGCTGTAGTGTTGATTGCAGATCAAAAATTTACACAAGTAAAAGAATTGTTACCTATTCTAGAGGCAGTATCTTCACAAGGTAAATCACTTTTGATTATTGCAGAAGATGTGGATGGTGAAGCGTTAGCTACTCTCATTGTAAACAAAATGAGAGGTATCATGAAAGTATGTGCTGTTAAAGCACCTGACTTTGGAGACAGAAGAAAATTAATTTTAGAAGACATTGCAGTTACAACTGGTGGTCAAGTATTCTCTAAAGAAAAAGGAATGAAACTTGAGAAATTTAGTTGGGACTGGTTCGGAGAAGCAAGAACAATAACTATAGATAAAGAAACAACCACAATTGTCGATGGAAAAGGAAGAACTGAATCAATTGAAGCACGTATTGAAGAGCTACAACAACAAATCAACAAAGCACAAACCCCGTTTGAAATTGAAAAACTCCAAGAAAGACTGGCAAAGTTCGTCGGAGGAGTAGCTATCATTCACGTAGGTGGAGCTACTGAAACAGAAATGAAGGAACTTAAGGATAGGGTAGATGATGCACTACACGCAACAAAAGCCGCTATTGAAGAAGGTATTGTACCAGGTGGTGGAGCTGCCCTATGGTATGCACGAGAAGCTCTCATGTACCCTAGTACAACAGGAGCAAAAATCGTTTACAAAGCATGTGGTAAACCATTTGAGCAAATTCTAGTAAATGCTGGATTCAGTTCAACTGAAGCCCAAATGGTAGGTTTACAACTTGATCCTTCTAACACCTGGTTAGGCTATAACATTAAGGAAGAAAAATGTGTAGACATGAAAGAAGCAGGTATCATCGATCCTACTAAAGTAACTAGAACAGCTCTACAAAACGCAGCTTCAGTTGCGGGTACTATTCTCTTAACTGAATGTACAGTTGTAGATGAACCAGAAGAAGAAAAATCAAACCATATGGACCCTATGATGGGCATGATGTAAGTTATGGAAAAAAAGGTTGTTGAAAAAAACATCAGAATCGCTCGGAGAATACCTCCGGGCGATAGATGGAAACTAGAAATAGAGGAAGGTAAGGAAAAAATCCATGGTTCTTTAACTGAAGCTTTAGAAGCATATATGGTACTAACTGGCTTTAGAGGTGAATATAGACTTGCCCCTATGAAAAGTGAGTTGTATATTATACAAAGTGAAGAACAAGAAATAAAACCTGTACCTGAAAAGAAATACTCTATTTATGGCGAATACTAAAGAACATAGTTTATTTGTAGAAAAATATCGTCCTTCCAAACTAGAAAATTATGTGGGTAATGAGCATCTCAAATCCACAATTTCTAAATACCTGGAACAAAACGATATTCAAAATCTTATATTTTATGGTCAAGCAGGAGGTGGTAAAACAACCTTAGCTAAATTAATCGTTCAAAATCTTAATTGCGATTACCTGTATATCAATGCTTCAGATGAAAGAGGTATTGAAACTATACGAGATAAAGTATCAGGATTTGCAAGTGTTGCTTCTTTTAAACCATTAAAAGTGGTTATATTGGATGAGGCAGATTTCTTAACCATTAATGCTCAAGCCTCACTTCGCAATGTAATTGAAACATTCTCTCGTACTACACGTTTTATAATGACTTGTAACTTTGTAGAGCGTATTATAGATCCTCTACAATCAAGATGTCAGGTAATTAAAATTGTACCTCCATCTAAAGGTGAAGTAGCTGCTCATATTGCAGGCATTATGGAAAAAGAGGGGGTTTCATTTGAACGTGAAGATCTAAAAACTATTGTAAACCAATTTTATCCTGATTTACGTAAATGTCTTAATACTATTCAGTTATCGATTGCACATGATAAAGTAAAAGGTGAAGACGATAAATGGCTTAGAATAGATAAATCAATACTTGTATCTTCTAACTACATAGATAAAGTAATTGATGAATTAAAAAAACCAAAACCATATTTTAACAACATTCGACAAACGATTGCGGATTCAAATGTGGAAGATTTTGATGAATTATTTAGAGCATTATACGAAAAAGCTTCCGAATATTTACCTAATAAGGAAGGGACAGTAGCCATGCTAGTAAATGATCATCAATACAAAGCTAATTTTCGTATTGATAAGGAAATTAACGTTATGAGTTTAATACAAAATCTAATAAACAACAAATAAAAATGGAACAACCACAACTTAACATTGACCTAAAAAACACCACAGGAATTCAAAATTCTGAAGGTGGGAGTGTATTTCAACAAGGTCTTATCCTAAGAAAGATCTCTAAATTTATTGCAGGTACACCTGAAGATGCAATTCTTCCAATCCCTGTATTTTATGATCCTCATACATTCAAAATCTTTGGAGAAGCACTACCAAAAGAATTGCGTGAAGAACTTAAAGACGAAAGCATTTAATGAAAAACGTTTTTGATTGGTTAAAGGAAATCAATTCTACAAAATCCCATCCTGATACATTTACCAATCAGGATTGGGATATTTGGAATTCTTACATGGTACATCGATTCCTAAGTATGAATCCAGATTATATAGAATTGGTAAATGAAGTTCAAACATTACCCCCATCCAACAAAAAACAAATATATTCAATTTATAGAGAATATATTCCTAAAAACAACAAATGGTCTAAATATGTTAAATCTAGCAGTAAAGAATTTGATAAAGATCTAGTCTTACAGCTAAAAAAACACTTTAATGTTTCTATTCGAGAAATAAAAGACTATTTAAAGATTTTAGATAAAAAAGAAGTACAAAGTATTTTAAATAAACAAGGTTTAGAAGAAAAAGAAATTAAAAAATTATTAAAATGAAACCAGAATTGTACGACATGCTCTTTACCCAAGCGATGGCCGAAAGAAGCAAAGCAATGTTAACTCTTAATCTATTATCTGAACATCCTGCGGGTATTGGAGACCATTCAACTAAAGATTTCTATAATAACGCTGAAGAAGCTCTAGCTATGCTAGTGGATGCAGATGATAAAATTGAAGCATTGCAAAAATATTTTAAATCTAAATCTAAATCTATAATCTAATGAGCGATTCTATAACTGCTTACCACGATAGAGAAAGAGATAGACAGGACAAATATGTTCAGTCTGTAAAAGAAAAATTTGAACAGCGTTCACAAACTGGAATTAAAAAATATAATACTACTCTAGAAAGAGAAGATCTAGATTTCCTAGACTGGTTAAATCACCTCCAGGAAGAACTAATGGATGCTACTTTGTACATAGAAAAACTAAAAGATTTTGCCCAAAAAACTACCTAAAATAGTTAAAGAAATTCAAAAAGCTACTCCACCACCTGTGAACTATGCTTACCAAAAAGGAATTTCTTTCTCTCAACTAACCATATTCAACAACTGTCCTCACAGATGGAAACTGCAGTATAAGGATAGAATTAAGGTATTTACTTCCTCTATCCATACTGTATTTGGTACCGCAATGCACGAGGCTATCCAAAAATATTTGGATGTAATGTATGCTAGCAGTGGGGCTGAAGCCGATAGACTAGACCTAGTAGAAATATTTCAGGAAAAGTTTGTTGGAGAATATAAAGCTCAATACACATCAAACAATAAACAACATTTTTCCTCAGCAGAGGAAATGAGAGAGTTTTTTGATGATGGAGTAGAAATCTTAAACTGGTTAAAGAAAAAACGAAACAAGTACTTCTCTAGAAAAGGATGGTACCTAGTAGGTTGTGAGATACCTATCGTAATTCAGCCAAATAAAATGTATAATAACGTATTATACAATGGATTTTTAGATGTTGTGATGTACCACGAACCAACTAATACATTTAAAATTCTCGACATAAAAACAAGTACTAGTGGATGGAGAGATAAGGAAAAGAAGGACGAAAACAAGCAATTCCAGCTAATACTATACAAACATTTCTTTTCAGAACAATACAATGTCCCTATTGACAACATTGAAGTAGAATTCTTTATTGTTAAACGGAAAGTAATGGATTGGGACGATGAGAAAATTTTATCTCCACATCAAGCTTACAGAGTGCAAACATTTGTTCCGGCTAGTGGGAAAATCAAAATAACTAAGGCTAAAGAAGCTTTAAATAATTTTATAAAAAAATGTTTTAATACCTCTGGAGAAATAAGGGAAGAAGAATATCCAAAAGTTGTAAGTAAATGGAATTGTTTGTATTGTCCTTTTAAAGAAGATAAGGATAATTGCGGAGAAGGCATTATTTTCTAATCTTTAGTATATATTTATAATATATAAGTATATTAATATTCACTAAAACAATTATTTAAATTATGGCTAAAGACCTAACTTTAACAAGCGTAAAAATTCAAACAGATTTGTTTGAAAATTTTAAAATTGAGTGCGTAAAACGAAAATTTAGTTTTCAAAAACTTGCCGATCGAGCTATTTATTTGTATCTTACGGATGAAGATTTTCGTAAAAAAATTACAAACCAAAACCTTACCGAACTTTAAAAATAAAATATGAATAAAAGTTTTGATTATATCCCAAAGGATAAAAGAAAAAAAATCGTTTTAATTTGTGATGACATTAGAGTTCATTCTGGAGTAGCAACAGTTGCTAGAGAAATTGTTACTCACACTTGTCATCATTTTAATTGGGTTAATATTGGGGGTGCTATTAATCACCCAGATAAAGGTAAAAAATTAGACTTAAGCGCAGATAGTAATAAAATAGCAGAAATTGAAGATTCATATGTTATGATGTATCCTACTAATGGATATGGTGATGCTGATTTTTTACGTCAGGTAATTAAAATAGAAAAACCTGATGCTATAATGTTAATTACAGACCCTAGATATTTTGTATGGTTATTTAACATTGAGCAAGAAATTAGAAAAAATATCCCAATTACATATTTGAACATTTGGGATGACTATCCTGCTCCTATGTACAATAGACCTTATTATGAGGCTTGTGATTTGTTGATGGGCATTTCAAAACAAACTGTTAATATTAACCAACTAGTTTTAGGTGATAAAGGTAAAAATAAAGTATTTAGATATATTCCTCACGGTTTAAATCATAATGTTTATAAACCAGTAGAGGAAAATGATCCTGAATTAAAGAAATTTAAGAAAGAATTTTTTGGAAATGACAACCCAGATTTTGTTCTATTCTTTAATTCCCGTAATATTAGAAGAAAACAAATCCCAGATGCAATGTTAGCATTTAGAGCATTTTTAGATAGTTTACCTAAAGAAAAAGCTGATAAATGCCAAATGGTATTACATACTGAAATTGTAAGTGAGCACGGTACAGATTTAGCAAAAGTTAAAGAGTATTTCTTTAATGAAAATTACCCTAATGCTATCAAGTTTTCTACTCAAAAATTATCTTCAATTCAACTTAACTATTTGTACAATATCGCAGATGCTCAAATATTGTTAACTTCTAACGAAGGATGGGGTTTAACTATTACAGAGGCAATTTTAGCAGGTACTCCTATTATTGCTAACGTTACAGGTGGTATGCAAGATCAAATGAGATTTGAAAATAAAGATGGAAAATGGTTTACTCCAACCGCAGACTTTCCTTCAAACCACAATGGAACACTAACTAAACATGGAGAATGGGCATTTCCAGTTTATCCAACCTCTAGATCAATCCAAGGTTCTCCCCAAACTCCTTATATTTTTGATGATAGATGTAAATGGGAAGATGCAACTGAAAGAATTAAAGAAATTTATAACTTGCCTAGAGCTGAACGTAAAGCAAGAGGATTAAAAGGTAGAGAATGGGCAATTGAAGAAGCAGGATTTACCTCAGAAAAACAGGCCGAAAGAGTTATGGAAGCATTTAATGAGTTATTTTCTACTTGGAAACCTAAAGAAAAGTACGAGATTACTAATGCTACAGAGTATAAAGGAAAGTTTTTACCACATAAAATTTATTATTAATGAACAAACCAGTTTTTGTAATTAGCAGCCCCTATGACACTTATTCAGGATATGGGGCTAGAGCTAGAGATATTATTCAAGCAATTTTAAATCTAGACAAATATGATGTAAAACTTTTACCTCAAAGATGGGGAAGTACTGCTTGGGGATTTTGTGAAGATAATCCTGAATGGAACCATCTCCATCAATACAGATTAGATTCCCCTACTTTAAATAGCAAACCTGACATTTGGATGCAGATTACTATTCCAAATGAATTTCAATCAGTTGGAAAATACAATATTGGGGTAACAGCTGGAATTGAATCTAATTTATGTAAAGCTGAATGGATTGAGGGTTTGAATAGAATGGATAGGAATTGGGTTTCTTCTAATTTTGCAAAACATACCTTTGAAAATAGCAAATACGAAAGGAGGAATACTCAAACTAATAATATTGAAGGGTATGTCCAACTAGAAAAACCAGTTGAAGTAGTATTTGAAGGAGCAAATTTAGATGTTTATAAATCTATTGAACCTAAAGAAATCAAAACTATTAATTTAGATGAAATTAAAGAATCTTTTTGTTACTTGTTTGTAGGTCATTGGATGAATGGTGATTTTGGACATGATAGAAAAAATGTATCTTTGTTAATTAAATCTTTTTATGAAGTATTTAAAGACAAACCCCAAAAACCAGCTTTAATTTTAAAAGCCTCAATTGGTATTGCCTCTTACATTAGTCGAGATGAAATTTTAGATAGAATTAAAATTATCAGAGAATCTGTAAATTCTACTAATTTGCCTAACATTTATGTTCTAAACGGAGAATTTAGTGATGGGGAAATGAATGAACTGTATAACCACCCTAAAGTAAAAGCTATGTTGTCTTTTACTAAAGGAGAAGGATTTGGAAGACCTTTACTAGAGTTTAGTTTAACAGGTAAACCTATTATAGCCTCAGGATGGTCGGGTCATACAGATTTTTTAAAACAAAATCTAAGTACCCTAATTTCAGGAGAACTAGAAAATGTTCACCCTAGTGCGGCTAATGATTGGTTAATTAAAGAAAGTAAATGGTTTAAACCTAGTACGGTTGAAATTGGAAGACACCTAAAAGATTCATATGCTAAATACAAACAATATGTTTTAGGAGGAAAACAACAAAAACAATATTCTAAAAGTAATTTTAGCTTTGAAAAAATGCAAGAATTAATTTCTACCATTTTAGAAAAAAGTGTTCCTGACTTTCCAAAACAAGTAGAATTGGTGTTACCCAAAATCGAATTTTCAAAACTTAAAAAAATAGAATAATATGCAATATGATAATTTAACAGAATGTAGTAGGTGTGGCAGTGATGCTTGCTATATTCAAGAAATTACTTCTGAAATCAAACTAGAATTTTGTTATGGATGTGGATTTCAGTCTCATTCACTAATGAAACCAGGAACTGAATTCTTTACTGAACAGTTAGCTTTACTTCCAGATTTATACAAATCTTTGCTAGAGGAAGAGGAAGAAACAGGTAAAGTTTGGATGCCATCTTTTATCAATGTAGCAGAAAAAGGAATGGTATTTGCAGATGGAACAGGTAGAGACAATTGGAGATGGGCTGGGGTAAAATCAGTACCTGTTTCTAAAGAAGAAAAGAAAAAATACAAAGATTCAAAGTATAGAGCAGACATGTCTACAATAAAACATTTTGGAGAACGTGACTTTATGGAGGCTTTATCGTATATTCAAGTGTTACCTGAATAAAAAAAACATGCAAAGATTTCTAGAAAAAATATCTTGGAAATTTAGAAGAATTAATATAACTTTTTCCCCTCTCCATATTGACTGGAGTGGGGCATCAAGCTATTTTAGTTTTAGTATCTTCAAAATAGCATATAATCTTAGAGCTTATTCATTAGTTGAAGTAGTTTTACTACTGCCCAATAAAACAACACATAAACATTTTTATGTATATTCCTGGGATTTTTTGTTTTTGAGAGGATATTTACTATATTTAAGTGATAGTTTATCTGATAAGAAGGTTTGGAACAGAAATAAATTGACTAGTTGGGATAAGTTTAGATTAAAAATTTTAAACAAAATACTATGAAGATTTCATATGCAATAACAGTAAAGGATGAATTAATTGAGTTAGATAGACTTTTATTTAAACTTGAAAATCACAAAAGAGATAAGGATGAAATTGTAGTTGTGTACGATAGTGCAAATGGGAGAGAAAATGTAAATCAATATTTAAGAGCTAAAACAGTCAATAAAAGTTTTTTTAGATGGCATGCCTTTGAATTCAAAAATGATTTTTCGGAATTAAAAAATTATTTAACCAAACAATGTACTGGTGATTATATTTTTCAAATAGATGCCGATGAAATCCCACATGAATATCTAATTTCAATATTACCCACCATACTAGAGTCAAACCTTGAAACCGAAGTATATCTAACACCAAGAGTTAACACTGTAGAAGATATTACCCAAGACCACATTCAAAAATGGGGATGGAGAGTGGATGAAAAAGGATGGATCAATTATCCTGATTACCAATGGAGAATTTGGAAAAACAAACCTGAAATAAAGTGGATAAATAAAGTTCATGAAAGGTTGGATGGGTTTAAAACTTATGTAGCTTTACCACCACAAGAAGAATTTTCTTTATATCACCCAAAAACTATAGAAAAACAAGAAAAACAAAACAATTATTATAATACACTATGAAAAAAGTATGGTATGCCCCTAATAAACTAGAAGCTTATGGGGAAGAAGAAATAAAAGCAGTTGAACAATGTCTTCGAGACGGTTGGTTAGCAGGTTTTGGCCCACGTTCTATTGAATTTGAAGAAAAAATTGCAAAAGAATTTGGGAAAAAATTTGGTGTATTTGTAAATTCTGGCTCATCTGCTTGTTTACTTGCTATTGCATCCATGGATTTACCTAAAGGATCTAAAATCATTACTCCTGCCTGTACGTTTTCAACTACACTGGCTCCTATTATCCAACTTGGATACAAGCCAGTATTTGTAGATGTGGGATTGAATGATTATGTAGCAGATATTGAACAAGTAGTAAATGCTATTACAGAAGAAGTAAAAGCTATTATGTTACCTAATCTAATTGGAAACAAACCAAACTGGAAGCTTTTAAGACAAATTCTTAAAAATATGAATAGAGAAGATATTGTTCTCATTGAAGATTCAGCTGATACAGTAACTGAAACTCTAGAATCAGATATCTCAACTACTAGTTTTTATGCTTCTCACGTTATTACAGCAGGCGGAATGGGAGGAATGGTAATGTTTAATGACGAAAAATATGTTAAACGTGCTTTAATGTTTAGAGATTGGGGTCGTATTGGAGATAATAGCGAAGATATGAGCGAACGTTTTGCACATGATGTTGATGGTTTGCCTTATGACTATAAGTTCTTATATGGTGTTTTAGGATATAACATGAAGTGTAGTGAAATGAGTGCTGCATTTGGCTTAGTACAACTAGAACGTTTCCAAACCTTTAAAAACAAACGTAGAGATAATATCAAGAGATATCTAGAAAACCTTAAAGATGTTAAAGAACTTATTTTACCTGACGATAGTATAGAACCTAACTGGCTTGCTATTCCCCTTCAAACTGAACGTAGACTAGAATTGCTTAATTTCTTGGAAAGTAATAATATTCAAACTAGAGTTACATTTGCAGGTAATGTTACTAGACACCCTATTTACAGAGAATATCTACAAGAATTCAAAAATTCAGATCTAATAATGAAAAACGGATTTTTGTTAGGTGCTCATCATGGGATGGATCTAGATGATGTAGATTATGTTTGTGATAAAATTAAAGAATTCTTTAATCAATGATACAATATTTCTCTAAAATAGATCCCCAAAAACTACTGCATGTGGTAGTTAGAAAAGAAGATTTAACTCCTGGGAGAGTAGAAGTAGTACCTGAAGATAATTTTATCCAATGTGCTCTTCTTAATATGGAAAAAGGTAAAACTTTTAAACCACACAGACATATCTTTAAAGAGAGAACTAGAAATGTTATAGCTCAAGAGAGTTGGATTGTGGTTCAAGGTAGTGTAAAATGTACTTTTTATGATCTAGATAATTCAGTACTAGTTGAACCTATCCTAAACCCAGGAGATGCTTCTTTTACACTAGAAGGAGGACATACCTACACTATTTTAGAAGACAACACTTTGGTGTATGAATACAAAACAGGACCTTATGAAGGTCAGGCTTTAGATAAAATATTTTTAAATGACTAAGGATATTTTTATTCACAAAGATGCAGAATTCAAAATAGATCCTGTAATGGGGGATCATATTGCAATTGATAAAGGGGTGTATTGTACCGTTAATATTACAATCGGAGAATACACCCATATCTCCCCATATGTTACTATTATTGGTGGAAAAAACGCGTACTTCTACAGTAATGGTTTCAATAATATAATGGCGGGTGCACGAATTATCTGTGGATCAGACAGATTTGATGGTTCGGGATTATTTGGAGCTATGATTCCAAATGAATTTAAAGGTAAACAAATTATGAAACCTGTAGTAATGGAAAAATTTTCTAACATAGGAACTAATGCTATTGTTTTACCTGGTTCTACTTTAAGAGAAGGAGTACTTTTAGCCGCGGGAAGTTTACTAATGGGTGATACTGAAGCTTGGGGTGTGTATAAGGGCAATCCTGCTGTTTTAGTTAAAAAAATAGATCCAACACTTACAAAACAAAAATATAATGAACTTTCAAGCCGTAACTGAATTTGAAAATAAATTAGCTGAGTTTTTTGGTTCTCCTTATGCTATAGCTACAGATTGTTGTACTCATGGGGTTGAATTATCTTTAAGGTACACAAAAGCTAAAGTTATAGAGGTTCCAAAACATACTTACTTGTCTATTCCTTTTTTAGCTGATAAACTAAATATAGAACTAAAATGGAAAGATGATAACTGGAAAGATTATTATTATCTAACCGATAAAGTTATTGACGCAGCTGTGCTTTGGAAGAAAAATAGCTATATTCCTGGAACTTACATGAGTATCTCATTTCAGTACCAAAAACACTTGTCTTTGGGAAGAGGTGGTGTTATATTAACAGATGATAAAAATGCAGCTGAGGAATTAAAAAAGATGAGCTATGATGGTAGATTACCTAACATACCCTGGAGAGAACAAGATATAACAACCATGGGGTACCATTATTACATGACCCCAGAAACCGCCCAATTAGGGTTGAATAAACTAGAAAATGCAATTAATTCCCAACCTAGACAATGGGTTGTAGAAGATTGGCCTAATTTAACTAACATGAAAATTTTTAAATAATGAAAAAAGCTTTTATTACAGGTATAGGGGGACAAGATGGTTCTTATCTAGCAGAATATCTCTTAGATTTAGGGTATGAAGTCCATGGAATTATTAGAAGAAATTCTACTCCTGAACATCAACAATCTCGATTAGATGGGATAAGAACTAATCCAAATCTTCATATATCTTATGGTGATTTACTAGATATTTCAGGTATTGAACGTCTACTATCTCAAATCCAACCTGATGAGATTTATAATTTAGCAGCCCAATCTCACGTGAGAATTAGTTTTGAAATTCCACAATTTACAATCCAAGCTAATGCTTTAGGAGTAGTTAATGTACTGGAAGCTATGAAAAATAACTGCCCAAATGCTAAATTTTATCAAGCAAGTTCCTCTGAAATGTTTGGTAGTGCTGTAGATGAAGATGGTTTTCAAAGAGAAACTACTAGGATGAATCCTGTATCTCCATATGGATGTGCAAAAGTATTTGGTTATAATATAGTTCGTAACTATAGAAATGCCTATAATTTACATTTATCAAATGGTATTTTGTTTAACCATGAATCTCCTCGTAGAGGTTCTAACTTTGTAACCAATAAAGTAGTTAAAGCAGCCATAAGAATTAGCTTAGGCCTTCAGGATAAATTAGAATTAGGTAACTTAGATGCTTATAGAGATTGGGGTCACTCAAAAGATTATATTAAGGCTATGCATTTAATTTTACAACAACCTAACCCTGGAGATTGGGTAGTAGCTACAGGTGAAACTCGTTCTGTGAGAGATATGTGTAAATATGTTTTTGAAAAACTAAATCTTAACTATGAAGATTATATTGTTCAAAATCAAAAATTCCTCCGTCCTGAAGAATTAAAATACCTAAAAGGAGATTCTACTAGAATAAGAGAACTAGGATGGAAACCTGAATATACTTTCGAAAGTATGATGGACGAAATGATTGAATTTTGGGTTAAGTATTATAATAAATGAGCAATTATATAACTTTAAAAGAAATGGGGTCTTCTGGGGGGCTATGCTCCCAACTCCAAATTTTTGCCTCACTAGTAGCAGTTGCAAAAGCAAATAATTTAAAAATTGCATTTTCTGAAAACATGATTAAAAATCATGGAGTAGGTATCCGAATATTTGATTTATTAGATTTATCCTCAGAATATGAATTAAAACCTGAAGAATTTTTTAGTAATTTTAGAGATAAACATATTAATTTTCATACCACAAGATATGATGAAAGTTTATTTAATCTAGAATCAGGATTTAATTATAACTTAGTTGGAAGATTTGATTTATACACTTATTGGTATAATAGTGTTGGAGAAAAAGTATCAAAATGGGAATACCAACCAGAACTAAAAATCCAAGCGCAAGAAAGATTAGATCAAATAAAAAAATACTTTGGTAATGATAAACCCTTAGTTAGTATTCATATTAGAAGAGGAGATTATTTGCTCCCCCAATATTCTTTTTGTATATTAGACCATGAATATTACACTAAAGCTATAGTAGATCATTTTCTACCTATAGAAGATTATAACTTTGTAGTTTTTTCTAATGATATAGAATTTGCTAAAAATCTATTTGTTGGTGACAATATATGGTTTGTAGATCCTATTGGAGGAGAAAAAATATGCACCGATTCAGAAAAAGAAGATTTAACACTTTTAAGTTTGTGTGATCATCACATTATAAGTAATAGTTCGTATCCTTGGTGGGGTGCGTATTTAAGTAAAAATAAAGATAAAAAAATTATATGCCCCACAAATTATTTAAAATCTTACCACCAGTCATCTTGGATAAACGGAAATTGGTATCCTCCTAACTGGTTTAACATTAATAACAAAACTTAATTATGAATAAAATAGTATATGTTACAGGTTGTCTAGGATTTATTGGTTCCTATGTAACCCGCAAATGCCTAGAAAGAGGTTGGTACGTAAGAGGAATTGATAAGATAACTTATGCCTCTAACCCTAATTTGTTATATGAATTTCTCGAATATCCTAATTTTGTATTTGAAGAAAAAGATATTAATGACATTGAATTTCTTTATGAATGTGATTATTTCATAAACACAGCTGCTGAAACGCATGTAGGAAATTCAATTGTGAAAAGTGAAGATTTTCTCTATTCTAATGTAAACGGAGTATACCATATTCTTGAATTACTTAGGAATTATCGCCAAGAAAGCTCTACTCTTCCTACTTTTATCCACTTCAGTACAGATGAGGTTTATGGAGATATTGAAAATGGATCACACGGAGAAAAAGATATATTAAAACCATCTAACCCATATGCTGCAACAAAGGCAGCAGCAGATCAACTTATATTAGCGTGGGCCCGCACTTATAGTTTACCTTATGTTATTTTACGTCCTACTAACAACTATGGTATTGGTCAGTATGTTGAAAAACTTATCCCTAAGTCTGTTAAGTTTTTATCACTAGACAGAAAAATTCCTCTCCATAATGGTGGAACCCCCATTAGAAATTGGCTAAACGCTGATGATACAGCTGAAGCTGTAATGGTTGTTATTGATAACAAAGTCCAAAATGAAATTTTTAACATTTGTGGTGGATTTGAACAAAGTAATTTGGAAACTGTAAGTAAAATTATTAATTTAATGTTGCCGAATGAAAATGTAGATGACCATTTAGATCTGCATATTGTAAGAGTAGGTCAAGATATAAGATATGCTTTAGATGATTCTAAATTGAGAGCATTAGGTTGGTCTCCTAAAAAAATATTTGACCAAGAACTTCCTAAAATTGTAGAATATTATAAAAATAACTTTATTTGGTAATGAACAACAGAGAATTTAAATGTGTTAAGATTTTAACAGATCTTATTGAAAACGAAGGATTAGTTGGTATTAAAACTAGTTTTGAAGACGAAGGAGCTTTATTTAATGAAACTATTCGTTTAAAAGAAATTTGCAACCAATCTAAAACCAAAATTACTTTAAAGATTGGTGGACCTGAAGCTATTCGAGATTTGAAAGATTCAATGGTGATTGGAGTAAAGGGAATTGTTGCACCTATGGTAGAATCAGATTTTGGGCTCAGAAAATTTGTCCAAGCTACTAAAACTTATATCCCTGAAGATGTACGTTCTTCTCTTCAACTTAGTATTAATGTTGAAACCGCTACTGCTGTATCTAACATCGAAAAAATGGTAGCTACTTCTGAAGTAGAAGATTTGTACGGAATTACTGTAGGACGTGTAGATTTGGTTTCGTCTTTAGGAAAAGATCGTAATTATGTAAATAGTGATGAAGTCTACAATATGGCTAAAACTGTTTTTACCCATGCTAAAGAAAAAGGATTAAAAGCTTGTTTAGGTGGAGCAATTTCTACAGATTCCCTCCCATTTTTGAAGAAATTGAATTCTGAAGGATTGCTAGATAAGTTTGAGACTCGTTATGCAATGTTTGATCCTTCAATTACTTTAAAAAATCTATCTAGAGCTTTATCTAAAGCCCAAATGTTTGAGTATGAATGGTTAATGGCAAAATATGAATTATATAGTTCAATGGCTAACCAAGATATCAAACGAATCCAAATGATCCAAGATCGTATCAATCAGTCTATGACATTTAAATAAAATGGATATTTTATTAACAGGAGGATCTAGGGGTATAGGAAAAAGTATTAAAGATTTATTTGAATCTCGTGGTCATAATGTATATTCCCCCACCAGAGAAGAATTAGATCTTTCTAAACCTATATCCCTACCCAAATGTGAGTTTGATATTGTTATTAATAATGCTGGGGTAAATTTTCTAAAATCTATTTTAGATATAGATAATGATGAAATAATGAGGATTAATTATACCTCCCCATTAGAAATAATCCAGCAATGTCTCCCTTATATGATTTCCAGAGAATATGGTAGAATAATTAACATAGGAAGTATTTGGATTGATTTAGCTAAACCTAAAAGGCTAGCATATAGTGCCAGTAAAAATGCTTTACATTCTTTAACTAAAGCCCTTACAGCCGAATATGCCCATAAAGGAATTCTTTCCAATACAATTTCACCAGGATTTATTTCTACCGATTTAACTTACCAAAATAATAGTACAGAACAATTAACTGCTCTGCAACACAATATACCTGTAGGTAGATTGGGATTGCCTGAAGAGGTAGCAAAATTAGTATATCAATTGACAGTTGATAATACTTACATTGCGGGGCAAAATATCAAAATAGATGGAGGATACTCATGCACAATTTATTAAATATACCTTCTAAAGTTAATAATTATACTTTAGGTTTTGTTGATTCTATTTCTGAGATTGAAGATCTTATAGATCAAAGCAATACTATAACTATTATAGATCACAATGTTAGTGAATTATATCCTAATTTAAATCGTGATAATAATATAGTTTTAGTTTGCAATGAAAATTCTAAAACCTTAGAAGGAACTGCTTTATTAATATCTAATTTAATAAATCTAAAAGTTAATATTAAAACCAAACTAGTGGTTATAGGGGGAGGAATACTACAAGACTTAGTAGGATTTAGTGCTTCAATATACGCTCGTGGGATTGAATATATTCTTGTTCCTACTACTTTACTTGCTCAAACTGATAGTTGTGTTGGTGGAAAAACATCAATTAATTTTGATTCTAGAAAAAACTTAATAGGTACCTTTTATCCCCCTACAAGTATAGTAATTTGTACTAAATTTTTAGATACTTTATCTCCTTTAGATTACATAAGCGGGTTGGGAGAAATATATAAATTTCACATTCTCCAAAATAAAACTCCTTATTTTTCTCCTAATTCTAATATAGAGTCTATGATTTTAGATAGTCTTAAATATAAAGTAGATATCTTATCAAGAGATGAATTTGATAAAGGAGAACGTAAGTTTTTAAATTTTGGTCATACTTTCGGCCATGCTTTAGAATCTACATCTAATCATGAAATACCTCACGGAATAGCGGTTATATTAGGAAGTATGCTTGCAGTAAAGTTATCCAATAACTTAGGGTATAAAGTAGATAACTATGATTGTATCATTGAAAAAGGAATAGATTTAATACAAAAAACTAATATTAACTTTGATTCTAAGTGGTTTGATTTTGATTCTTTAATGGAAATAGTAAAATCTGATAAAAAAAGTACAGGAAAATTAACAATGGTATTAATAGATGATAAGCCTTTTTTGGAAAACGTTGAAGACGTTAGTATATTAAAGGAAACATTAAAACAAATTTATGAGAGTATCTGATTATGTAATCCAATTTCTTAGAGACAATTACGGAGTAGACACTATATTCACAGTTTCTGGAGGTGGGTGTATATTTTTAATTGATTCCTTAGGTAGTACTGAAGGAGTAAAATATGTAGCTACTCACCACGAGCAAGCTGCTTCTATTGCTGCTGAAGGTTATGCTAGAATGAATGATAAATTAGGAGCATGTATTGTTACCAGTGGGCCCGGTGGCACAAATGCTATAACCGGAACTCTTTGTAGTTGGTTAGATTCTATACCTGTTATCACAATTAGTGGACAGGTAAATAAAGAAATGACTACTAATTACACTAAGTTACCTCTAAGACAGCTAGGAGACCAAGAATTTGATATCATTCAGTCTGTTAAAAACATGACTAAATACGCGATCCAGGTAAATGATCCTTTAGAAATTAGATATCATCTAGAAAAAGCATGCACTTTAGCTACTACAGGAAGACCAGGACCAGTTTGGATTGATATTCCACTAAATGTCCAATCTGTGGATATTGATCCCAATTCCCTAATAGGATGGGAAGAAACTATTGATATTCCATCTCCTTCACAATCTCAAATAAATTTGGTTTTAGAAAAATGGAAACAGGCTAAAAAACCTCTTATGATTGTGGGAAATGGAGTTAGATTAAGTAAGGGTATTAAAGAACTTTATTCTCTTTTATCTAAGACAAATATACCTGTTATATCTGCTGTAAATGGAAATGATATTGTAAATAATGATTATGAATATTATTGCGGCAGATTTGGCACCCATGCACAAATAGGAGCTAATAATTTGTTAAGCGAGTGTGATTTTCTTCTTACAGTAGGCAGTAGACTGTATGTTCGACAAACTGGTTATAACTTTGAGGGGTTTGCAAAACAAGCTTATAAAATCCATATTGATGTAGACCAATCAGAACTAGATAAACCCACTCTTTTTACTGATTTGAAAATCCATTCAGATGCTAAATTGTTTCTGTCTAATTTATTAGGTTACTCACTACCATCTACTTCTCCTGAATGGTTGGAAGAATGTTCAAAATGGGCTTCTGCTCCTAAAGTATTGGACAGACATAGATCTAATAAAGATTATGTAAGTCACTATGCCTTCATAGAAACTTTATCTAAGGTAAAACCCAAAAATATGCATGTAATAACTAGTGATGGATCTGCTAATGTAGTTACAATGCAAGTAATGGATCTTGAAGGGGAACAAAGACTAATTACTAATACAGGATGTGCTCCTATGGGATATGGTCTACCAGCAGCTTTAGGTGCCTCTACTCACCACGAAGTAATTTGTATAGAAGGAGATGGAAGTTTACACTTAAATGTTCATGAGTTACAAACTATGAAACATTATAATCTTCCTATCAAACTTATATTATTAAATAATGATGGATATACTTCTATTAAAATATCTCAAAAAACTTTCTTTAATGGTAAATTCGTAGCATCTGAAAAAAATAGTGGAGTATCATTTCCAAATTTTGAAAAATTAATAAAAGCTTATGATTTACCATATTTTAGCATCAAAACTAATGGTAAAGCTGAAGATGTTTTGAATGAATTCTTTTCACTAGATGGACCCGCGGTTTGTGAAGTATTTACTGATCCTAACGAGTACCATGAACCTAAAGTTGTAGCTTCTTTAGATAAAAATGGAAAATTCATTCCTGGAGAACTAAAAAATATTCAATGGCTAGAATCTTAATTACAGGTGGGAATGGTTATATAGCTCAAGCTATTTATACTTCATTAAAAAACGAACATAATATAATTTTAATTACTAGAAAAGATTTTGATTTAACAGATTCTGAGTTAACAAACCAATGGTTTAAGAATAAATACTTTGATGTTGTAATCCACACTGCAGTAGTAGGGGGAAATAGATTAAAACCTGAAGATAAAACTATCACTGAATTTAATCTTAAAATGTGGAGTAATCTTTTAAATAACAGATCTCATTTCTCCCAGCTAATACACTTTGGATCAGGAGCTGAATTATACATGCAAGATACACCTTACGGTATGAGCAAACATATTATAGCTGAGAATATTAAAAAAGAATCTAATTTTGCAAACTTAAGGATATTTGCTGTTTTTGATGAAAATGAATTAGAAAGAAGATTTATTATCTCTAACATTAGAAGATACATAAATAAAGAACCAATGGTAATCCATCAAGATAAATTTATGGACTTTATTTACATGGAAGATTTGGTTTCGTTAGTTAAGTTTAGTATCTTACACCCCTCAATAAATTTAATAGACTGTTGCTACCAAGAAAAATGCAAACTATCAGATATAGCAAAAATAATAAATAATTTATCTGATTATCAAGTTCCCATAGAAGTTTCTTCTAAAGGATTAGCTTCATCTTATACAGGTATTTATAGTGAATTGGGAGTAAAATTTATAGGATTAGAAAAAGCAATTAAACAAATTTATGAAAAACTCAATTAGTTTCTGCATAGCCTCAGCTAAAAATGAAAAATATTATACTTTAGGAGTATTAAAAAGTTTAGAAGAAAATACTAATTTTTCAGAACATGAAGCTATTATATTTATTGACTCTGACAATCAAGATACTTATGAAGCTCTTTTAGAATATAGAAAAAATAAACCAAACATTAAAATACATAGAAATACTACAGGTTTTCCTATTGGAAGTCAACGTAATGTTTCAATAATGTTTGCCCATGCATCTAAGGAAGTTGTAATTTATTTACAATCAGATATGGTTGTTTGTCCAGATTTTGATAAATATTTTTTAGAGGCTTTAGATAATAACAAAAATAGAATTATAAGTGCTGCTAGAATTGAACCTCCTCTTCACCCTGCATCTCCCGAAAAAATAGTAAAAGATTTTGGATTATCTCCTGAAGAATTTAAATATCAAGAATTTTACCAATTTGCTAGAGATTTGCAAAAAGAGAATAGACCATTGATGGATGGACATTTTGCTCCTTTTGGGTGTTTCAAAGAAACTTATTTTAATGTAATTGGTGGATTTGATACCCAATTTCGTTGTTCTAGAGAAGATTCTGACTTTATTATTAGATTAAAATCTCTTAATTTAGAGACTTACCAAAGTTGGAATGCTTGTGTTTACCATTATACTTGTGTATCATCTCGAGGAAATGATTGGTATAAACAAACTACCTCAGCTGAAATTAAAAATGAATGGCAATCAAAAGCAGATCAAGAGGAATTAAAAAGATTTATCCGTAAGTGGGGATATTTTGGACATGACTATAGACCTAAGTATCAAACTACCTTAGTACTTGATATTAATACTGCCCCTAATTTAAATTTTTTAATTCAAATTGAACCTTATTTTGATAAAATTGTTTTAAACGAAAAACCTGTTATTGATGTATTAATTTCATCCGTAAAATATGAAAGTTATTATTTTGCTAATAAAAGATGGGGGTATACCCAAGAACATTGGGATAACATAAGACATAAATTTATGGGTCCTGATCTTAGGGAAAAATTTATTTATACTGATGATTATTCTTTTGATGATCATATTGTAGTAAAAACGGACTTACATTCTTTACATAAAAATTCAAAATCTGAAGAAGTGCAGCAATTTATACAAAATTATAATTTAATGTTTTATAATTTATTAACAACTTCTCCTGAAAATTATAAAGGTAAGTATCAAATAAATTGTTTTGAGGTTAAAATAAATGAATTAATTGATTCAAACCTAACTCATTTGAATACTCAACAATATCTTTTTGACACAAATGAATTTATTTTTAATTAAAACTCTTGGCTCCTCCAGTTTTATTTCTTATATTTATAAAATAATTTACCAGAAGTAAAAAATATGAAAGCTTTAGTAACTGGGGGAGCAGGATTTATAGGAACAAATTTAATAAAAAAGTTATTAAATGAAGGATATAGAGTAATTAGCATAGATAACTACAAATCAGGATTTGAATCTAATCATGTAAGTGGATGTCATTACTTTAATGGAGATATTAGGGACATTGAGGATTATTCATTATTGGAACCAGATATTGTTTTTCATTTAGCGGCTATAGCTCGAATCCAACCTTCTTTTTTAGATCCTAAAGATTATTTTATTACCAATGTTAATGGTAGTTTAAATTTAATTCATTGGTGTGCCCAAAACAATATTCCATTGGTGTATGCTGGTTCTTCTTCAAAATATAGTGGAAGATTTAAGAACCCATACACTTTCTCTAAAGATATAGGAGAAGATATTGTTACTCTTTACCAACAACATTATAATTTGAAAGCCTCTATTACTCGATTTTATAATGTTTATGGCCCACACCAACTTGAAGAAGGGGGATATAGTACTGTTATTGGCATATGGTTAAAAGCTTTTAGAGAAGGGAAACCATTGTTAGTGACTGGGGATGGTGAGCAAAGAAGAGATTTTACCCATGTTTATGATATTGTAGAAGCTCTATATAAAATAGGAGACCAAAATGCTTGGGGGTATGAATTTGAATTAGGAAGAGGAGTTAATTATTCCCTAAACGAATTAGTTAAACTAACAAATTCAATCCCTGAGTATATCTCTGCACGACCTGGAGAAGCAAGAGAAACACTAAATACTGACACACTTGCAAAAGAAATATTAGGATGGGAACCAAAAATAAACATCGAAAGTTATATTAAAAATGAATTTAACAATCAAAAAATCAAAAACAATGGAAATGATCCCTTGTTCTAAATGCGGCAACAACATGCCTGAACTTAGAAAAATTAAATTTGGGTATGATTTTTGTATCCAATGTTCAGACAAATACAATCTAATAGGTAAAAAAAGAGCAATTACTGTTCAAATGGGAGAAGGCGACCATACCTGGAATGAAACTATCATTATGAGCGAAAAAGATTTTCTAGAATATGAAAAGCAAGAAGAATTGGCTTTACAATTAGCAGGGAAAAGAAAAACTCATAAAGCAGAATTTCTTTCATTTGAGGAAGAAAATATTGTTCCTGAAAGATTAGTTGTTAATCCTAAAGAAGACTAAAAGTGCCTCAACCTAAACCACTAAGCAAAGCCATGATTGTGGCTGCGCATGCTAAAACCCAATCCAATTTAGCAGCTGCGCGTTATTTGCATGTTTCATATCAACATTACCGAAAGTTTGCTAAAATATACACAGATGAAGCAACAGGTAAAAGTTTATTTGATTTACATAAAAATCAATGTGGTAAAGGCATTCCTAAATTTTTAAAACAAAGCAAAAAAGAACCTGCGCTTCTAGATATTATAGAAGGAAGAGTAGCATCATCTCACTTCCAACCTGCCAAACTTAAGTACAGAATGATAGAGCAGGGATATTTATCAGAGGAATGTGCCCAATGCAAATTTAAAGAACGTAGGGTTCTTGATTATAAAATACCTTTACTTTTACATTTTAAAGACGGAAATAATTCAAATTGGTCTTTAGAAAATGTAGAGTTACTTTGTTATAATCATTATTTCCTACTAGTTGGGGACATATTCAACGAAAAAGATCTTAAATATATTGAATCACATCAAGAACAGTACGGAATTTCAGATGCTGTAAGTTGGGAAGTGGATGATTACCACCTCCAAAGATTAAAAGAATTAGGTTTACATAATGATGAAGATGATGTTAACCAGTATATTTCAAGAATATGAATTTAGATGATAAACATAAAAGAATAAAAGAAGACTATGGTAAAATAAAATCCTCCCACCTTGAAAGATTAGGAACAACAATGTTGAAAAACGAAGAAAAGTTCCGTAAATTAAAAGACAAAAAAATTAATAACAACTTTCTTAAACATTTTTGATATGAAATTTAAACATCATTTAGTTTACGATAATTCACATGAAATTGAATATATGTTGGAAGGAGGAGATTATAATTTATCACGTTTAGTAGTAGACACCACTCTTGAAAATCTTACAACAAGAAAAAAAGTAATACCCATAGTTTCAATATACGCACAGGAAGAAGAAATGTTTTGGGATCTTACATTAGATAGAGAAGATATGGAAGAGACCTTAAGCAAAAATCTCAGCATAATGGAAAAATTTGAAGATTATGAGAGATGTCAGGAAATAGTTAATGGTATAAAGTTTATTCAAAGTAAAAAAAGTAATGGCAACAAAACAAAAAGTAAGCGTTAGCTCGTTTGCACCCAAAAGAACAAAAGTTTCAAGACCTGGAGTGCATGCTAAAACTAAAAATTCTAGCACTAAGCACAACAAAAACTACGCTAAAGCTTATAGAGGACAAGGATAAACATCTTTTTGTTTTCTTTACAATTTTTTAATAATCTTTTTGCAGAAAGCCTCTCGCGAAATGGTAGGCTTTCTGCTTTTTTGTTCGTAAATTTACACTGTTGAAAAATTAAGAAATATCAAAACTATGAGAAATAAAAACCAATCAATCTATAGAGCAATAGAAGAATTGCGTAAGATGAGTAATGCAGGATTAATAGACGGAGATGATTTCTTGCTTGTGTTCCTTAGACTAAAGAACCAACTCCAACCAGAACAACCACTATCTTCTTCACTAACATTAGCAGATTTGGAATGCTACGATTTCCAATATTATGTAGGCCACATTGCTGATATGGATGGGGATGGATGGGTTAATCAAGAAACAGCAGAATTAGTTTTGTTAGAATATAATGCAGGTGTAAGATGATAAAATATAAACACACACATTCACATTTACCCCCAGTTCTATTTACTTCTATCTTTAATGGTAAAAAATATATTGTACCTGGATGGAAAGAAGTTCACCCTAATACTACACTAGAAAATATTGAATGGGTAAAAGAAAAAGTAGTAGTTAAAAAAACAGAAATTGAAACATTCGAGTTCCCATCCTCAAGTGGTAATGAAGTTTATATTGCTAAAAAATATACTAACCCCAATGGATCTATTAAATTTAGCTGCAACTGCCCTGGTGTATGGCGCTCAGCTGATAGAAGATGTAAACATATAAAATCATTAGAAATAAATGGCTAGATCAAGCGAAAGACTTAAAGCATCAGTTGGGGTAGTATTTACAACTTCTACTCAAGCAAACCCTAAATATAAAATTAAGGTATTCAAAAATAAAACAGTAGATGAGTTACTGGATTGCAACTTTGAAACTCCTGGTATCCCTCTAAAAGCGGACATTAAAGAGATGGTAGTGGGAGATAATCTTATAAATATGTTAAAAACAAAGTATAAGATTAAAGCTGCTTAGTATTTATTATAAAATGTTTGCTTCTACTCTCATCTCACTTTTATGTCTTATTGTGGTAATATCTATAATAAAAAAAAGACAAGAAAAACGAATTAATTGGTAATCCTATGAGCAGCTATTCCACTTTATTAGTACCTATTTTAGAACAATTACTTGTAAAAGAAATTGGTGAGGCAAGTATTCCTCCTTTAAAATGGGAACAATTAACCCCCACTAGATTTAGATTTGAAATTTATATTGAAGATGAGTTTAATTATGTACAAGTAGAATTTGAAAGAGGGGGTGGTGCTGCAAAAGAATTTTTTCTTCCACCTGCTTATAGAAATATAAAATCTTTTTATAATGTAGGTTTTGATATTGATGGAACAGAGACCCAATATGCAAAAACTAAACTAAAAACTTTATTACAAATTATGTCTACAATGGTAGATATAGTGAAGTTTTTTATAAAAACCAGACAACCTGATGCCTTATCTTTTATGGCTACAGAAAAAAATAGGGATAGTAATAATATGCAAAAATCAAACTTATATCAGGCATTTATAAAAAAAGGAATAAGCTCTATACCAGGTTATACTAGTGATACTTATAGAGATTCTTATCTTGTTGTAAAAAATTCAATATCCCGCTAAACTTTTTGCAGAAAGCCTCTTGCTAAAAATTTGGCTACCCGAGAAACCGTTCGTAGATTTACATTGTTGATTTAAAACGGATACAAAAACAAAAAAAAAATAACGGTTATGGAAAAGCAATTACTACACACCTGTCTTTACAAAGCAAAGCAGTCTTTCAAATTAGGAAACGAAGAATCAGCTCGTGATTTTTGCGACTTAGGAATCGCTTATATTGCTGATAAAAGATTAGACGGATATGGTCCTGAGGATTTGATTGAAGGAATTAAAGTGGATTTGTGGTTGGAAAGATTTTGGATGTTTTTGGAAAATAAAAATTTGTTAATGTAATGGGAGAAAAGAGAGGTAATACCGGAAAATTAGAAAACCCGTACAACGATAATGGTGTTCTAGAAGTATACCACGAAGAAATAGAACAGTGGATTAGAGTAACTTCTCGAGAATTTAGATCTTGGGGAGGAAAAAGAAGAATAACAGAGTACAGGTATCCCTATAGACAACCTACAGAGATAAGTATGTATGAATATACGGGTCCCGTATTTGAATATCTTACAAATAAAATTATAAATAAACCAAGTAAAGGAGTAAACGGATCTCGTCCTAAATCTCAATCTACATACAGTGAAAGAATTTGATATTATGAAAGGTGAAATTGAAGTAAGCAAAAGAAAAGCTGCATTTGCTGAACTAAAAGATTGGTGTATAATGTCTGTTACTTCTAAAGAAAAAAACAATACTGATTTTTTGGAGGTAACTGAATGGACAAATGGAGAAGGATATGATATTCACATCTCAGATAGTTCAGGAGAAAGAAAATTTGATTTAACCTGGGGTCAATTTAAAGCGCTTAAAGCATGTATAAAAAAAATAGATAAATAAAATGGAAATCAGAACATTAGAATCAGACACACGAATGCGATTTTTCTTGGGGAATAATCCTCTGGGAGAAATGGTAAAAATTGTATCAAAAGAGTGTAAAAGAATTGAAAAAAAGAAGGGTTATGGAAAACAAATTCAAAACAAAGGATAATAGACCTTTGAGTCAAAAAGTAGGATATTTTTTAGAAGGACTACTATTTTGGAGAGGTAGACCTAAAGGAATGATTTATACTAGAGATATAGACTGGGATGATATTCGTGGAATATTTTTTCCAGATGGTTTTGAAGAAAAGTATGGCTACTTAGGATCTGTTCCTTATAATGAAGATAGTGAGGTATTTAAAGCTATGTATCCACTTATTTTGGCTATGGATTATGAAGCTAGACCCAAATGGTGTCCAAGATGGTTTTTGAGATTTTTACATTTGTTTGGTAACGATAAATCAATTGTTAGAGTTAGAAACTTTACCTTACATAATCTATTTAGAAAACTTACAAAAGGTATTATGATTTGGGATTACAAAACCAAATGGGAATGGTATGATTTGAGAATATCTATTTCTGCTCCTAAACATTTACAGGATTTAGCAGATGCTATTGAAAAGGATTTCTATTCTAGAGGTAGACAAGAAGAAATAGTAGACCAAATCAAAAAACTAGATCCTAAAGCTAAGATTATGATGGGAAGTGTTGATTTGCTTGTTAAACAATATAATGAACTTGTAAGTAAGAAATCAGAGCAGAAAAAATCTCTCAAAAAAATAATGAAAGAAGATGAAGACCTGGGTCTATATGATAATTAAAGTTCTGGTATTACTATTAGTGTTGATCGCGTAATAATCTTATAATATGTGTTTAAATGGTTCAAATAATTGCTTAGGTAGTTATAAGTGAACTAACTTAAACACATTTATGAGATTATTTTTTTTATTTTTGTTATTCCCAATTTTAACATTTGGTCAAGTAACAATAAAAGGTAAAACTAAGTCAAAATCCGAAGACATCTATTTTGCCCACGTAACTTTCAAAGATATAAATGGTAATACATTTACTACTATATCAAACGAAAATGCAGATTACCAAATCCAACTCAAAGCAGGTACCTACCAAGTAAAAGCAACTTATATTGGTTACGGTGATTACGTAACAGATATAAATCTAACTTCAGATACAACATTTGATGTAATATTTGAAGAAAGTAGTACTGAGTTATCAGAAGTTACTGTACAAGCAATAGCTCAAAAAACAACTGAAATTTTAGTTGTGAAAACAATACGAGACAATAGTGTTGTATCAGACGGAATATCAACTGAATTTATTAAAAAAACACCTGATAGAAATGCAGGGGATGCTCTAAAAAGAGTAAGTGGCGTAACAATCCAAAACGATAAATTTGTTCTAGTAAGAGGATTAGCAGACCGCTACAATTCAGCTATACTTAATAAAACTTTATTACCATCAACCGAACCCGACAGAAGAGCATTTTCATTTGATATAATTCCTACCTCACTAATAGATAACATTATAGTTTCTAAATCATCAGCAGCTAATTTACCAGGTGATTGGAGTGGGGGATTAGTTCAAATCACAACCAAAGAAGTATCAGACAATTTCTTTAATATATCTTTGGGGAGTGGATGGGGTTCAGTTTCAACTTTTAGAGATTTTAAGTTAGTTCAAGCTACTAAATTCCCATCCCTCTTCCCATCTACCTACAAATATAGAATTAGTGGAAATGGGGATAAAAGGGCGTATACAAAACTAATTGGTAATCCAAAAGAAACAAATTTAAGTACGATACCTAATCTAAATGGGGGAATATCTTTCGGATATAATAAAAACAAATTTAGTGCTTTATACAGCTCCACAACTCGGAATACATATATCCTAAACTACATTGACCGAAAAGATTACCAATCATCAACCGAATTAGCTTATGATTATAAAGATGTTTTGTATGCACAACGCTTTTCTACAAATAATTTATTTAACTTAACTTATTTAGGTCAAAACAAATATAGTTGGAAAACATTAGTAAATTATCAAGCAGAAAACACTTATTTAACAAGAGAGGGAGACAATTTTGATAACGTACAAAACGTTTTAAGTACTGCCTCAAACCACATTAACAATGTTGTAGTTAATTCTCAATTAGATGGAAAGATTAGAACGTGGGATTTTAATTTAGGCTACAATTTTATATTCAGAGAACAACCAGATTATAGAATAAATCCAATTACTAAATCCCTGGGTGTAAATGAGCCTTATCAAACGGCTTGGAGAGATACGTATCGGTTTTGGAGCGCAATGGAGGAAAATAGTCTTAGTGGCAATGTAAATAAAGAGTTGGGTAAGATAAAAGTAGGGGGTGGTTATTTGAAAAAGATTAGAGGGTTTAATGCAAGAGTATTTCGTTATCAGTCTGTAGACATTATGGATGAAATAACAAATAATACCGATAGATACACTGCGGATTTTGATTTGGCTAACTTGTACACCATGTATGAGAATGATTGGGGGAAATGGAAAATTAACACGGGTCTACGTGGAGAATACAATTTATTTAATGTAGCAACAGCAGATTTTAGTGGTTCTAAAGTAAATGTAAATAGAGAGTATTTAGATGTGCTTCCTTCACTTAACTTGTCGTATAATGAGGAGAAAACAAAATATAGATTTTCTTTGAGTAAAACTTTGGCAAGACCTGAATTTAGAGAAGTAGCTAATTTTGCTTATTATGATTTTGTAAGAAATGCTCAAATATTGGGAAATTCTAATTTAGAAAAATCAGATGTGTACAATTTGGATTTAAAATATGAATTTTATCCAACAATTGGAGAAAATATTTCATTTTCGGTATTTGGTAAGAATTTTATTAGACCAATAGAGCAAGTTGTAGCAGATGGTTCAGTTCCTTCGAATTTGTTGTTAACTTATACAAACCCTGAATCAGCTGTTTTGTATGGTACAGAATTGGAAATTAGAAAGAAAATAGTGGAATGGATTGATGTTTACAGTAACATTTCAGTAATGAATTCTGAAGTTAATGTGAATGGGGAAAAGAGACAATTGCAAGGACAATCTAATTATGTAGTAAATACTGGAATAAACATAAATAAAAAGAATGAAACGCTTAATATAACTTACAATAGAGTAGGAGATAGAATATCGGCTGTTGGATTTCAAGGTTATCCTGATATTTTTGAAAATAGCAGAGATGTATTGGATATTACATTCTTACATAAGTTAAAGAATGGAGAAGTAAAATTAGCAATAGGAGATATATTTGCTCAACCATCAGTTTATTACCAAAAAGCACAAAATAGAAATTTAATTAGAACAAATAACGAACAAACTATTTCATTAACCTTAAACTTAAACTTATGAAAAAACTATTATTAATTATCTTAGCATTTGGAGTATTCAGCTGTGAAACTGAATTAGGGGGAGAAGATGGTGTTATTGGGGTTCCAACTACAACAACACTTTCGGGTAATATCAACACAACTACAACTTTAACTTCTGATAAAGTTTGGACACTAAAAGGATATGTTTACGTAACAGATGGAGCAAAGTTAATTATTCAACCTGGAACTGTAATAGTTTCTGATATAGCTGAAAAAGGAGCATTGTGTATTGAAAGAGGAGCACAAATCATAGCAGAGGGAACAGCTACTAAACCAATTGTGTTTACTTCAGGTAAGCCTGCTGGAGAGCGAGCACCTGGTGATTGGGGAGGTATTATTATATTAGGAAGAGCAAAGACTAATCGTTCTTCTGAACCTACTATTGAAGGTGGAATAGGTAGAGCTTTTGGTGGAACAAATGATGCTGATAATAGTGGTGTATTAAAGTATGTACGAATTGAATATGCTGGAATTGCTGCTATGCCAAACTCTGAAATTAATGCCTTAACATTAGGAGGTGTTGGAAATGGAACAGTAATTGAAAATGTTCAAACTGTATATGCTAATGACGATGCGTTTGAATTTTTTGGCGGAACAGTAAATGCTAAAAATTTATATGCTTATGCTACAGCAGATGATGATTTTGATTTTGATTTTGGCTATACAGGAACTATTACTAATGGGGTAGCTAAAAGAGACCCTCAATTTGTAGATAGTGGAGATGCAGGCAATGGAGTTGAATGTGATAATGATGGAACAGGTTCTTCTGCTCAACCAACAACTCATCCTAAGTTGCTTAATATGATTTTAGTTGGTCCTAACGTATCTTCTGCTTTAGCTAACCACAATTTAGGATTAAGATTTAGAAGAGCAACTCAATTTACAATGAAAAATAGTGTTGTATGGGGTTGGATGAAAGGTGGATTAAGTTTAGAAAGTAATGAAACAGCTCAATTTGTAAAAGATGGAGTTTCAGTATTTGAAAACAATTCAGTAGGAACATTTAATCCATCTCTAAATTTTATCAGCAGAGCAACTACAATTTTAACAAATGATCAGCTTAAAACACTAGCTTTAAGCAAAAACAACAAAGAAGTAAATGTAGTAATACCTGAATTGGATAAACCAATTTGGATAAATGGGTGGACGAGATTTCCATCAAAAGGAAATTAAATAAAGAGGAGCTATTTAGCTCCTTTTTTATTTGGAAAACTGGAGAAGGGATCGTATATTTACAACTGTAAATAAAATTATATGCACAATATAGACGAAGAATACAGACAACTCCTAATGGATATTCTAATTAATGGAGTTAAAAAAGAAGACAGAACCGGAACCGGTACACAATCAGTATTTGGTAGACAGATTCGTCATTCAATGAGTGAAGGATTTCCTTTACTTACAACCAAGAAAATGGCTTGGAAATCTATAGTAACAGAATTGCTTTGGTTTCTTAGAGGTGATTCTGATATTAGATTTCTGTGGGAAAGCAACTGTACAATTTGGGACGGTGATTGGTATAAGCGGTATAAAACTACTTGTTCTGAACCATACACATTAGAAGAGGTTAAACAGAAAGTAAAAGAAGGTGGCCATTATTTCCACGATTCAATGTTTGATATGGGACCAATCTACGGTAAGCAATGGAGACAGTGGAATTACCAAAGTAAGAAGAACCATTATGTTATGGCAGGTCAACCTACTCATTATAGTATTAATATTGACCAAATTATAAATCTAATCTCTGAACTTAAATCAAATCCTGATAGTAGAAGATTAATGGTATCAGCTTGGAATGTAGGTGAACTAGATAAAATGGTTCTTCCTCCTTGCCATTATGGATTCCAAGTTTATACACAAGAAAGAGAAGGTAAACGATATATTTCTTTAATGTGGAATCAACGTTCAGTAGATACATTCTTGGGATTACCGTTTAATATTGCTTCCTATGCTTTGCTATTAGAGATTATAGCTAAAGAAGTAAATATGATACCTGATGAAATAATTGGGAATTTAGGAGATGTTCACTTATATTTAGATCATATTGAACAAGCAAAAGAACAAATTAGTAGAAAACCATTTGAATTACCTAAATTAAAAATGAATCCTATATTCTTAGCTAATTTGGAACATAAATCATTTGATGAAGCTATTAATGGAGTAGTTAGTTTTGAATTAGAAAATTATCAATCACACCCTGCTATTAAAGCACCTTTATCTAACTAAGTTATGACATACGAAAATTTTGCAAGTATAGTAGAAACATTACAAAAACAAAGTGATTTAGTAAATGATTTATACTCTAAGAAGGTAGACTTAATTGATTTTGCAGATCCTTATGACGGTATCATTCGTATTTTACTAACAGAAGTTTATACTGCAGAAGGTTACGATTGGTTTTCTTGGTTCTGTTATGAAAATGATTTTGGAACAGGAAGATTGGATGCTAATGATGAAAATGGACCTATCTGCTATGATGTAAAATCTCTTTGGGAGTTTTTGGAAACTAATTACAATAAATCATGAGAAAATTCTTAATTTTACTAACCCTACTTACTTTTATTACAGGTACTATAGGTGTCTCTAAATCTGCAGAAGATAATCTTAGACTTCTAATAGAAGAATATGAGGGCATAAAGTTAAAGGCTTATAGATGTCCTAAAGGAGTACCTACTATAGGAATTGGATCTACAAGATATGAGGATGGTAGTAAGGTTAAATTGGGGGATGAAATATCTCTTGAATATGCTGAAGTGTTATATGAAAGAGAAGTAGATAAGGTAAGAAAGGAAGTTGATCAGTTAGTTATCCCTAATCTAAATAAGAACCAAGAAGATGCTTTAGTTAGTTTTGCTTACAATGTAGGTATTAATGCTTTTAAATCTTCAACTTTATTAGAAAAAGTAAATAAAGATCCAAGAAGCAATTCTATAAAAAGAGAATTTATGAAATGGACAACTTCAGGAGGTAGAAGACTTAAAGGACTTGTTAAAAGAAGAAAAGCAGAAGTTGATTTATATTTCTTAAAAACACCAAACTATGCAAATAGTTCTAACTCTTAATAAAGATATTGCTCCACATATAGCAGATTTGATACTTGATGGAAAACTTGAGGGAGGTTATTCAATCGACTACGCTTTAAATGCACTTGTATCATTTCTAAATGGAAGAGAAATTATTATTTACAATTTCACAAAATATTTTTGGTTGGACAATAGATGGAGTGGATATAAGATTGATAATTATGGAACAAAAATAGTAATAAATTTTATTTAATAAATGCTACACTTAGAAGAAAAAGTAAAAGATCAAATTTACAATATAATTTTAAAATCAAACGGTATTATAGTAGGTGAATTTGTTAAAGTAGATGGGTTCTATTATTTCGCTGAAAATGATAGTAGAACTTGGGGATTATGGTCACAGGAGTTTTTAAAGAGTTTGGTATCTGAATTAGAATTACTAAACAAAGAAGTAAATGATGCCATAAAAGCAGATTACATAAATTTTCAATAAATAATTGCAAGATTTTCAATAAGCACGCGAACTGCTTAGCGAAAGTTCCTCGCCGAAAGCTTGGCTTTCGGCTTTTTTGTTCGTAGATTTACATTGTTGATTTAAACAAAAATAATGGTTATGAAAAAATTAGATGAATTAGTAGCAGATAAGAATTATATACATGTTAGTTACTATGGTAACATTAGAACTACATTTAGATATATAGGTAAAACAGATTCAAAAAGACACGCCATCGTTATATTAGATGGTAAAGAAGAAGGAGTTAAATCATTCCTTATTCCAACAGATCAAATTATTGAATATTAATATAAAAAAATAAAGGTTATGAACAAAACTGAAATTAAAAGACAAATCAATTATCGATTCTATCAGTACGTAAATAATAATTTCCCGGAATATGAAATTGATGGTGGAGAAGGAAATGGAAGAATATATTTGGTACCAAAAGAAGGTGATAGTAGAAATGATAATTCAATTGAATATCACCAATCCAGACATGATTTAGTTTGCCTTAATTATGCGTCTAAAAAAACACATGAAGACGTAGCTAAAATGCAATCTTATGTCTCAAATAATATTATTCCATTCATAAACTTATGTCTCAAATAATATTATGACACCTAAAGAAAAAGCAGAAGAGTTGGTACATAAGTTTAAAAAGTATTCTTATTATCCAAAAACAAATAATGATATGTTATTTGTAAATGAACTTAATAATAATGCCAAACAATGTGCATTGATAGCAGCAGATGAAATATTAAGTGATTATAAAAATTATTTGTTGCATGAAAATACAGAATATAAGGGTTTAATGTATTGGAAACAAGTTAAACAAGAAATCGAAAAACTATGACACAACAAACTGCAGAAAATAACTTACACGAATGGTTTTGGTTATTTAAACACAAATTAGTAGATGAATTCCCTGAATACCAACCAACATTTGATTATATAGTAGAGAGTGCAGATGGGGATGGGGTATTGTATGAAGTAATGGAATTTGCTTATAGATACTTGCAAGTAGAAGCAGCATTGAGAGGTGGAGAAGATAATCTAACCATCACTAACTATTTGAAGGCTTTAGATTACGGGTATGACGAATGGAAAAAATAAAATTCTGTTTGAAAGACCTGCAAAGAGCGCGCGAACTGTTTCGCGAATGCTCCTTGCGTCTTGCTTGGCTTCCTGAGGAATTCAGCGTAAATTTACAGTGTTGAGCGTTTAGGCTCAATTGATATAACACGGTGTTATATTATATAATAAAAAATAAATAATAATGGTTATGAAAAGTGTAATTGAAAATCAAATCCAAGAAGTAAAACAGAAAATATCATTTCTAGATCAGAAAGTAGAAATTATTAATAAAACTTATCAAGATTTAGAATCTGCATTTATTACTCCATTTTTGGAACAATATAATATCGTATCTGAAGAGTGTTTTTTGAGATATGCATATGATACATTTACAATTTGTGCTCTAAAAGATGGTATCTATAGAGAAGAATTGGTTAGTTTTAGAATTCATATGCCATCCTATTCTTTTGGAGAAGAAAGAGAGAGAGTTATTTCAACTTCTTTCTATTCTACAAATACAAGTGGTGAATTTGAATTGAATAGAATGGTTATTATTGGTAGAGTAGGTCAAATGTTACTTGATAATAAAAGTGATATTCTTTCAGGTTGGGATATTCTAATGAAAAATCGTAGTAATGAAACCGAAGAGGTTTATCGTGAAATTGGTATTCTAGAAAAAGAATTACGTGAACTAAAATTATCTCTAAGAGAAATTGAAAAAGAAGAAATGTATAATATCCTTAGTGAAGGAGTACATTTCAAAATGGATGATCTTGTAACATTAGATATCAATAATAAAGAATCTAGATATCTCTCTTATATTAAATTGTTATCTACTAAAAACAAATCAGTAGTTGTAAAATATATTGGTCATAGAGATGAAGATTTTACTACAGCAACTGTTAGATTAATGCATTTAGAAAGATTTATTATCAGATATTCTAATCTACTAGCTCCAAAAGAAGTATTAGCTTAATATATTGTAAAACTTAAATATAAAAAACTATGGTTATCAACATTATTCAGAAAGTATTAGGTAAATCAAAAGGTATTTCTAGGGAAGGTGATCTAAAACCTAAAGGTGTAAAATATACTATTAGGGGGGATTATGGTTTTAATGAAACGTTTGAACATATTTTTAGAGAACGACTAAAGAGCTAAATATGAGAACTGAAAGAGATATTATGTTATTAATTGTTGAATTGGAGAATTGGATTTCACAAATTAAGAGAGAAAATCCTAATGATGGAGATATTGCTATATTGATAGCGAATGAAAAAATTAATGTACTAAAATGGGTGTTAGATGATATTTAAAGAATATGATCAGGCAGTTATATACGCTGCTCTAAATGATATAAAAGGTTATCATGTAGCAGGGAATAAAAAAGGTGGATGGTTAATATTAAAAGGAAATAAAGTAGTAAAAATAAAAAATGTCTAAACTAAAAAAGGGAGATACAGTACGATTCCCATTTGCTGGGACTATTCATATAGGTACATTTGAAGGTATTACAGAGGTAGAATATGGTTCAGTAAAAAGAACTTACTATAAATGCAAAACAGCAGAAGGTACTGTGTATCCTGTTGACAAGTCTTTAGTAAGTAAAATTTAAACTAACAATTTTTTTACATTTTTTTTGAAGCAATTTCAAGGAACACGCAAACTGTTTCGTGAAAGTTCCATGCAAAATTTTTGGAAAACCGAAGTTTTCAGCGTAGATTTACATTGTTGAGTTACAGGTTAACGAAACGTAAATAAATATATAAAATATAAATAATAAAGGTTATGAGAGGAATACAATTATTTCAGATTAGAAAATCCAATAATAAGTTTGATCCTAAGTATTTAATGAATGATAACGACGAGTTATTTGTTGTAGAATATAATGGTTATCATATTACTATAATTAGACATAAGTTTTGGGATAATACATACCAATCAAATTTAAGAATAATTAAAGATGGAAGTCAATTGGTGGATGGAGAACCTAACGAATATGGAGTAAGTTGTGCTCTATGGATCCAACAAATATCTTCCAAAAATCCAGGAAAAACTGAAGAAAAACTGATATTAAAAGCTAAAGCTATTATTGATAGGTTAGATGAAAATGGAAGAGGGAATTTATGTCTATGTAATAGAGGTAATATAATTGAAGATCCTAATATAATTGCAGAATTTGCAAAGTACGCGCAAACTGTTTCGTAAAAATTCCACGTAATTTTGTTGGAGAACTGAGGGAACGTTCGTAGATTTACATTGTTGTACGTTTAAAGCGTACGCATGGTATAACACGGTGTTATACGATAGAATAAAAATTAAATAATAAAGGTTATGTTAAATAAAGAAACATTAAACACATTAGAAAAAACATTTGGTCCATTCCTTATAGATAAAGTTTGGGGTGGCAGTAATACACCATTTCTTAGATTTGGTTATTGGAGACGAGTAGATGTAAATCAACTCCAATCTATTATTGGTAATGAGATTATCATCAAAGAAGATAATTTAGATGATGATGATTGTGGTACATTATTTTCTTACAAAATGTTTGAACGATATAAAGGATAATAATATGAAAACATTTAAAGATTTAGTATTCAAACCACACCCATTAGGTAGTGGAATACAAGCTGTTATGCATTTTGAAAAGGGATACGGTGTAAGTGTAGTACAAACTCCTTATTCATATGGTGGTAAAATGGGATTATATGAAATCGCTGTTATAGACAGTGAAGGAGAAGTAGTATATGATACTCCAGTAGCTGATGGTGTAATTGGCTATCTCAGAGAAGAAGATGTTACTGAAGGAATGAGGAGAATTCAATTGTTGGAAATATCATAATATTATTTTTGCAAGATTTTCAATAAACGCGCAAACTGTTTCGCGAAAGTTCCACGTGCAAAATTTGGAGAAGCGAGAAATCGTTCGTAGATTTACATTGTTGATTTGAGTTATGAAGTATTAAATCAATAGTATTATATCATTTAACATATATAAAATAAAGGTTATGAAAGCAGATATCAGAATTACAGCGCAGTATTATGAAAATTATGGTGATACTAATACTCCGTATTGGAAACCAAAAGGTGGTACCGAGTTTATTATCAAGGGAGTAGATCCCGATCCTGTTATGTTTGCTGCTCCTGGTGAGGCTGATAAGGCTATTGAAAACCTATTATATGAGTATTCTAATAGCCATGCTAAATATACTCTGATTGATTGGGAATTCATATTTAGTGAACCTATTGAATTGGATAAGGATAATTTCCTATGGGAAATGGGGATTGATGAGAATCCAGGTCCAGGTATGTTCATAAATGAAGATGATGAGGAGTGGAAAAAATAATTGATATATAATTAAATAAAAAAATAAAGGTTATGTTAGAAAAACTAAAAAACACACTTTCAGAACAAGTTATTGATATCTTTACTTTTAGGGCTGAAGATCTTTACGATATGTCAGAGGAATTTTATCAAGATCATTATAGTAATATGGGATCGGTATTATATAATGTTCAAAAACACCAAACTCTCAAATCACTAATTGAAGCTCTATATGACTATGAGTTTGATTATATTGGAATTGATAGTGATGAGATGGTAGATGAGTTATTAGAATCAGTATTTGAATTAAGTAAATAATAAAATATAAAGGTTATGTTAAAGCAAAATAAAAGAGAACCGTTACTAAAGAACTATCGAGGACAATACCGATACCTCTTCAACTGGAAGAGTGGAGGGTTCAATGATATATGGGCTGAGAATTTAGTAGAGTTCAAGAAGAAACTAAAGAGAGAGTATCCGGGATCAGAGTCACAAGTAGATTATAGTACACTACACAAAGCTACTCTTACACGAAGTAGGGAGTGGGATAGAATTGGTAATATGTGGTGGGACTAACAAAGTACTTAAGTTAAATTGTTGTATTTGCAAGGAGCGCGCGAACTGTTTCGCGAATGCTCCTTGTTACTTGCTTGGAGAAGCAAAAAATCGTTCGTAAATTTATATTGTTGAGCGTTTAAGCTTCAATTAGTATAACATGGTGTTATATTATAATATAATAAGGTAAATAATAATGGTTATGGAAGATATGATAACAGTACAAATCCTGAAAAATGGTCAACCACTTAAAGAGTTTAAGTGTGAAGAGAAGAAGTTACATATAACATTTGCTACAGCTCATTCTATAGCAGGTGGATTATGGAATGGTGTGGATGCATTTAGTGTAAAAATAAATAAATAAGATTATGACACACAGCGATATTTTAGATTTAATCGATACATTAATCCAATATAAATCTGGTAATGTAACAAATAAGGGATTAGAAGAGGCATTAGAAGAAGCATTAAATAAATTAAAAAAATAAATAATAAAGGTTATGATAACATTTGATGAATTAAAAAACGTATTACTACAGGGAGAGATTGAAGTTGAATCCGATAATCCACTATTTGTAGGAGAAGAATATGCCGAATTAATAACCGGATTGCATGTTGAATTTAATGATGCAAAGACATTATTAGATCTAATTCGTATCTATGAAGATAGAGGTTTTGATACATACGAAGCAAATGAGATTATAATTAATACACTATTGCAATTAGCAACACTTAAATAAATAATAAAAGTTATGTCTACAAGATCTAAAATTGGTATCGAAAATAATAATGGAACAGTTAGTGCAATATACTGTCACTGGGATGGTTATCCAGATAATAATGGTAAAATACTAAAAGAATATTATAGTGATAGAGATAAGCTACAACAGTTACTTGAATTGGGAGATATTAGTGTATTAAAAGAGGATTTAGGTAAAGTGGAAGCATATCATAGAGATTTGTGTAAGACATATTATCCACCTATAGAATATAGAAATATAGATTCGTTTAGTAAACAATTTGGATTTGAATATGGATATGTGTTTACTAAAAATGGTGAATGGTTAACATTTGAAGGTTAAATTGCAAGATTTTCAAAGATTGCGCAAACTGTTTAGCGAATGCCTCATGCGCAAAATTTGGTTTACTGAAGAATTGTTCGTAGATTTACACTGTTGAGCGTTTAAGCTTCAATTGGTATGGCATGGTGTTATATCATATAGAATATAAAATAAAGGTTATGGTAACATTTGATGAATTAAAAGCATTAATTATTAAAAGCGAAACCTCATTATCTATTTGGGGGGATGTATTACAAGAAGAGGAATTTGAATTGTATGTTAAGGGTGTAGAAAATGAAGTTTACAAGTGTAATAGTATAGGAGCTATTATTTCATTTTATGACAGACAAGGATATGATACAGTAGATGCATATAATATCATTTTAGATACAGTAATGAATAATTCAACCTTAAATAAATAATAAAAGTTATGGCATTACCATTTAATTTAACATCCGTTCTATCCGCTAGACAAATAGAAGGATATGATATTATTGAAAAAGCATTCCCAGTTATCAGTAAGTGGAGTGGTAGAGAAGTTACAATAACAGATGCTATATATGTGGCACTAAGTGATGTTATGTCAGATTTTGAAGATTGGCCTGAAGATCAGGGGTTTGGTAGTTCAGATATGACGTTTGCTAAAAAATCGTTTATTGATACTATGATTAATATGGCTAATCTAAGTAATGAATATAAAACAGATTTTAAACCATTTCTTAAAGTAGTTCAAAAATAATAAATAATAAAGGTTATGGCTCATACAACATTGAATCTAGAGCAATTTACAGAATTGATAAAAGATGTTAAATTCACTCCCGCTCAAAATAAAATAGTAAATCGTCTTATCAAGGGAGATCAATTATGGTTATTAAATTCTCATAGAATGAGTGGTGGTGAGTATATGTGGAGAACTAAATATTCATCTAATCCTGAACATGCAGGCCATGTATACAAGGCATTTTGGAATATCCAATATGTAATTAGAAAACAAAAAGGTATTGAAGTAGATTTTTCAATATTCTTCTATAGAGATTAAATTTAAATAAATAAAGATATGAACAAACAACAATACAGTACAATCATTCTAAATACACTCCCTATTCTACTGTGTGTGGGAGTAATAATTGCATTTAGTTCCCCGGGACGTGATATAACAATGTGGGATATAATGGTAGGGATAGTCGTGGGTTACTATTCAGGAATAATCGTGTATAAAAATAAAAATAAATAAATCCAGCATATGAATAATACTACTAACACAACAACGTATAACGGATGGAGCAATTGGGACACGTGGAATACCTACAATTGGATAACGGATGATGAGCTAATGTATCGTCGAGCTGCTCGCTCAACAGATGCTAATCACCTATATGAAACAATGGTAAATTATATTACACGAGTGAATGATGGAATTGATATTGATAATGTTAATTGGGTGGAGCTATATGATGCGTTTAATGAGGGTGTGTAATAAAGCAACACACATGTTGTTTCGATGCATCGAAACTTTCATTTAGATATAACGGAACTATAATTTAGGCCCAACATAACTAATGTTTAGGTGTATGGTAACACAAGTGTGGACAACGGAATATAAGTGGGGGTATGAGTGGTAGAAGTTTCGAGTAATCTAAAAGTAATGGTATAGTATGTGGAACGGGATAGGTATGGTGTTGGGGATAGGGAGAGATAAGTATTAACCTACTCACATCGCTAGCAAACCTATTCTAAACCTCTTCTAAAGTATATACACGAATTGCACTATTTGCAAAAAACACATATAAAAATTGCAAATAAGAAGAAAGCTCACCTATACCAATTGCACTATTTGCAAAGTTTAATTTAATTTATATGTAAAAAAATGGAAAACCAAACAAAAAGACAAAAACAAATTGAATTTTCTGAAAAAGTTGCTTTAATAAGTGGCGTTCTTTTTATTTTAACTGTAATTTTTTTAATTTTTTTGTAAAATTTTCAAAAAACATATTAACCATTTGTTGAAAGCCTCATGTGAAACGCTTGGAGACCTGAGGATCTATTCGTAAATTTACGGTGTTGATTTAGGTTAACGATTATATAACATGGTGTTATATGATAATATAAATAATAATGGTTATGAATAATAAGAAAATTGAAGGTTTTGGTGTAATGGCAGTTGAATTTAACTTGGTTAAGAAGTTGAATAATGGTGGTTTGGGTAAGGAAACACGTTTTGTATATAATGGTACTGAATATATTCTAAGTAAACATACCTATGGTGATGGTGATGTATTATATTCCATCCATAATAAAATGTCAAGTATGAATATAGATAAAGTTACTTCCCGTTATATTAGCTTATACAGTTATGATATGATGAGTCAAAGAACCAGCTTTAAACTACCTGTGGATAGTCTGATGGTGTTGATTGATGATGAGAAGGAATATAATGAAAAATACCCCCAGTACCTAACACCTAATCACCCAAGCATGGTTAAATAATATAAATAATAAGTTATGAATCGTTATATGAAATTTAAAATTGAAAGAGAAACTAGGTGGGATGCTAGTAAAATGGATAGCGTAACCAAGTATTTTATTTGGGCGGGTAGCCAATGTCTAGCCTTAGTTAATACTGAAGCTGAAGCTATAGTAATGTATGATAAAATTAAGTCCAACTATATTAAAGGTGAGACTGTAGTGATACTAGAAGAGGATATTGAGATAAAATAATATAATATAGTCAGGTGGTGTAAGGGTAGCACTCGGTGAAGTAGACGCAGTAATGTAGTCCCAATCCGTAGCACAGGTTCGAATCCTGTCCTGACTACGACAGTTAGATACAAGTCTTTGGTAGTTCTTAGATAAGTATACTATGCGTGAGGTGGTTTTATAACTTTCCACCAGCTGGTCCAAAACTAAAAGTTATTACAGGTTTAATAAAGGGGTAAGGGAAAGGCCAACTATCGAGTACCTTACAACCTACTGTAGATCTAGTCAGGTAGTTTTAAAATGGGGTATTCCGTATGGGGTACCCCTACCTGTGTCCGTACTTACGCATATATTATTTGGCCGGTATGCCGTATATATTATGTAAATATGCCCATACGCGTAGGTATCCATATATGCGTGGGTGCCGGGAAAAGGATTGTAGGTGTACAAATATAGCTTCTAACCCTTTCCACCCCGACCAATATATACAAATATCCCAAATAAAAAAATGGCCCCCATAAAGGGGGCCTTTTTCCATTTTACCCATTTTGGAAAAAAAACATAAAGCGGCAACCTTCTTTTTTAAAAAACCTTTTTGGGTATGGAAAGTATATACAAAAAAATCAGTACTCGTTACTAGCAGCAATACGCGTTACGTATTTTTTAACCATTATCACATCTTGAACTAAACCCCTAACAGTTTCATTATTAGATTTTTTATCAAACTCATAGTTTAATCTTACGGTTTCTACCTTTTCATTTAAGGTACGTAAAGTAGAGGGGATATCCACGTCTTTTTCAAAACCATTGTTTTTAAGAATAGTTCGCATTTGTTCAATCTCCACATATAGATCTAAGTATTTTTGATCCAGTTGTTTAAAACCCACTTCTAACTCTTTTAGAGATCTTTCCAAAGTATCTTTCCCACTAAAGCTTTTTTCTGCTGCTTTAACAATACCCAGGACAGCTAACATCCCAAATGAAACTCCTAATGTAAATACTAATACCAATGTTGCCATATTTTTTTATTTAAATAAAGTTTTTTCAATTTCTTTTATATTCGTAGATTGTACTCTTTCTTTTTCCTTCCCACCTACAAAATAAACCAAGGTGGGATAATATTCAATATCGTAATAATCAGCCGTGCTTTCAAATCTATCTCCATCCAGAAACATAAATTCTACATCCGTGTGAACCTGTTCAAGTAATGGAATAACAATTTCGGTTAATTTTTTACATGCTGAGCATGTGGGGGAGCCAAATACAACTACGGCTTTTTCTACTTGCCGTGTATAGTTTTGTAGTGGAAAACTTTTTACGTGAATCATAATTCCTAAAAAGCTAAAGCCCCAATTAATACCCCAATTGACATGGATCCTAGTACTAACCTCATCCCGTATCTTAAATCTTCATCTTTAATTGTGTTGGGAATCGCCCACGTTGCCAACGTTGCCCAACCCATAATTAGTAATGCGTTCATAATTGTGTTTTTTGATTTAAATATAATAATGTTTTTTACGGGTGGCAAGTTATTTTTGAAAAGATAGTAAGGAACGTATATACGGATAAAGGGGAGTGGTGTGGTAAAGCTGGCATTGCTAATATTTATAATTAAAATATACGAATGGCATCTTATACTTCAAACCGATTAAGTGGAGCAGGTGCTCCAATTGAAGCTTTAACAGGAGGAACTACTTATACTTTTACTATAGCTTCACCCGCAACAGGTTCAACATATTTTACGTTAGAAACCGTTAGAAATCCATTAGGCTTTTATGGTTCAACGTCTGCCACTACCGCAAGGGGAACATTTGGAAGTTTAACTAATGTAACGGGATTAGTTTCTTCATCCTATATTTTTTCTGTTGTAGTAAATCAAGGAGGAGGTTCCTTTACTTTTACTCCGGCTGCTAATGTTGCCGCTAGTGGATCTTTTTTAAGAGGAACAGGTGGGATTTCTTTAACTATTTCTTAAAAGCTTTCAAAAGTACTCCACAGGCAGCTTGGCTCCACAGGAAGCCTATCGTATATTTATGGTGTTGTTAATGGTTACAACAATAAAAAACAAATAAAAGTTATGCTAAATCTACAAAATTCCGAGTTCAAAACATTAGAACAAATCCGATCAATCGCTCCTTCAATTTTCACAAATCATGGAGCTAAAGGTACTTCCGAAAAGTACTCTCACATCCCTACCGACCGAGTAATCCGAGATATGGAGCTTCTAGGATGGGGAGTTGCAGATGCTAAAGAAGTTAAAGCACGTAAAAATGCAGGTTACCAAAAACATTTAGTTGTATTCAGAAATCCTGATGTTGTTATCAATGGTGCAGATAATGATACAGTTTTCCCTCAAATTCTATTAACTAACTCACACGATGGTAAAAATAGCTTTGTTTTTACTGCTGGATTGTTTAGAATGATTTGTGAGAATGGTTTGGTTGTTTCAACTGAGCAGTTTGATGAAATTAAGGTTCGTCATATGGGTTATGATTTTGAAAAATTGCAAGATACAATCAAAAAATTGGTTGAAAATCTTCCTCTAACAGTAGAGGCAATGAACCAAATGGTTAACACTGAATTGGAACAAGATCAAATTGTATCTTTAGCTAAAGATTTGTTGGATCTAAGAGTTGAAAATAGCAAAAATACATACGATATTAATGCTATTGAAGCTATTTTAACTCCTCAAAGAAACCAAGATATGGGAACTGATTTGTGGAAGGTGTTTAATCGAATCCAAGAAAATATTCTTGAAGGAAATTTTGATTATCAAACACTTAAGGGTAAATCCCGAAGTGCTAGAAAAATCAAGAACTTCCAACAAGATTTGGAATTGAATAAAAAGATGTTTTCTAAGGCTTTAGAGTATGCTAATTAAAAAGAAGGGGGGTTAAACCCCCTCTATTTAAATTTTATGAAAAAAATTACTCTTGAACAAGCTGCAAAATATGTTCCTTTAGATGATGACTTAGTAAATAGAGAACTTCATAAAGCTTCTTATTATGCTCTAAGTCCACATCCTAATCCTGAAATGGCTAGTAAAGGTTGGGAAAAAGTAACTTACTATTTACCTCGAAAAACTGATAGTTATATTAATAGAGGAGAAGGTAATCAATGGATTTATATCCTCTCAAACCCTACTATTCCAAATGCCCTAAAAATAGGATATACCAATTTAACCCCAGAGTTAAGAGCAAAACAAATATCATCTTCTACCGGGGTAGTAGTACCTTTCAAAGTAGAATGGGCTTTTAGATGTTTTGATGGAAATTTGATGGAAAGTGAAGTACATGAAACTTTAAAGGAATATAGAATAAGCAATCAAAGAGAATTTTTCCAAGTAGATTTGGAGGAAGCTAAAAATATTATTACCTTAATCGGGGAAAAATATACCTAACAGTATTTATGATTGCAAATATGACAATCTTTTAAATGATTCCTAAAGATAATATATTTAGTTTATTTCAAAATGAGGATACTATAGAAGTTTACGAAAACTTTATGGATAATCCTTATGTTAAAATAGGGATGTTTAATAAAATTATTAGAAATAACACGGTATTTAACATAAAATTTAAAAAATTTTTAGATAGTGTTGACCCAAATTATGACAAAGAGTATATAGATTCTTCTTCTAGATTTATAACATTTAATAGAGCGTTTTTTTATATCAAAGATATTGATGTGGGAAACCAACAACATATTGATGCTTTAAAATGTCATGATTTTGAGGGTTTAATATTAAATTTAGATTCCTCCATATCTTTTTTTGAAAAAGGAGAAGAATACGAAAAGTGTAGCCACTTATTTAAAATTAAAAAACTTGTTGAAGAGTCTTTATAGACAACTTGACTCCCCCATCTCTCTTGATTAACTTTATATCACGGGATTTAAAGAAATGAGAGAAAGGGAGGAGAAGGGAAGGAGGGGGAATAGAACCCGGGGAGTAGGAAATATAAATAAATAAAATAAAAATGAGAAATCGAAGCTTAATGCAAAAGAAAGTAGAATATCTTGAATCTACTTTAATCAATCTACAACGTATTGTTAAAACACAAGAACCAATAGAAGTTTATATCCAAAATATTGAAAAAGGGTTAGATGTTATTGAAGATTTAAAGAGTATGATAGAGGCCGAACCTTTATCGCCTAATGAAGTAAATAAATTTTAAATTAATATAAAGGGTTATGAAATTAACAGCTGAACAAATCCAAGGTAATTGGAATGAATTTTTGAAAAATATTGATCTATATATTTCTTCTCCTAGAAAAGAAAAATTATTGGCGTTCTATAAAAAATATGAAGACAGGTTGGTTTTAATGCCTGCCGCTCATAAAAAAGAATACCATAACGCATTTCCTGGAGGGTATGTAGAGCATGTTAATAGAGTAGTACAAGCTGCTATTAAATTATATTCATTATGGGAAGAGTTTGAAGCAGATATGTCAACCTTTACTACTGAAGAGTTGGTGTTTTCTGCTATTAACCATGATTTAGGTAAAATGGGTGATGAAAACCATGAATCATACATCCCCCAGACAGATCAATGGAGAAAAGATAAATTAGGAGAAGATTATATGTTTAACAACCAACTCCCATTTTCTTCCGTTCCAGATAGAGGATTATTCCTACTCCAGTCTCATGGTATCCAATATACCTTTAATGAGATGGTAGCTATTCAGACACATGATGGATTATATGATGAGGGTAATAAAAAGTATTTATTAAACTTTATGCCCGAACAAAAACCTAGAACTTGTCTACCATATATTCTACACCAGGCAGACTTATTGGCTGCAAGAGTAGAATTTGAAAAAGAATGGTTGCCTAAATTTAAAGAGAAAAAACAAGATAATTTGGAGGAGCCAAAAAAGAGTTTTACATTGAATAATAAAACTAAAACTAATGTAAAAACCAAAGCTCTAGGTAGTTTATCTAGCGTAGGTTTAAAAAATATGTTAGACGATTTGTAATATGATAGAAACTATAATAATTTTAGGAATAATGGTCGTGGTCTTAGGATACACGACCATCAACCTTCTGGTCAAAAATGAAAAAGCTGAAGATATAATTGTCTCTCAACAAAAATATATCTCATCAATTTCAGAAATAATTAAAAATTCTGAAAAAAGAATAAAAGAAATAGACGAGAAAGAAATTTTTAAATCTGATGACGAAATTGGTTGGTTTTTTAACGAACTTAAAAAAATCCAAAATATTCTCTCTCAGTACAAAAACTAAATTTTTATGATAAAAAAACGAAATAAAAAAAGTAAGAATTATTTTACCCAAGAAACCGAAGATTATATTGTATTATATAATAATTCAAAGGATTTTGAAGAAAGAAGTAGGATATACGAGAGACATATTCACTATGCTTTTTTTAAATTAACCCAAAATATAATTCACACTTTCAAATTTTACCATACCGAAGTAGAGGAATTAGAACATCTACAACATGAAATAATTACCTTCTTATTATCCAAAATTCATTTATTTGATCCATCCAGAGGAGCTAAAGCATATTCTTATTTTGGAACTATTGTTAAGAGATGGCTTATATTATATAATACTAAAAATTATAATAAAAAAGTAAATAAAACGGAAATTGGTGAATTAGACAAAGAAGGTACTTCACATTTTTATACTTTAGAAGATAATTCTAAAAACGAACTAGACAAGTATATAGATTTATATGTTGAACATTGTACCAAAAATATATATAACTTTTTTCCTAAAAAAAATGATGCCCAAGTAGCAGATGCAATACTTGAAATTTTTAGAAATAGAGAAAATTTAGAGATTTTTAATAAAAAAGCACTTTACATCTACATCCGAGAAATAATTGATGTTAAAACCCCTAAAATAACTAAAATATCTAATCAATTATACGATATTTTTAAAACTAACTATGTTTTTTATCTTGAAAACGGATACGCTAAATTTTAAGTTTTTTTTATATCTATATTTATAACAAAAATTATGGGATCCTTAGATAATGTAGTATTTGGTAAAAAGAAATTTTCGGATATTTTAAGCGAAATATACGATAACCAAAAACGTAAAGAAAAACAAATATCAGGATTAATTGCTGAATTAAAGCCTCTCATTAGTGATATAGGAGATGCTACCTTAATTGTTCCACTCATTAAAGAATATTTGGAAATTGGCGTTAAAAACGACGAACAATTAATTAAAATGGCTACTATCATACAGCGTGCGATGAATAGTAGTAGTGGTGAAGAATCGATGGGGATTACCGAGGAAGAAAAACAACAATTAATGGAAGAATTAGAAAAAATTAATTCTGATAAGAATAAAAAATGATAGGAAGTAAATTTGGATTTGCAGGACAAAACCAACCCTACTCCCCAGATTCTTCTTTAGCTATTATAAATAGAAGAATTGAGGATTTAGCTAATAAATTAATTCCTGCTAGAGTAATTGATGTCATTTTAGATGAAACCCACCCTGATTTTGTAAATTTGGGAGAATGGAATAGTATTGGTATTATAAAATATGAATTAATTAATTCCCTTGAAGGAGAACAGGTTATTAATAAAATAGCTAAACCTCTACTAGCAAACATTAAAACTTTTCCATTAAAAAATGAAATTGTATTTTTAATAAGACTCCCTGATACAGATTCATTGAGTAATTTAACAGATAATGAGACATATTATTATCTAACGTTAATATCAATGTGGAATCATCCTCACCATAATGCTTACCCCAACCCTTTAAATGGTAATAATATATCTGAATCTCAAAGAAAAGACTATAAATCTATAGAGGAGGGAAATATACGAAGAGTAACAGATAATTCTACAGAAATAAATCTAAATTCTACTAATAATAGTGGAGGAAAATTTGTTGAACGAATTAACATCCACCCTATTTTACCATTTACGGGGGATAACATATTTGAAGGAAGATTTGGAAATAGTATTAGATTAGGTAGTACTGTTAGATCTAAAAGTCAATATCAAAACAATTGGTCTACTTCAGGAAATGAAGGTGATCCTATTATTATAATAAGAAATGGTCAACCAATAAATTCTTCAGATGAAGGATGGTTACCTACAGTAGAAAATATAAATAATGATTTATCTTCCATTTATTTTACTTCTACTCAAAAACTTCCAATAAGTGTATCAAGCACAAATTACACAGGGATACGCAGTGAATATACACCAATATTTCCTCAGTCTTATAATTTGCCCCAAGTAATACTAAATTCGGGTAGATTATTGTTGAATTCTACAACTGATAGTATTTTATTATCTTCTAGAAAAGTTATAGCATTATCTGCTATTGAAGATATTGGATTAAGTTCTAGAGGAAATATAAGTTTATCAACTAAAGGCATAAGATTAGGTGGATCTGAAGCAAATGAATCTTTAATAATGGGTGATAGTTTTATAACTCAATTTAACGTATTATTAGATTCTTTATCTCTTTTGTGTGAAGCTTTAACTACTGAGCCTGTTTTAAAAAGTACTCCGTTAGTAGCTGTAGGGCTTAATAATACTATTAAAGCTATTAAAAACGTATCTAGTACCTTTACTTCCAAAATTTCTAAAACATTGTAAAAATGGGAGAAAATACTCTACTTGCTTTAGCTACATCTTATCTTCTTACAGAAGAAGGGAAAAAGCTTGTTGATGGAGGGTTAGATATATCATCTCTTAAATCTCAACTCCAAAATCAATTAAGATCTGTTGCAGATTCTACTAATTCTGAAGGAATTGGTTCAAAACCTAATGCAACCCGAGAAGAAAGAAAAAAAATAAGACAAGAAAAAAGACAAGTACAAAAAGATCAAATACAAGAAAAAAAAGATCAAGCAAACCAATATATACCTGAATTAAAAAGTTTTAACATTAAAGGAAGAATATACGATAAAAAAGAAAATCTTCCATTACAAGGTGTAAAAATAGAAATATTAATTGAAGAACCTGTTTATTTAAAATTAGATGAACAAGGATATTCTACTTCAACTTTAGAAGATGGAACTTTTGAAATTAATGTAAAGTTACCTATATTACCTATTGATCAAAAAATTCTTCTACAACCTAAATTTTTATATACTAAAAATGGATACCTCCCAGGAACTCAAGAAATTTTAACACTTGATAGAGAAGTAAAAACAGATTTAAATCTTTATCCTCTAGTAAATTTAGAAACAGCAGGTAAAGAAGAACTAGCATCTTTAATAAACTCAGCTAATAGTAAAATACAAGAGGTAAATGCTATAGCTTTAAATCTCCCTGATAAAATAGTAGTAGCTAGGAGAAAAGCTATAATGAATGTTGTAAGTATAATTCAAACTCGATTATTTCCATTAGCTTTATCTTTATTGCTTGCATTTGGAATTACTAAGTTAACTCAAAAAAATCAAAAAATATGTCCTACTCGAAATTTATTATTAAGTAATATAGCTAAAAGAAATAGGATAGTAAAACAATTAAACCAAATATTTGTTTCTGTTGCTTTAAATACAGCTTTAGCTACAGCACTTACACTTATAGCTAACCAATTTAGAGCAGGAAGAATACAAATAGCTTCCTTACCTATCCCTTTAATTACCCAACCCTATTCTACAGTTTCAGGATTACAACAAATAGAAGCAGCACTTAAAGAATTAGAAGAACAAAATAAGGATTTAAACCGTCAGATATTAATTGCTTTAATATTTTTAGTAGCATCTCTAATTATAATATTAGCTTTACTAAAGGGTATAGATGAATTAACCCAAGAATGTGCCCAAGAAGAAAATATAAGTTTAGAACCTATATCTCAAGAACTAACAAGTTTAACAAACGAAACTAGTGAAGAAGGAATAGTTAGTGTAAATCAAATAAATGGATTTACTTTAGAAGTACAAACTATTGATCAAAATGCAGTAGGTAACTTAAAAAGAAGACAAGCAGTTGGTAAAAATTCACAAGGTATTGTACTAGTTAAAGGAGACCCATCATTTAGCTCTAGTGATCAAATATTAATTAACGAACTAGCATTTTATATTCAATCAAATAATTTAAAAGCATTCTAAAACCATATTTATAACATATACTAATATTATGAAATTAGACATATTAAGAAAAATCATTAGAGAAGAAGTAAA